CTTCCTGTAACGCTAATTGAACTAGTTACTGATGGCGTGATACTCGAAGTTACAGATATGCTTGAAGTGACCGAAGGAGTTGTACTGGATGTAACGCTAATTGAACTGGTCACCGTAGGCGTTACGGTGGCGGTTACCGAAATGGAGCTGGTAACAGATGGAGTTATACTTGAAGTTACTGAAATACTAGAGGTGACACTTGGCGTTACTGAAATCGAACTGGTTACTGACGGCGTAACGCTTGCAGTTACGGAAATTGAACTGGTTACACTTGGAGTAATGCTTGACGTAACCGAAATACTACTAGTTATAGAAGGCGTAATGCTAATAGAACTAGTTACCGATGCGGTTACCGAGGCCGTGATTGAAATGCTCGAGGTAACGGATGGCGTGATTGAACTCGTGACTGAAATGCTAGATGTAACCGAAGGGGTTATGCTGCCGGTAATGCTTATTGAACTTGTGACCGAAGGGGTTACAGAAGCGGTCACCGAAGCAGTAACGCTAATTGAATTTGTCGTAGTGGGTGTTGCGGTGACCGAAGCAGTAACGCTTGGCGTGGCCGAATTACTTGTCGAAATACTATTAGTTGTCGACGGGGTAATAGAAGGGCTGGGAGTGGTACTAGCTGTTACACTTGCTGTGATGCTGCCGGTTATAGAAATAGAACTAGTTACGCTGGGGGTAATTGATCCTGTTACCGAAGGGGTTGGGGTGACGCTAGACGAAGCCGATTGTGTGGGCGTATAACTTATTGACTTGGTAACGGAAGGCGTGACGCTGGCGCTCCTGGTCATGGTAGGAGTTATAGAAACGCTTCTGGTAACGCTTCCTGTTATGCTTGTTGATGGGGTTGTTGACCCGGTTACCGAAGCAGTTGGCGTTGGGGAGCACCTGACAAATGGATCGTATGAAAGACTAAGGCTCTTAGACGGTGTTAGACTGAGACGCGGCGTATTGATTGCCTTGTCAAGTCTGGACTTCAACGCGGTTAAATCCCGGGCGATATTGAAATAGACCTGGTCCCTGGGATCGTGATCATCATATTCAAGAAGATTGGCAGTTACCTGCAATAATTCTTTAAGATCTTTTTCTGCCCGCCTTAATTTTATAAGATAGTCTTCCGATAGGACCTCATCTACTGTATATAGCTGTCGGTTGGTGTATGCGGTTAACCAATGATCGATCAATACGGATAGGGGACGATTTGTTAGATCTCCACTGTCCGTTAGATAAATAGCATCGTCTCGCAATACATGTCATTATCCTTCTTTTCGTTCGTCTGCCGCATATGCCTCTTTCCTGTCATGTGTGATAGGGGAAGCCAATAACACACCCGCTTTGATTTCCCCCCTTATCTGCAGCCCAAATACATAGGCCATCTGGGTTCTTTCATGCGGATGTTCCGGTATCCAGGTCAAAAATACCTTTTTATTGCCTGCTTTACTAAACAAAAGTGGCCAGTTGCAGTAGTATACATCACCAATGGCATATGCGGTCCCATCAAAATTACCTAGATAATCAAACTTGGTAGCCGGATGGTTAAGATCAAACCCATGGACAGGGAGCTTGTTATAGTATGGCCATTGATCATCGCGGACATCTTGCTCCACATTATACCACGATACCTGCACCTGGTTATCCATAAACACCTCTGTAAATGTTAGCTTAAGAAAATCAAGCTCTTCTTTAGCCATGATCCCATGAATAACATCCCATAACTTAGGAACGTAGCGTCTAAACCCATTACGGCAAAACTCTCCCTTCATATCCTCTCCATTCAAGGTCATATCATCTTCGAAGAAGACATAGTAATCAGCATCTAACTTATCAAAGTGCTCAGCCACATACTGCCTTGCTCCATTGATTCCAAGGTTCTCCATCAATGGAATATGCTTAAATCCGTGTTTCTTACACACCTCTGCTATTCCAGCCCTGGCTTCTGGGTCTGTGCTGTTGTCAACCACATACTTCAGTGGTACCGTGAGCCAGTCAGGACATGTTTTCTGCATATGAGATATGGTCGTGTCAAGCTGATTTGGCTTTTGGAAGGCAAGAAAATATATGGCTGTCCTGTCTCTTAGCTCGTGATATTCTTTATTTAATACGTTCTCTCCGGTGATCACTGCGTTGTCGTTTATCACGGCTTCAAGGAACGGAGATATTATTGTTCCTGGCAATCTGTATCGTCTGAAATAATTGGGTCTGAGATAAGACATGATAGCAAAGATCGTCTCCTCCGTACCCATGACTTTATCGGAAAGGCTCATATCAAGCAATCCATAATATTGACTATGCGCATATCCTATTGCTCTTTTGGTTCCTCCAAAAAGACCTCCACGACACACATGGTCAACAACGGTCCCGGCATACTGGTGAACCTTTTCGCGCTTCATCCCATGTATCTCGGCGGTGGTATTGCTGTAGTCAAAGCTCAGGAAAAGAAATGGATCTATGTACTTGGTCACCTTTCGATAAAATTCAGGTTCACAAAGCAACTGTTCTGGAACCGTATTGGTGAGTCCTCCATCTACCCATAAGAAGTATTTAGAGTCAAAGGGGTTCCACAGGGTTACATCGTGCATCATAAACATCTTACTTTGCACAATAGGATTATACCATTCAAGACGCGCCTGCGGGCTTCCTGTAAGCCATCCTCCTTCACCTGTTATGTTAAGCCATTCTTTAGATGTTCTGATTTCCTGGGTTCGGTCCCAGAAAGGATTATACAGGTTTTTAATGTCACTGAGCTCATAGATTCTTACCTGAGTATTTTCCTTTCTCCTTATCTCCCATACCACATGCTCGTATTTTGCTTCTATGAAGACAAACATAGAGCACGGGGCTTTTAATAACTGCCTGAATTTAACCAGGTAATGACTTTCAAAGTCACGCTCGTCACGACCTATATTCCATAATCCGGTGACTACTGTCAGCCTGGGATTTGAATTGGTAGCGGGTATATCCATAGATGCAGTTTGAGCGTTTTTGATAACAATATGATTTCCACGATCACTAACCTCCATACCCTTAGTTAGTTCTGATAGTTCATCTCGATATGCGTCCATATATCCATCTTCACCACCATATCCATTGATGTCTTCGATAACGTAAATACCATTAGGTGATAATAAGTTTTTAAGATTCCGAAGCGTTGCCATCTGATATTTAGGGTTGTGATTGCCATCGTCTATGATGACATCATATTGCTTATCGAGTAATCCTAAAATTCCAAGGCCGCTGGAGTCTCCCATTACTGTCCTTATGCGTTCTTCGGTGAACATACAGTCAGAAGCAATATCTACGCCCGTGATCTGAGCACCAGGAAAATAATCACGCCATGATCGAAGTGATCCACCAGGAAGGTAATGTGGGAAAAGGTTTAAGTTTCCGGCAAAGCTAGAAACAACAGATCTATCCATTGTTCCTATGCCTATCTCCAAGACAGCCTTGCACGTATTTCTTATTGGCTCAAAAAGTTCTTTATATGTTGCGGTATATCCGCTACGATTTTTATCTGTTCCATAGAAATCGAAAATGCTTTCCAAATCGGTTGACTTCATTTTTATTTTATTTTTTTATGTATACGTTTTCAATAATTAATCCATCCATTTCAGTGCTCTCGAGAATTGTCATGGCATCACGAACACTTGAAAGGATAGGCTTGCCATCGACATTAAACGACGTATTTAAAAGAACCCCAAATCCTTTTATATTATCAAACTGAGTCAATAGATCGTATAAGAATCTATTATTCTCCCGGGTCACTGTCTGTACCCTGGCAGTGCCGTCAATATGTGTTATGCTTGCTAGCTTCTCCCTCCATTCTTCACGAACAACTGGGCAGAAGCTCATCCACCTACTCTCTCCTTCAAAGTGGAAATACTTGCTGACATCCTCAAGTCTGACTACCGGAGCAAAAGGCCTATACCATTCCCTGTGCTTTACCTTAGCATTAAGAACATCTTTCATGTTTGGATATGAAGGATCACATAATATACTTCTATTTCCCAGTGCGCGGGCACCATGTTCTGATCGTCTTCTGGCCACCCCAATAATCTTTCCGTCAGCCAAATCCTGGGCAACTAGTTTACGGCTTGCATTCTGTACAGTATAGTTAATAGGTGAGTTTTGTAGATATCCAAAAAGCATTGAGGCATCCATTAACTCTATTCCTGAGTACGTGGCATCATAAGGCTCTGCAGGCTTAAGGTGGTTAAGCATCATACCCAGTGCAATACCACAATCGTTTGGATTGGGACCAATAAAAACATCTCTTTGCTCTCTTATTTTAGTGTTCAATAGAATATTTAGCGCACAACCTCCTACAAATACCAGTGGCATTTCTGGATACTGGTCTATATATGGCTGGGTAACCTCAAAAAAACAGCTTTCAAAGGCTGCCTGGCTAGTAGCCGCAACATTATAAGCAATTTCATCATAAAGACGATTGTTAATGTCAAAAGATACACCTATGTGCCGACCAATGATGTCATTGACCATTGTGTACTGATTAACCTGAGAATCCGGCGCAAACACGCCTCCTGGATTCTTTTTGTAAAAATCTATAAAAAATGGAAGCCATTCTTTCACCACAGAACCATATGAGGCCAAGCCCATGATCTTGCCTGGATAAACAAGGTTCCCTATGGTTAGAGATTCATACTTTATATCACCAAGGAACTCTCCAAAAAACATGTATGGGTATCCAAGGTCATATTCCTGCACCTGGTCATATGGGTTCATTACGCGTTGCAGTAAAACAGGAGACTGCCCCCGCTTGCAGGTATATATATTAAACTTGCCATCATTGGCGCCACCATCTACTGAAAATATAAGCGCCTCAGAATATGGTGACTGATAAAAACCACCAGCCGCATGAGATTGATGGTGTAATCCGTAAACATATTTATTGGCTGGGATGAACTGATCAAGATGATATCTATCAGTAGTGATAACATCCGTATTCATATAAAAGCAGGTGTCAAACTTCTGCACATTATATTTTCTCATAATGTGCCCTGCCATATACTTTGCAAGGTACACAATAAGATTATATCGTGGACACATATATTGAGCCATGCCCACATTCTTAAAGTTCAAAAAACGCTCCATCTCTAAGACCTCAAGGATCTTGCCATTCTCCTCTACAACAAATGTTGCATTATGAGAACCATAAAAAGCTATATTCATCTAAAAAAGTTACTAAATGATACTTGGTTGGGATCGTAGGCATCCTTCCAGTCTTCATGATAAAATGTGTCAAACATCCATATGCTGAACCACTGAGGATACTTATTTACAATGTAAGTACTTATCTCCTCGTCATTACACAAATAATCGGTGAGAAGAAGTCGATGGATTAAGGCGTAAGCTTCGGTTGTATATTTCATTAAGTAATCAAAAGAGCCACCGAAAAATCCTCCAACAGGATATGCCTCAGCATGAAAATCACCAAGTTCTTTCTTTAGTCCCAATATGTCAGCATCAGTAGATGGACGACACAATACCACAATCTTGCCTTGTACTCTATCCTCTATCTTTTTTAGAGTGCCTGGGGTGAAGGCTAGATCATAATGGTATGAATTTTGCACTCCTTCTAGGTCATATGATCGCATAGAGCCCGGGAAGAGTCCACTATGGGACAGACCGCAATCAATCCAAAAAACATTCTGTCCCATATCGGCCTCTTTATGCAAGAAAACGAACTTTGACCAGTATATAATTGATGGCCTGTGGTACCTGTGAATCTTGTCAGGATCGTCGTATTCTTCTGGATTTGACTTCCTTATTGACAATACCCTATTAAACCAGGGGCTCTCCTCAAGAACATAAACTTTTATAGTAAGATTACTGAGATTGTTCTTTTCCTTGAAAGCAGTAAGTTGATCATATCCACGGTTATCAGTATAGCATACTACTGGACAGCCAAAACCACATATTGACCGTAAAGAGTAAAGATACCACAGTTCTCTACTCATCTGTCCCCAGTACGGGGCACCAAGATGATTGGCGTAATATGCTGTAACTATTTTTGCCATAAAACCATTTTATTGATTTCTCCACTTACTGGGCTCAATAGGATCTGGCAGTGCCCATAATCCATATTTTCCGGCCTGAGCTTTTTTCATGAGTTCAACACCATGTTTATAGCCTTTTACCGGGTGATATCCTTTGTATGCCCATCCCCAGCCGTTTTGAAGTATAATGTCATCTAGCCGTTCTGTGTCTATAAGCACAAAAGCCATTACCCTGCCAAACTTATCCTTACCATAATAGGTCAGTGTGACATTCTTGCCTTCAATGAGGTTTTTTACCATCAATTTAGCATCATCACCAAACGGCTGGGCTGGTCTTTTCTTAGGTACAAAGTAAATCTCCGGGCAGTCTACGTTGACAAGTCTTATCCGCAAGTCGTCAACTATCTTTCCTTTGTAACTGGCGGAATCTACAACGTAGGTGTCTCCATCTATGACACGACCTATATGTGCTTTAGATGTTTTTTGTGCCTCGATCTGAAAGCAGAGAAGCATTGCGATGAATACAAATATTTTTTTCATAATAAACTTTTTATTTTAAATTGGTTGATAGTGTTCCGGTATAACACTTGCTGTCAAAATACAATTCCTTTGGCGTTGTGCGAGTATCATTTTGCATTTTCATATAAAGTGGAATATGTCTCGTGAGAATTACTTTATTATTCTTGTCAGTAATTGATACAACCTCATTCCCTACAATAATATTTAGGGCTTTCCTTTGAATCATTCGTTGCTCTTTCCTGTTAAATAGGAATAAATAGTCTTTTTCCATTTTATCTCCAAGTCCCTCTTAAATTTAGATATCCATTGACTTTATAAAACCAATATCCTGGCCCTACCCAGGTGCCATTAGGAAGGTCAGTAAAATAAAGGTTTTTGCCATTAAGTACAAAAGTAGTAGGAATCCCTACACTTGTATCTATTTTGGCTGTTTTTGGTAGGCATTGTGAAGTTATTACATCTCTCCTTGGAGGGGTAGGTGGCATGGTCCATGGAATATCTGTTGGCTTGAACTCATACATCTCAGAAGGATAGAGTGGATTGTGATCCACACAATGCGTTACCCTAACACTCGGGATAGGCGTTGGAGTAGTCCCTGGAACAGGCTTGTGTTCCACAATTAATTTAATAAATGGGAGCATCAAAAAGTTTTTTATAAACTCTGATCTATTCATGATTTTAATTTTTCCAATACCATTGAAAGCACTCGTTGATTAGGTCGGTTATTCTTTTTGTTAGGCAACACACTAAATCCAATTGTCTTCGCGGCAGCGGAGATAGCCGACGATCGGCACTCACCCACAAGGCAATGAACCAATACATTAGCCTTTATCTCGGCAGCATGGCGTAACACCTTAGCGATAGCTTCTGCCTGTGCTGGCTGTATACTTTCTGCTTCGGTGGCCAGGACTCCTTTGCTTGTCCATTCATCAGAAAAAGCGAAGTAATACCTTTCCAGGGGACTGAATTTAGGCTCAGGAAAGTCCTCTCCGGCATCAAGTATCTGGATTAGTATGGTATTGTCTCCTACTTCAAAATGCTTTCCGTCAACTATGTCTTGCCTGCTTACATTCTGAATGAAAGGCTCCGTAGGCACACTGTAGTCTTCTGGCACCGGAAGTATTATCTCGACACGTTCAGCCCACTCATCGGACGTTGTTTGTCCCCAGTAAACCACCCGTGCGACACGTTTATCCATATCATGAGTGAAATACTTAGCATAATGAATAACTCCATTCTGGAAGTTTGGTGGTTGATATTCCAGGTTTATACCTATTCCATTCTCATCATCAAACGCAACCAAAATATGCTTGTAGTCATTACGAGGGAAGTCTTTGCGTTCTACATTCACAACATAGTAAAATGATTTTTTCAAACTAGCAGTATAATCTCCAAGTACCAGGGGATTAGGAGGTGGTTGGTTGTCTACGGTGTACTGTTGCACGGCACGGCGCTTAAAGTCAAGGCCGGCAAATTTCTCATACTGAGCTACCGTCCTGGCTGTACCAAGTCCATAGGTTGGATCGAGGGTTATGTGGGGATGATCTTCTATGCCAAAGAGCTTCATGATCATCTTCCGGTTTTCATTCTGTTTTTCGTCCCAATGGATTCCCTTACGGTTGTCATCATCCCATTTGCATATCTGACTTCTCTCCTCTCTCATCGTGCCGTGCCATAGGACAAGGCGGTGTGGATGATAGAAATCATATCCGTGAGTCCATGACCGTACTGTCAGGTTTATCTCTTCCCCGGCGAAGTAAATGCTGGGGTCATGTCGCACATCCCTGGCCCACTGGCTCCTGGCGAAGTCAAAGTGACCACACAGGAAGCGGGCCGGAATGGGCTTGGTTGCCGTCTCCCACCCATTAAGAGATTGTGGTCCTATAAATATTGTCCCAAAAGGATAGAAGCACCGGAATCCAGACATCCAGGGGTGTGTAACTCGGTCGCCAGGATCGTTGAATGGGCTGTATTGTGGTGTGTATCCGGTTAATATCGGCTTTTCTACGCCATCAGCTTCCAACCCATTAAGCATACCGATCATAATGCAGTCCCAGTCTTTTACAAAGCGGTGATGGGCATCAAGCTGCAGTACATAATCTTCGTCAGTCAGCAAGGTGTCGTTGATCAGCCCCCTGGCATAAGGAAGCCCCTTGGCCTCTTCATACGGCATATCAATGATCTTAAATCTGGGATCACTCCTGAACTCATCAAGGTTGTCAAACCCATCAGTAGGATTGTATTGCCGGCATATGCCGAAATGTATACGGGCAGGATGTGTTGCGTGTAACAGCGCATCGAGTATCGTTGGAATCAGTTCTGGCTCCCGGTATGCCGGAAGATGCACCAGGATGGTCTCGGAGAATGTGTCTAGCGCCATATCCTCATTCACATCATCGATAGTAGCTATCCCTGGCGTTTGTGTGTATGGGGTTTCCAGGTTCTTTTTATACAAAGCAACCATGTCCGTTTTTGACGGTGGAGGCATAGCTACTTCAACATGAGGCCGATCTTCAACATGGGTCTCGCTTGACGCTGCCTTAACAACGGCCTTTCCTCTCAGATCTTTCCATATAGGATCGGCCCATCCTTTTGACGTGCTGAATGGCCATACCAGGGCTTTTACAGGCACCCGATCATAAAAGAACTCCCTCCATATCTTACAATACTTGTCTGGATCTTTGAAGTATCTTTCTATCTCTGCTGGTCCGGCATCTTGACGATACACGTCCTGATCATGCTCGTCACGGAACGCAACCACCCAGAACTCATAATCTTTCTCCGGGACTTCATGATATCCTATATCGATACAATGCTTAAAGAATGGGAGAAAGGACTGATCATATTGTTCTTTTATCGCATAATATGGGTTGGGAGGGGGATAGTTGTTTATAGTATATTTCTGGACGCTGCAGTCTTTAAACCGGATTCCTGAAAACTTTTCATATTCATCGAGCGATCTTTCTGTCCCCAGGCCAAACATACCCAGGTCTTCCCGATCACACCTAATACCTAAAAGCCTTCTGAATCGATCATGCGCCCGGCTGTTAAGTTTGTCATATTGTGATCCGTTGTCGTCCCAGTGTCGCTTAAATCCTTTGCGCTCATAAAAGTGGTATATAAAACAGCGGTGAGGGTGAAAAAGGTCATATCCATGGGTAAAGGCGCGAACTGCTATGCTGGGCTCTTCACCATGAAAGTACATCTGAGGATCATGAGGGACCTCCTTTACAAACAAACCAGTGGTGAAAGCAAAATGGGCTGAATATAAGCGAGCGCGTATAGGCATTGTTATTTTGCCGGTGTCAGGCACATTCTGTGGTTCCACGTGTAACATCCCGTCATCAGGAGCAAACCTATTAAATCGCAAGGTCCACACTTCGTCTTTGTTGATATAAACCTCGGTCTGTGGATCATACCCTGGGACATATCCGGTTAATAGCGGCTTTTTAAATCCTTTGGCCTGAAGAGATAAATAGGTATCTATAAGATACAGGTCCCATGATTTGACAAAGCGGTGATGAGAATCTAACTGAAGCGTGTATTTCTCTCCATTATATTGCTGTTGAAGCATGTTCCTTGCCCAACATACTCCGCCAGAGTTTTTGTAATCAATGTCAATGATTTTAAACCGGGGATCGTCTTTGAATTCATCAAGATCGTCCCAATCATCTTCTTTGGCATGTTGCCAGCATATGGAAAAAACAAGGTTTTGTGGAAAGGCCGCCTTAGCAATACAATCCCTTAGCGTCTTTTTTAGTTCCGAGTCTCTATAAGCTGCAATCTGAATGAATATCGTGTTGTCAGGGTTATCAGAAATGATGTCCATGACATCCAATAACTCAACACCCTCTTGTGTTTTGTCAAGACTTTGTTCCATCGAACAAATATAACAAAACTTTTACGGGTGTACGCAAGCTATCTGATTAAATGTTCCGGGGGTCACGCAGCCACAGCCTTGCCCCGGCACACATACGCAGTCACCAGGACAATAATCGTTGACGCCGGAACAAGCCAGACAATGATCTCCAGCCTGAGTCGTCTCAACACATGATGTGGGAACCACCGATCCATTATCACAAGAGCCGCAGAGCGGATCATAACAAGATCCGCTACAGCAACCATTATTTATTGAGGCCCCGAAACATGGGGTGCCTGCCGCTATACTTCCATTGCCTATTGCCATATACTTTTTAGTTTATTAAGATAAAATTGATTGTTGAGCACAACATATGTCACCTGCCGCAGGGTTGATCAATGTACCTGAACAGCACTGGTATCCTGGTAATAATTGCTGACCACCACAACAGTAGATTGACACACCACAAATATAACCCGTATAGCTTGGTCCGTAGCTTGCGCAATTGGTATTACATGGGCTTAGCGATGGGCTTGCGGATGCTGTCCTAGTAGCCGTAGGAGTAGCTGTGGCAGTAATACTTGCAGTAGGCGTTATTGATGGCGTCTTACTTGCAGTAGGCGTTGCACTTAGTGGTGGAACAGAAGTGCTTGGTGTGGCAGATGTACCATTTGAAGGAGTTGTGCTTGGACTAGGCGTGGCACTAGGCGTGACAGGTGCCGATCCACTAAGCGACGGACTTGCAGTAGCGCTAGCCCCCGGCGTGCCGGATAAGGACGTGCTTGGCGTTGTGCTAGGAGTTTTGCTTGGACTTGGGCTAGGAGTATTTGAGTAAACAACTATTCCGCCTTGGTCTGGGCTCGTACTGATTGACGGGGTTATAGTCCTGGTTTGAGTAACGCTAACCAAAGAATGTGTAACCGACTTAGTAACACTAGTAGTAATGCTTGGCGTTGGAGCTATTGTACAGTCATACAGCTCAGTATATACTTTAGAAGTACAACCAAGTATGCTTCCTCTGAATTCAATAGTTGTATTGTTAGGAATATTAATGATAGTACTTCCTACAACGGTGCCTGTACCTGATATAATCTCTATCGTTGGAGCATCAGCGAATATGATGTCGTAGGTAGCAGGGCTGTTGGTGCAGTCACGTGTCCAGGTCAAATTAACCTCTGATCGCGGAACCAAAACAACATCTGATACGCACGCAACATCAAACTGAGCGAAAATAAAAATGTCGTCATTCAGTCCGGCCATGGCCTCGCTTAGCGTAACTTCTCTATTTACAATGCCTCCATTGATATCTGTGTTCACCGTCTCAATAAGGGTGCCATCGTTTCTATAGATAGACAAAGCCCGTGAAGGATAAGCAGTAGATATCGTATATCGTAGCTTAAGGACACCGGACCCATCAGAATAGTATCCTGTGGTACAAGTGGTAAGCGCACTGATAATACGAGGTTTTAAGCAGGTCAATGCTTTCTCTCCTGCGCAATTACATAAGGCCTCGGCAACATAAAGCTTGCCATATTCTATGCCGTCAGGATTGGCAGGTTGAGTGCCGTCAAGTATTGCTTTGTCGGAGCCACCTGAAATAAACTGTCGCTTGATCAGTGTTCCGTTCTCAAAGAAGTTGACTTTAATGTCTGATTTTGGACGCGGAAGTTCTTCTTTTACTATATCTACATAACCTGCGCTATCCATGCGTTCTGTGTCTCCGTCACAAACTTTAGATGACCAGTTTGATGCCGAAAAGTTATAAACACAACCATCTACGAATGTAACGCCTACTAGAGAGATCGCAACCCAAGCAAGGCAATTATCGCACAAGTGCTCATTGTCTCCGTAGGTAAATGGAATGTCATCGCCAGTAGGATGAAGTACATCTATTGCGCTTAAATTGAAAGTGGTATTGTCGCTGAGTGATACTATAAATGTAAGATTAGCCGATCCTGTAAGATCAACTTGTCCGAACGTATAACAACGTGCGTCTTGAACTATGCCCACAATTGTCTGGCTATTGGTATTGTTAACCAATGTAATTCCAGTAATGTGAGTGCCGATAGTTGAAGGCCATCCCATACAAAGCCTTAAAAGCGAATGATTGTCGGCATATGTCCCACCGGGGGCTGTTCCGCTATATACTCGCTCAAGACTAAAGCTTGAGGTAAAAGAATCCTGTGCCTGGGCACTACATGGAATATCTACATATCCGCCCACCTCGTTGACATTAGCAATGTCTACTATCTTCCTGAATTCAGGAGCATCAACAAGGAGTTTTCCGCTCTTAATAAATGGATTAGCGCCATATCCCACCTCAAACAACCCCTTTAAAGCGTTGGTATTCGCAAAATCTGATTGGAAAGTGAGTCTAAAGAAGTCACCCATTTTGGTAACGGTCTTTATGAATATCGGCAATGGTCGTTCTGCATCACATGGGCATGTTGACGCCGGAACACTTACCTCATATTTGCTGCCATTTTGTACAACAACCACATCAGCATCTTCAATATCACATGCTGCAGAAGTACGTATTTCAAGGGTTCTGGTTCCTTCTTCGTTGCCTCTACGGAGCGTAACGGTATTCACGCCAACTATCCCCGGCACTGTGGCACCAGGTACATATGGTCCGAATCCTGATCCGTTGACTTTAATCTGATAGGTGTCGCCCGGCTTGTCAGCAGAATATATGCTACCAGGAGGTATTTTAATAACTGGCGTGTCGCCTACTTTTTCAAGTTGAAAACTTAGGTCAGCACATGGGAATATTCCCACCTTTCCGCCAGGGCATCCAACCTTGCTCCACTCAACTACTATAAGCTTTTTAGGATCGGTAGTGATAGGTCCTTGTCCGACAGGAGTAAAGGTAAATGGCTTGTTGAAGTTGGCAGTACTCAATACTGATTTGCTAATAGGATAACCATTCAGCCTATATGTAACGGCATCGTTAAGATTGCCCATTGTCCTGTTGCTGGTACAGTGACCATTTAAGATTGGCTCGAAAGCGTTACAGCAATTTTTTTTTTCACTTCCGGTAGCAGTTCCACAAGGGAAGTTTACTGTATAGTCATATACAGGAGCCCCTTCGATCCATGCGTCAGCGATAAATGTTACTTTCTCAGCATCATCGATCTCGGGACTTATATTAGTTCCGTTGTGAACCCTCATAGTTACAGAGGTGAACGTAGGGGTATATTTTGCTTTCCAGAAAGTGTATCTGACCTTTGTTCCGGGAGGCACAGGTACACCGCCAACAACCAGGTCATTAGCGCATTCAGCATCAGGAATTACTGATGGAGGTACCGGAGGAGTAAAGTTGTGCGTATTGACACATTCATAACCGTTATTGCAGACCATTCTTAAGGTCACAGTCTTTATACCTGCCTTGTCCGTAAAGTGTCCGCTATATCCTGCATTGAATAGGTTAAAACCGCCAGGGACCACACTCGTGCCATTGATTAATAGTTCAAATTTCTTGTTTTTGTTAGCATGGCAGGTCTTACCAATAACCACATCTACTGATTGACCACATGAATTAGGGTCTATGTCAGCGGTGAAGTCAGGAGGATTGCAGAATACAATATATTTAGATGTGAGTGGCTTACAACTGCAGTCAGTCTTTAACCCATAGTGGAAGCAGCTTTCTACATACTTCACACCATTAACCACCTCGTCATTTAGTCGATCGACAAATTTCCCTGCTGAGTCAAGAGGGACATACGCTGTCCTGAACCAGGTACTTGCATCAAAGTTGCCGTTAGCACTCTTATACCAGATGAATTTTGGCAGTCTGGTGTCGTTATTGGATGCCGTTCCGGACATTCTTACACTTCCAAAGCCACTGTTAGTGATCACCTCAAAACGGGAAAGTTCTTTGGAGCCAGGATATTTGCAAGTGTTCTTAAATACCCAGTCATGAGAACTGAGAATAAAAGTAACGGAACTGACAATCCTGTTTTCTCCGACGATACCAGAAGAGATAGGGAAGCCATTCATTTGATAGATAGTGACGTTACCCATTGGTATAACGCCGGCATTGGCTATTGACTGAGATAGCGTCTGAACCATGGCGTCCGGACGAATACCATTGATCGGCTGGAAGTTGGTGATTACATCTAATTTCAATGTTCCACCATCCGCCGTTTCGTTTATGCTAATGTCTGGGTTGATGGTGTTGCTAAGCAACCAGTTATCGTCTCCCAAATTATTACCTAAGAACAACTTGGCATCAAAACCAATGGTATGAGTGCCCGATGTCTTTGGTTGCCCAGGAGTGCTTGCCTTTAAAGTAGATATCAAGTTGGCTGATATTACAGGGCAGCCGCATTCGCGATCTTTAGTCAGTTGACCCTCTAGCTTACATCCCGCATCAATCTTTACGATTTCCAGGGTGTCTTTACATAGGTAGTCTGGATCCCCTTCGCAGGTACCATTACCACTACATCGGCATCCTTCGTGAGCCGCGCAGTCGCCGTTATCACAGCTAAAGAACTCGCATGGCACACATTTATTTTTATCGCACGTGCAGCCATCGCCGCATTCTCCTTTAGTATTGCAGTTACCAGCGCATTTGTTACCAGTTCCTACACAGTTACCGTTCTGGCATTCACAGCCAAGAGCTCTGGCGCAGTCACCATTGGTGCAGCTCAGCTTAGAGCAGTCCACACATTTAGTGTCAAGACAGCCGCAGCCATTTCCACCGCCACCACAACCGCCTCCATTGGTACAGTCACCGGTGCATTTATCGGATACGCACTTGTCGTTTCCGGCACAATGGCATCCATTAGCACATCCTGAACTACAATTTCCGCAGGGGACGCATACGCATACCCCTTCTATACTTTTACATACCTTACCTTCATTAGTACATGAAGAAGGCTTATTACAGTCACATTTTTCGAGACAGTCACCGTTAACACATATCTGACCATCTGGACACTGTCTTGGAACGCACTTTCCATTTATACATTCACCGCACGGACCGCAGTCGTTTCCTGTACATTCAGGTTTTGGATCGCATTTCCCGGTCAGTGGATTAAGAACAAATCCTGGGCAACAAACACATTGGTTGCCGGTGCTACAACAGAAGTTGTCACCTTTGGCAGAACAGTCTCCGCCAGCAACACATTCTTTACAAATACCATCGCGAGGATCACATACTCCATTGCCTCCACAAGATCCCTTATATACACAGGTGCCATCAACACAGGTATAGCACTTTCCATATTTAGCCTCACAATGGTTTTGGGTCTGACACTCAACACATCGGCCATTGCCCATGTCATAAGGCTTCCCTGGTCCACACTGGCATTTGCCTGCAATACATTGCTGGGTGCCTGGGCATGGGTGCAGTTCATCACAATCAACACATATATTATTGGTCTCGTCACATACACCGGTACATCTATCAACGCAATATCCTTGTGGTCCGCAGTCCTGGCATGGTCCGCAGCCAAGTCCATTGGCGCAGAAACACACATCCCGCTCAAGTAGTTGGTTTATTCCACAACTAGTACAGGCAATAAATAGCTTGATACATTTTTTGTCGCTTCCTGTAAGGGGAGTGAGAAAAGATACATCAACACAATTGCTGTTGGGAGGGCAAGAGATAAGGACGCCTGGTTGTTCTATCCAGGTTATAACAGGATTGGCGCAACAGGAAGGAATTCCGGTTACGCAATATGTAATTCTTGTAAGCGCTGCCATATGTCGGTTTCGTTGTGAACATCAAAATCTGTAAAAAAATATTCTTTTCCTTCAGCTGTCACGATCATTGGACATCTTTTCTCTCCATTGAACTTGACACTCATTCCGCAGCTGTATATTTTTTTAACAAGCTTTGCGTCCACTCCACAATTCATAATATTTACATAATCGTGGAATCCAACATCGCACTTACTACTTTTAATAAGCGCCTTATAATTAATCTTACACGTATTCTTTGTGATTACGCCAACATAATTGGCTTCACAACTCTTATCGTCAGTAAAGATATTATATTTTATAATACAATCTGCGTGCTTTTGCGCTATTTCGGCAAAAATCTCGCAATCGACCTTCTTTTGTATAATATCCGCAGCCAACTGACAGGCTTTATTTCCATCTACCCTGGTTATGGTCAACCCCACCATATCGCATACACGGTACATGGCTGCTTGCCACTTATCGTATGAAATACAAAATGGATTAGATGGAGTCCATTCCGATAGTCGGCTTGAGTCTATCTCTAATCCTAGTAGGTTTTTTCCGGAGCACTTTAGGCCCAGGGTCCTGCTTATACCTTCGCATATAATATGCACCTGCTTGCAGCTTAAACAAAGAGAGCCCTGATTTCTCAGGGCGTCCCTCAACCTGCAAAGCAGACTATGGAACACGTTGAGTTTTCTTATCCTGTCGTGATCTTCAACAAGACGTGTTCCGTAGAGCATATTGTTCAATAGTCCTTCGCCTATCGCAGATATCTCTTCTTTGACAGCATAAAGAACCTCTGTAACCCCGTTAAGGGTAGGCTCCTCACAACATAATATGCTATGGGCGCAATTTCTCATTTTACTTGCCGCAACCGCAGCCACCGCCGTTTGTCATTGGTATTTGTTTTTTTGATTGTTAATTGCAACTCTTTTTCATCCAGCAACTTTTTTATGCTGTCCATCTTCATCTCCAGCCTAGCGCCTTCAATGTAAACTAAGGAATCTAAAACCTTCTTTCTTTCATTACTAATGACAGCACTAGGCATGTTTGGCCTCTTCGTTTCTGTTTCTGTGAACAGTAAGAATAACGCTGTACTGACAATTAATGCTGATAGTTTCATTTTCTCCTTTTATTTAGCTCTTCAACTTTATCGTGTAAATCATCAATTTTTCTGGCATATCTGGCATTTAACTCCTCGTATTTAAGAATATAGTTATTATAAATATCCATCTTTTCTTTATTACAAGCCTCTTCCTTTATTACCATATCCTGAAACATCTCCTTCCGTTCTTTGTACAATGACACAATCACAGAGGATAATGTCATGATAATTATCCCAGAGCCCACTATGATAGCAGCCCGGGGATTGGCCACGGCTAACGTGAACCAGTTGTTTGAAACCTCTTTTTTTTCCCTCATTATTCATATTTTATACACTTGTACTGGGGGTGACAGAAATACTCTTAGTGACGCTTGGTGTAACGCTGATGCTACGAGTAACACTGATACTTGAGGTAATGCTGGGGGTAATTGATATGGTAGACGTGACGGACGGGGTTATTGTTGGCGTCACGCTTATAGTAGGACTGAGCGGTATCGCTGGCCTCCGTACTCTGATCAGAATATTAAATACCACATCGTCTACCGGGTCGGCAATTACGCCTCCAACCTCATGAGTAAAGGCTAGCTGGTTTTCACTAATCCTTCCTCCATCGATATTAAATGGGGTATTATAATCTGGTGTAATAAATATATTGGTGTGGTTCCATGTAAATGCTCCTGCTAGAGTAGCCCGGTAATCTCCTCCGCTGACACGAGTCCATACAATGGTTCCAGGAAACTCATTGTTGTTTACATATACTGATGGCGGACCGCCATCAGCACGTAATGTCACAAACCCCTCATATTCTGTAGGGTCTGTAAACAACTTATTTATCTTGACCGTGGCTGTAGAAAAAGAACTGTACGGATTACCATCAGCACAATTATCACATGTCACTGTATAATCAAAATAACTATCCTTTTTAGGATTGATCCTGACAATATTTGCCCAACCATCCTTAGTAATACTGATTACATTGACATTGATAGAACTGTTCGCTACTAAATTATATCCTTTAGTGCAGCAAGGACAAATAACTGTGTCGTTGCCTCCAACATAAACTCTTTCATATAGGTCATCATCAGAAATCTGAATACTTGGAGTAATAAAGCTTTCAGGATTGCACGGCACATCTCCAACCTTAGATACAAATACCCTACGGAGATTGTTTTCCAGGATAGCGTCTGACTCGTTAAGTGTCAACGCCTGGGTAATTACCATATTAAGAAGAGAGATGTCATCGACACTATATTTTATCTTAATACTTTTCAGCCCTTTCCTGTAGATATTACCTATGGTCCATATGCCCAAACTTGGATTAAATACTCCATTGCCTGGTGCCACAGTATGTGACACATAAGAAAGACCGGCCACCGGCAAAGTAAATGTCCCTATAACACCGGTGGCGTCAATAAGGGCACTTATATTCCTGGCGGTCCACTCAACCTCGAACTGATCACCATTGTTTTTAACGAAGTATTGATTGTTTTGCATTTTTATGTAGTTGAAATGTCGGCACCAGCATCGATACATCCTTCAGTACACTCGTCGCATATCTGTCCGTCAGGGCAGGAGATAGTTGCGCACACATCTTTAACACACACCACTATTTCGAAGAAATCTCCCCGGCCAGTGGTGGGGCATATTACCTGTCCTCGTATACGATAGCACGCGGTCTTAAGCGCCGTTGTCTTAAAAGCATAAGTAATAATCCCGTCGTTTAAGGCAACCCAGTCAAAGCCAGAATCCCATGAGTCAAGTTTAAAAATGACACCGGTTCCGCATACTGTACTGTTGCGAGTATTTATGTCCAGGCTCTTGAAATCAATTGTTCCTACCTGACCACAGATCCCTACGCTGTCTTTGCTATATACTACATGATACCCACCAACAATGCATCCTGTCTTGCAGATAGGGTTTGTGGGGGTTGATATTGTTGTGCATTTACATCCCATTTCACTTACATTTACAGTTACAATTAAGTTCTTCTAGTGAGCTCTTCACTTCCTCGAACATTACCCTGGAATGTTCTATATTCTTTCTCTCTGCATCTCGCTCGGCCATTCCCAGGAGCCTTTGGATTCTTTCTACTTTTACAAAGTCTGAATCCCTAGCATCTTTCTCAATAAGTTGATAAACATATTGATCAAGACAACATTGGGTCTTGCAGGCATTGAGGCGATATCTTATATAAGTATCTTCACAAGTTTCTACTTTGATGCATATTATTCCTTCCGGTATTGTTCCCTCAAACCCCAGTTGTTCCGGAGTCCAGTGATTAACACCATCTGCTTTTACAGTGATCCTTCGACCACCACCGCTCATAGAAAAAACAATGTCGTAGGTAGCTGGCTTTTCATAGTTTGGGCCATCTTCCCACTCTGACATGTCCTCATAGGTAAGTGCATCGCATCCATTGCTACGGAGGACAAAGTCAAATCGATTGTTCTTTATACACGAGCATTTCATTAAGCGAAGCCAGCGGCTTTATCTGCCAAATAAGCTGCTTCTGTCGCCCAGGTCCACGTTCCGTTCTTTGAGTATCCCACATAACGAACGCCGGTAACGGAATCGTCTAAGGTGAGTGTGTTGTTGCAACAATTGACACCGCAGCATCGTCGTTCAGTAACACGATCAAGAACCTCACCCATATCGGTGAGGCCTTGATTTTGTTTTGTATCGTGAATCAACCCGATCTTCGCCAGTACACCGCTAAGAACTCCCATTAGTGACTAGTTGAAGGGGTTACGGAAATAGAGATGCTAGGGGTTACGGAAATACTTTTCGTTACGGAATGTGTAATCGATACGCTCTTAGTAACAGAAGGTGTTACGGAAGGCGTGGCATATGGTGTAGTGCTTACGCTTGGTGTTGGAGGTCCTGGGTTAGGATCTTCGGTACAAGCGATGTCAACAATGCCATAGCAGTTATTTACATTCTTAAGCGCATTAAGATCATCTACAAGAGCTTCCTTCTGTGCGAAAGATTGGGGTATTGCAATAATATTCCTTACCACGGTGCTACCAATCAGCCCAATAGGGTCTGCCCAATGGCCGTACGCGTTAGCCTCCCAGCTGATTACACAGTAAGGAGTAGGACAGTCAAGAAGAACTCCTTTGCTCCTGGCAATATCGAGTAGTTTGTCATATTGGCCACCTGTGCGTAACTCTGAATCATTATATCCAGGTCGTGGCTCAGAGCCATAGGCATCTTCCCACAACTGCACTCCAAATCCTTCTGGAGACACAGCCGGAACCACTATCTCAAAGACGCCATCAACAAATCCTTCGATAGCTGACACATCTACATTGGTTGGATAATAGGTTACTGGGTAGTCACTCTTGCCAAGGCAATCACATCCTTCTTCTGCAAGGTCGCCAACGAAGCCAATGGCACAGCCATAGGTCTTGGTCTGTGATGCTGCAGAACCGCAGTTGACACAGTTTTTAGGAATAGTCCTCGAGAAGGAAACCGCTTCACTTCTACATGGATCAATATAAGTGCCATCATGCTTGATGAGTTGAACGCCCATGCATGAGTTTATAGTAAGCTCAATGTCGATGCAGGATGAGGACAAGTCTCCATCACTGATCCAGGCTGCGCCTTGATGAGCATTGAACGCACACCATATCTCATTCAGCAGTTGATTGATTTGGCTTGCATTGGTTGTTGTAGCAGAACTGAGGGTGCCACTGAACAACGTATCTACACCCTGGATACGGACACCTTTGATGCCTGTATATGAATCACATACTCCGCAATCTCCGGCAACACCGGTAAGGCAGAAGATGTAATTAGTAGGGTTGTATACAAAGGCCTTTACAGGCTTTGGCTCTTCACGATAGTCAAAGAACCCGGCATTGTTTCCCATGGTTCCGTTAAACATATCAACCATGCCACAGGCTATCTCACGACAATATGTGTCATCATCGCATGTATCACATGCCGCATTAACACTGGTGTCATAGGAAATAGGATACCTAGCCGCCTTATCCATTGCATACTCCTGGCGAGTACGGTTGGATTGGATGTCTACGTTCAAACCGTAAATGGTATTCTTTCTTACACAATCAAAAAGCCATCGGCTCACTTCTCTGCGGCCTATGTTGGGGGCAACAGCGTGCATACTCAAAACGTTATCCGCGCTGATCTTGTCTCCAATGATCTTATCGATCCGATCAATCACCCCAAACTTATTGGCCTTGTATTGTCCCAAAATTAAATTGGGGACATTAGGAGTGGCTGATGGGTCTACGCTGATACCGTCAGTGTTCTTATAGAACACAAACATATCAGGTAATGCTTCAGCTGGATAGGTAACTCCCTTACCCTTGATACAGTTTCCGGTAGGACAACTATGGGCTTTGATACCTGCAGGCAGAATACCATTGTCCTTGTTGCTTACCAAATACCTCTGTTTTGTTACACTCATTGTTTGTTTTATTTATTGTACATGTTTACTACTTTTTCAAACTGACTCTTGGCCTCCGCGTAATTGCCTTTGTCTCGCGACGCATAATAAACAGCTATGTCTATTATCTCGTCTGACTGCATGTCGTCAAGTTCAAAGGGCTTGTTGCTGTTTCCTAGCATAGCCCTGGCGCCTTCCTGGTAGCAGTCGTCAAGTTCTACACTGTATATGGGTGTAGGCTTGCGATAGTAATCGATGTTGACCGATTCGATGCTAAAATCCCCCTTGCCTATTCTAAGGCCCTGGGAGTTTTCATCGGCAAAGGTCCGTCGCCACAAGAAAGAGGGAGCGTAGTTAGGATCATTACTGGTATTAAACCAGTCATCACCTTGTAACATAGGCACCTCAAGCTGAGCTACGGTATCACATCCTTCCTTCTTGGCAGTTACCACGATCATTTGTATGTCGTAGTATTCTTCCGGAAGTTCGGCTATGATCCACTTCGGATTCTTGTTGTCAGTTATTTTCAACTTTTTATCGATAACCTCCAGCTTTCTGAGATCATATCTTACTTTGTTGTTCGTCTTTGAGATGGCTGCTCTCAGCTTAACCCAGGCGCGGTAGGCTTCATTAAAGTAGCCGTCCCATTCCTCGGTATTTATCTCCTCTGAGCCATTAGATGTTACTCTGTCAAACCTTCGTTTGAGCTCACTATGTATTTGGAGATTGCTGACCATCGTTTAGTTTGGCGTTATCTGCCAGGCTATCCTCATATGCTCCAAGATCATCCTTGGCCTGTTTTCTGCGTTGCTTGATACCGGCCTTCAGGTCTTTAACCACCTTCTCGTTCATTGCCATCTTCATGAAGTCAACACACTCATCCTCATGGCGTCCAAGAATAACTCCATTGAAGGTGTACATATCCTCATCATTAAGAGAGATAAGCCTTGTGCGTCTTCCATCCATGAATGTATCGTACAGCATCATGGTCTCTTTGTTGAAGTTTAAGAACTTCTCAAACCATGCAGCCCTGGACTTGGGTCCTAGAGTGATAGGGCTTGCCTTGATCACCGCAAACACCCGGCCTTTGATAATATCGTCACTTGTCTCTGGACGAACTTCGATATTCCACAACTTGGCCAGGACAGTCAATTGTGGCCGTCCCATCTCTTTTAATTTGGCGCCAATATTGATCTCTGACATTGCTGCTGTCTCTCTTGCGGCCTCCATATGCTCAATGAGTCCTATTGAATAGATCTCTGAGCTAAAGCTTGGCTCTTCATCACCGTATACCGGCATAAATCGCTCTTTGTCGGCAAAAAAGAATGCTGCTATCACCTTATTGCGGGGGTTGGCATCGCTCGTGTCCATCACCACTCGACCACGGCTCATCAGCACCGTCATATCATCATTACAGAAAAAAGGCTCGTCCTTATTGAAGAAGTTGATTTCGTCAATACTTGTGATAGTCCTTTTGGTAACATCATTCATGATGGCGCACTTAGGAATCAATGCCTTAAATTGCTCCCTGGTCATGAATTTCTCGTCCCATACATAGCCACCGTTAGCTAGAGAATAGTTTATAGCTATCCTTGAACTGCCGGTAGAGCGTCCGTCAAAAGGCTCAGTCTTTATATTACGTGGATCGACGTTTGGATCATCCATGTCGCCACCTAGCATAACTTTGGCATCGCGTAAAAACGGTGCCGTTCTGAGAAGTTCAATTACTACTTGTTGTCCCATATACTTTGTTGATTGATTACTGAACGTTAGGGTAAAACCATACCATATCCTCTGGGTTACGCAAGTTGAAACCAATGGTTTTCTGCCAGTGGAGTTCATAGTATGCACCAGAGTGAGAACTGTTTCGTCGGTTAATATTCGAACTCATATTGGACGGTCCAAGAGGACCCCACATACCAATGATGTAGTTGTAAGCTTCGCTGTTTGCTTTCTCAATGGTCTCGATGTTCTTTTTAGCAGAACCTTTGATACCAAGGTTGAAAACAAATCCCCACCAGCTACTAATCGGATGGCCTTCCAGTTTTAAGTCTGGGCCAAAGAAGTGCGGGCTGTCAAGATCTGGCCAGTGTGTAGCCAAAAGCGATCCATATGGATCAAAATTGATCTTGGTGAATTGTTTGGTATTGAAAGCAACACCTTCGCGATTTGTTTTGTCTATTGCCTCTGCACCGGTAGTCATATCGCGGAAATTGGTGACGAAACCGGACATACCAAACTCTCTCTTGTTGCTGTTGATCAATGCTTCTGTGAATTTATATCCACCAGCAGCAATCCAGTTGTAGTCAGAGAATCGTAATCGACCGTTGACCACACCTTGCAGCTGATCAAATACGTATCGAGAACTTAATTTTCCTGCAAAATACTGGCGAGTGGTAGAGTACGTAGCATACCCGAAGAAACCGGTTCCCACATTTACATGATATCCGGAACTTGCGTCCTCGACATCAGAAGCGGTCAAAGGAGCAGCGTTGGCCGTTCCCCACAGGTAGAAGTCTTCTTGCTCCACATGAGTCTGTGCCACAAATTCTGCCTCCGCAAAGTCAACGATTTTTTCACCTAGGTCATCCATTCCGAACTGTGCCTTGTCGAAGCAGTTTTTGAACACCAGGTAAGTTGCTTGGGCTTTGTCAGTGACTTTCATCTCTTTGGTAAGAGTAGTCATGTTGTTGCCGTATTCTATCCATCCTTTGTTGAAGGAACTCATGTAAGAACCTCTCTTGCTGGTGGCTTCGCCGCCAGCACTGAATCTTTTCTCCCATTTGGTGTTTGAGGTCAGATATCTTTTCTCAAAGAATTCACCTGTAACGCTAGTGAACTTTACCTTGTACAGATATCCACGACCATATTTCTCTGGCCGCTGAGACACTACCCGTACCTGCTTTTGTTTGGCATTAGCCGGGGAGATATAGTCTCCATATTTCAGGCGCCCTTCGTTTAATACAAGAGGGAAGACATCGCCGCCCTTTCCAGGACATTCGTCGTCTTCATTAAGATCCTGCAACACAACCATATAGTCGTGCCCATCAAATCGCTGTTTATAGCTGAAAAACTCGGTGGTCACCGTTCTTTTGGTGCCATATTCCTCCATGATCTTTTTGAAAGGATGGCGATAATTGGTATAGTCTTCCAGCGCAGTGGTTATCTTCTGCCATGGCATATCTGATATGTCTGCGACTGTACGTATACCAGGCAATGAAGCGGTAAGGAGGTTCTGGTCGATGTACGAACTAAGAAACTCTCTTTTGTTTACATTTACCTTGTTTACAACAAACTGCGATTCTTGAAATCTCATTTTTCTGTAGTTTAATTATTTAATATGTTCTTGATTCTAATTCTTCGATTATTCTTGGGTTGTGAGCAGGCGTTTTCTTGCCGATCAAAACTTTTTTGTCTGAGTTGAAAACAGCGCTACTAAGCTGTTTTTCTAGGTCGTTGCCAAATGCTTTAGCACCGGCAGCCATAGGCATTCGCAGATCCATACCCTCTGCAATCAATACCATTAACTTGGCAGCCTTCACCGGGTCTTTGCGGATATCAAGCAGGTTTTTTACGTACTTACTTACCGTATCGGTAGTGCCATCATCATAAGTCACCTTTTCGGTGTCTTCGTAGATGGCGTCAAGTTGTGCCTTGGTAATGCTGTCGTCATTTTTTACGCCAAACAGATCTCCCTTTCTTATAACCTCTTTAACCTGATCATTAAAGGAGATATCTGCCTTGTCATCATTGTTTAGTTTGTCCAGGATTCCACGCTTAAAAGCATCTCGTTGCGTGCCGGCAAACTTTACCGATTCGGCAACCAGGTCTTCAAAATCTTCTGAATACTCATCAATATTGTCAATAGCCCTGCGCTGAGCTTTCCCCGTAAGGGTAGACTCATACATGTGGGCTATAACCGCCTTAGCGTTGTTTATTAATGCCTCTTGCTCTCCTTTACTGGTATTTTCGTCTATTTTAAAGTTGAAATTAGCGTAAGCATTCAGCTTGTTAAACTGCTCTTGCTCAGGGAATTTAAGCTGCCCGGAGTTAAGCATCTTGCTGGTCTCAAACATCTCGTCCGTCCATCCTTTGCGCTTAGCATATTGCTCTGCAATTTTTTCGGGATCGCCGATCGCTACCTCCTTAGCCTTTTTAAAGACATCTTTGATCGTTGCTTTTTCGTCAAGTTCTCCGATGTCAATACCTTCATCTTTAAGCATTCGGCTCAAGACCATTGGTACGCTTAGGTTCTGGGGGGCTTCTTCTTCAGATTGAGTCTCCTCTTTTTCTGGAATCTGTGGGGCAGGCACCTCTTTGGTGTCTGGCAAAGCTTTCTCTAGTGCATCAAATGGATCACCTGTGGCTACCTCACCATAAGTTGATTCATCAAGCATTTCTATTACGCCTTTCTTTTCCATTGGGTCAAATTTATTTTTGTTAATTAATATATTACACGTGTATCAGCTTTACTTTTTGACTTTTGTGGCTAAGCGTTTCACTTTTAAGGACGCCTCGATCTTTTTTAAATCGATTTCTCTGTCAATAGCCATCTGTTTTTCCTTAAGTCTTCGGTCTTTTTCATCCCTTTGGCGCTCGTACTCCAGGGTAGCATCGTTGCGCTGGTTGATATCGCTTTGGTTGTCTTTGTCAACATCTACCGCATTATACATTTGCTTGCTATTGATGTCGGCCAGTTCAATAGCTGTCATGTTCTTATCGGTAGCCAATTTGTCCTGGTGCTGCAATTGCTTATCGATGGCCTCGGCCTCCTGTTGCGCCAATTGCTGTTGTTGCTGCTGCTGAGAAGCCTGTGCCTGCTCGCGCATATTCTTAGCTTTGCGGGTAAGGCTTTCTGCTGCCTGCAGTATCTCTCCCCATGACTTCGCTTGTTTGATGCGTGCAAACTCACCAATAACCTCGTAGGCTCCATTCTGGATAAATGGCAATGTCTCCTGCTTAAATTCCCTCAGAGATATCTGGTCTTCTATTGTGTTGCCAACAAAAACGCCCATGCGGCCAAAGTTCAAAAAGTCATCAGATATAAGCATCTCCATGTTCATGTCGTTAGCCACCCAGCTCAGTGCCGCAGGGTTTTTACGATACACATACATGCAGAAATCCATATACATCTGGAGAGTGTTGTTTACATATTTGTTGTGCTTATTGTACACATCAAATGTCCTGCTGCTAGCATTTTGCTGGCTTGCCCTGACGTTTTCCATGCTTGCATATGGACTAATCTCTCGCTCCTGCGCACCCATGGCTCTTCGCATATTGCGATAAAGTATTTCAATCTGCTCGATAGAATCTTTTATCGCAACAATATTGCTCATATCAATTGAGTTGAATATCCTACCACCCTGAAGCAGTGCTCCGGCTAGTGTGGGATTAAGCTTTGTCTCATCGAGAGATATGACCCTGGTTCCTTTCATAACATCGAAAAACATCTCTGGGGTCCAGTCATCAGGCCTGGCAGACTCCAACATCAGGAACACTTTGCCGATATTAAATCCTTTCTCCTCTTCAAGTCTTCCAGCCTCCACGTTTACCTTTATCTGGAAGTTAATCCCTTTTTCCATTGGAGGTACAGGCTCTCCACCGGATTCGCGCCCATAAAAACCACCTGAGTACGGCAATTTTTTCTTTCTAGGATCGCTGATGTCGGCCCAGTCGTATTTAAGTGGTCCGGCATCGATATATATTTTGTTTTTTCCCTCTCCAATAGCGCGGCATCCACGTACCTGAATACTTTTAATGGCCTTGATTTCTATGTCTCCATAGTCTGGATTCATCACATAGTCTGAATCTCTCCAGCAAAACTCAACCCGCCCATTTACTACCCTGGTAACCATATTGATCATAATGGGGGTTTTGTAGACTATGTGGCAATCTCTGTATTTCCTGTTGGCGCCTCCACGGTAGAACATAGATCTCAGTCGCAACATAGTGTCTTGCCCTTCAGGAGTTCTTATATTTATACCATCAGGATAAAGTTCCTTGTAGTTGTCGGCATAAAAGCCCATCATCTGACTCTCAAGAATAGGTCCCTGAATATTAAAGTCTCCATTAAGACCTTGTCCAAAATTTCCAAGAGACTCAAGCTTCTCTAAATCAGATTTGCTTAATAAACCACCATAGTCATTTATTATCTCAATAAGACTCCGGTTGTTCATCTCATATTTTAATGCGTCACCATCCTCGATACAGTCAACATCTTCTCCACCTTCCCATGAGGCTCCTTTTCGAAAGCACGTCTTTATCCTCGGCATACCATGACTCTCATATATATAAGACATCTCAAGGCCATGATTATATCCTTGGAAAAAACGAGTATCAAAGTGATCTTTTAAATTCTTTGACTTACACTCAAGATCCAATAACATCTGAGCCATTTCTGAAAACGGACTCACATACTCTTTGTCAAAATACTCATTGATCTTCTCCGGCATCATCTGTTGTATTCTATTAGATATGTCGGACTGCATTTGCTGTTGATCCTCATGGGACATCTGGGTGATGTCAGCGACGCCATACTGCATCATGTATTCCCTGGTTATCTTTTCCTTATACGGTTCGTAGATGTGTTTTTTTAATCCATCTTGCAGTTGCATTAGATGAAGTCGGTTTTTTTCACTACCACTGTATAAGCTTATGTCTACGGCACTGGGCTCAAAGGGCTGTTTCTCTAGTTCCCCAATAGCCTCTCCTATAACCTGGTCGATAAGCGGGAAGTGGGGTATGGTATTAAAGTCTTTTTTCCTGGCGTGCCCATACATCTTTATATTGAGAGAGGCCATAAGTAATGGATTCAACGGCGGCATCTCTCCCTTGGCCAACTTATCTCTTAGGTGTATTTTCTGAAGAGACATTTGGTCTAATCCCATCCGGTTGTCTAACAAGAAGTGGACATCCTTATCCCATTGAAAGTCCTTTTTGTTTTTTTCATAGATGCTGGCGCTATGATTGATTTCAGTTAGTAGCATTTTGATATATTTTAGGCGTGTACGCTTGACTGTATCCGAGGTTGCGCATGGCCATCTCGTATATTTCCCTGGCGTTGTTACTCTTCTTCTTCTGTTGATCTATGTCCCCTGGATCGAAAACAGTTCCGGCGTCGGCCCTATCCCAGATAGCGTGCAATATCATTGCGCTTATATTATCAAAGTTTCCTTCTCCATAATTAGCTATCTCGTCGAGTATAAGTAAATCATCTATGTTGTCAATATTTCTGATGGGCAATCCTCCATTATCGTCATCATTCCCTATCTCAGTAGTAAGAAACTCATTCAGAGCTGTAAGTCCATAGTCTTTTAGCTCAGCGTTGTCTCCCATTTTAATACCTACATTGTATATTGCATTGCCACTAATTTTCATGCTAGACCCCAGGTATGGAGTAGGGGCCAGAAAACGAGCCTTTTTCTTTGTGCGGCAGTAGCTAGGGAAGTCACCAACATCATCCTCGTGCAGGACGAGTGCATTGTAAAATTCCGCAGCAAATATGGCTTGCTCGTGTGTCTTGTCTTTTGATCCCGGCCGCCCAGTATATCTTGCCACAACAGTGTTCTGCTTGCCCCTTTTGGATAGATCAAAAAGCTTCCTGACTATTATGGACGCCATAGACGCGTCGTCAGTTTTGCCGTCACCGTCAGACCGAATGGTATCATATGTTATCCGATACAGTCCTTTTTGGGCTCCCTTAATAGGCATCTCATAGATAACCCAAGAGTTCTTCTTTGGCTGCTTACTCGTCTGGCTGCTGTAATTATCGATAACCGTTCCCAGGCGGTTTAAGGTGAAAATAACCTTTCCCTTTTCGTCATAGCTAAAGTCGCCAACGGAACGTACAGGAGGGTCTTCTAACAATCTTACCCGTCGTATGCGCGCTAGGTCAGAGCACAGCTTACCGCTCTGCGCATCCAAAAACATTTGGCTTGGCCAGTTAGGATTATTGAGCTCGTGATCGCGTATCTCCTGACCAGAAGCGTGGTTCTCCTCTAACAACTTAACCCGGGCCACAGAAGCGTTATATGCATCCTCGATGATTGTATTTCCATTCTTGTCTTTATATCTTGAGTCAACGTAATAATCAGGCATGAAAAGACCAATTAAGGAGTCTGGCTTCTCCCAGTAGTTAGGTATGCCGTAACAGCCAAAACGAGCCGGGTTATAAAATACTGTCTTTGGTCCTTCTATCTTCTTCAAGAACCCTGACGTACCTAAGTTTACAGCAATACCCAGCTTAACGCCTTCTGTTTTGTTTTTTAAGGTCTCAGCTTCGGCACCGATAACCGTAACGATATCATCAATCAAACCAAACTCTTCTCTGATAATGGTAAAGCGCCGGCCACCAACAAATAGTGCCGCATTTTGATACACACCAAACTCCAACGTGCTACCAGATCCTTTGATTTCTTTGGTAACGGAATCGGTATACTGGTGTTTTACTTCACCATCACCCCATGCACCAACAAGACGACGATATAGTGGGGATGGAAGTATTATGCCGTCTTTGTTGTATTTACCGGGCATGTTTTTATAAAAATCCAGTATCACGTCAGAGAACCCCTTGACCTTTTTGCTATCTACACTGCCTATGCCAAATCTGTTGTTATTGACACCGAGATCTCCTATATTTTCCCAGTCCCGTACTCCTCCGGTAAAGAACTCATGACATACGTGACCACCAGCCACCGCCATTGTCTTGGTACTGTTACGGGCTCCCATAATGGTGGCGTCCATCATGTCGTTCTCGTAAAGTATTTTTCCAAGCGGCTTGCCCTGTGGCTCTTTAACCAGGTAGTGCTCTGTGAGGTAATCCCAGGCCCTCACATATTTTTTCATCTTGCCATGCTTATCATATAGGTTGGGGTTACTGTCAAGTTGCTGGCGTTGAAAATAGTCTAGTTCGACATTTCTCTCTACGTAATCTACCACCAGGTTAGATGTGAAAAACTCGTCCTCGGAATACCCAGAGAACCCATAACAGCAAAGGAGATAGGTGAATATGATCCACTCTCTATCGGTAAGGGTTAGGAAACTTACCTTTTTGGTATTAAATTTAGTTGTGACTACGCTTCCTACAAATATGTTTATTTGCCAGCAAAGCTTAGGCATCATGTGTATCCAGGTGCCTTCGTCATTAATCCATCTACCCTCAATAACATTTCTTATCTGCTGGTCCCAATACTTATCTCTTTCAAGTAAAGGGACGGCATCGTGATTCCTATTGTAGAACAGTTCACGGTTTTTTATCTGGTATGGAAATATGCTCGCTACTTTCACTTACCGACAAGACCCTGCTCCGCCCGCGACGGAATGTAGTTTCCTATGCCGACTGCTTGATTTAACTGCCTGGCGGCTGTCAAATCTTTCCTGATCTTAAGTAAGTTGCTTATAGCATCCTTTACCTTGGCCTGTCCCTCCGTTTTAAGCTTAGCGTTCTGAAGAGTAGTGGGGACCTGTGTCTCGTAAAACTGTTCTGTCTTTCTAAGGTCCCTTAATGTTCTTGCAAAGTCAATTTCTAATTCTGGAACCAGTTCTAAATATTTTTCTTGTTGCTCTATTACATAAGGATCTGTTGGATCAAAATCCGGATACGCTTTTTTCACGTATTCCAGGCGACGAGCATCGTCAGTCTCCATAGCTATTTCAGAGCGCGGATCATAATACATTTCTATGGCATACATCATATCACTACTACCTGACATTGCAACAAACTCATCGTCGAATGCCAGGCATAGAGTAGGATGTTTCTGCCAGAAAGTTTCCATTTTATCTACAAACCTTAATAGTTGAATAAACCAGAGAGTCCTTGGTAACTTTTACTACCGAAGTAATTGTACTGTCTTTACAAACTACCGCACCACCGATCGAATAGGCTTTCAAGTCTGCAATATGCAAATAAGTTAATCCTCCTATTGCCTGACATTGTATTTTAATATATCTAGCTTTGTTATTAACCGGAATATCTAAAGACTGGTTTGGTTGCAAATACCCGTTTGCTGCATAAATCGGATTTGGTTGGTTGTAATCTCCAATTACCGGAGGCATATCATTGAACAACCAAACCTTTAAATTTCTTATTCGCCCATTACAACAGTCAACGCGTGAATAAATTTTTACGTTTCGAATATCTTTTATTGCCCCTAGATCGACATACAGCCATGGTGCAACTTCGGCGTTGGTGTGATTAAAGGTCCTCATATTGTCATCTACGGCGTTCGAAGCCGGATACCCACCATACTCAGAGCTTTGAAAAGCTTTAGCGCCCTTGGCTATATTAACAGGATTGGCGGTATCAACAGGGGTAGGAGGAGGTGGGGGTGGAGGTGTTCCGCAATCCATTGGCACACATCCTGAATTCACCGCACTCAGTATCTTAGCTTGTGGGAGAGGACCAAAGCCATTGGAAAAGTTTATTCCAATAGATGTCAGGTGACAATAACTCATAATGGTTCCTTTTCCCGGCCCAGGTGTCGGTCCCGGTGGGCACGACCCTTCCTGGGTATAACAATTGTCGATCGGTCCGCCTGGCCAGGTGCAGCTATGGGTGTGGGGAGAACTAAGGTTGTGTCCCAGTTCATGCGTAATAACCTCAACGCTCCACGAAAACGGAATGCTGGCAGCTGGCGTTCCTGGTGCAAATGTGGCATAGTTAAACATTGGTTCAGCTACAGAAAATCTGTAGGCTGGCGCACAAAGGCCGTTGACATAAGCTATCCCTGACAGGGCGCCGCCATTCATTCCTCGGACTAACTGCGCCAGGTTACCCTTATAAGCTGGATCGTTTACTCGTCTCTTAGAAAAATCGACAAGGGCTTCCGCTGTGTTCTTTGAATATCCATCAGGGGCAGTCCATACATACATATAGTTGATATTAACTGTAATTCCTGCAGCAGCATAAATAGATTGGCACCCGGCAAATACTCCAGTGAACCAGTTTACTCCCGCAGCAACCGTACCGAAGTGTTGATATACTTCATAGGTAAGTTCGTAGTCTATCTTTACGCATGGGTTACCAACCGACTTAACCCTTATCGTGTTTTTTAGCTGAGCCTCTACTGCCCTGATCAGGCTATCGTTTTCCACGGCATCACATTTAAAGGTGATATCTCCGTTATTGCTCTGTTCCATTATAATATAATCAGGTCCATATTTCCCTATGTTTAGATTGCCAAGGTCTTTACTGGATACCATGCCGGTAATCTCGCCATCCACAATAGATATTGTGACTACCGATGTCGGATCCCCATCTATTGTCCCGCTGAAATACTTTCCGGGTTCATATAATACCCGGCCATTGTTTGTCTGAACAGAGAAGTCTTGTGAAAACAGATTAAGTCTTTTAAGGTTTAGGGTAAGAGCCTTCCCATCAAAAGGAACCGCCACATCAAAGGTATTTAGAGCGGTGGAAGACAGAAAGGCAACACCGGCAGAATCTATCTGCAGTAGCGAATGGGTTCCTATCCCTTCCAGGCTTATCGCGTTTTTTTCTTTGAATAATAGAACAGGGATGGCCGGATTACAGCCAAAGACCATGATAACGGCCAACAAAAAAAAAGTTTTCATGTTTTTTTCCTTTTAAGAAGGTGTTTTAAATAAAGATATATCAAAAAAAACCAAAACGCAATAAAGATCGCGAACAATATGCATACGCCAACCGCTACCACAAACAACCAGGGATATGTTGGAACCCATACCCATTTCCACGGGATATCTACAAAGGTTTTTAACCCTAAAAAGATTAGCTGAACTACAGCATAGGCAACAATTCCTAGTTTTTCATCGCTCATTGAGTCTTTCGTATTGTGCCGTATAGTTCAAGAGTCACATTCGCCTTGTCAGGATTATACACCAGCTGCCCAATATTGTTGGGTACCTTTAGCTTTTTGTCATCCTCCAAAAACAACCTGATTGTAGCCCAGTAAGGACCACGCTCAACTCCGGTATCTGCCCGGCCTGAGTTAAAGTTAACCTCTATGCCGTCTTCTCTGATCGAGAATCCATCAGAACAAGGACAGTTGATGATGTAGTCAACTATCTTGCTTCCAAGCTGGTTAGTTGGAATATCACACAGTTCGTTTGGGTTTTTAAACGGTAAAAACAACTTTACAGTTGCACCAGAAACTAGTTCCCCATAAGACACTTCTGTCGTGAATCGAGTCTTATACTCTGCTGAATTAAACACTTTCTCCATAGCCTATAATTAATTTTATTTTATATAATAATTTGTTTTTTTTGTAAACTACAGGGTCTCTTTCTACCGCCCCCCACTTGCCAGCGCTGCACTCCGCGTCAAGGTCATAAGTTTTTTCAGGCATCTTACAACCACAGTCAAGGCACTTGCCGGCCTCAACACACGGTTGACATACTATTTGCCTAACAAGTACTTGCTCGAGGATGTGGGGCTGAAGAAACATGTCAAAAACCACTCCCTTGACAAAAGATACCCACTTAACAGGACTAACCATGTCTCGTATCCGCATTCCAAAAAGCATCCAATAACTGTTTCCGTTGTCGCTTTTTTTAAGATGCAGCCGCAGATCCGGATTCCTGGACTCCCACTCCTGTATTAAGCCTGATAATATGACCAATAAGACAACAAAGATCATTTTAGCATCATTTCTTTATCCATGACACATTCTATGTATCCGGTGGGTATTAACACCACATAATTTTTGTCGCTTCGTTTCCTGAATGGCCGATGATCATAACTATACAGTTCAAGGAACTTTATAATATTGACCTCTCCAAGATATTGTGGAGGAAGTTCCCGCTTGTCATTCGGATAGGCTTTGTTATGATACACAACAGTATCATATTCTGGATTGGGCACAGGTGGCTTGGTAATGTCGTTAGAAAGCTTGATAATGTCTCCGGCCTTAAACTTGGGAGAGTCTACTAACACCTTGGCAAAAGGAAACATGTTTAGCTTTCCTTTTTTAGAGTCCCCGTTTTCGGAGTCCCCTAAGATGGCGTCCGCCGTAGGGTCTATTACTAGACCACTTTCTCTGTATATGAATAACTCCGCCAATACGTAATCGGGAGTTGGTTTTGTCTTAGCCAGCTGTTCAGCCAGGCGGTTGTCTGCATCAAACAACCTAAATCGTTCTAATGAATCCATTTAGGTTATTGGTTTGAGTGGTTAACAACTTCGTTAAAATTCTTGCACACTATTCTTTCAATAGCGCGCATAAAGCCCTTGCACTCCTTGGCGTCTCTTATGATTGTCGTGCCAGCGGGGTCGTCATTTTTTACTCCCTTGTTTGTTTCTGGACGCACTGAGCCGTTCGAGGCGGCTACATAAAGCTCGGTAAGCGCCGTAAGCTCTGGGATCGTCAATTTCTCTGCCATTTCTAAACCGTTTTTTGTAGTAATACATCTTCGGGGCATATCCCGAATCAATCAACATTCTTCTAACTACAAGAAGGCGATAGAGCTTGTCCCGTTCTCTAGCACCATTACTTTCCCTTATCTTCTTTATTTCCCGACGAATAGCCTTATTAACCACCCTGTATTCTGGCCTAAATGTGCCGAAATACTTAATTTTAATAACAGGCATTTCGTCCTGAGACATAAAGAACTTTATGGTGTACCAGAAGACTTCTACGGCTCTCATGAAGTCTCCGTGTACAAAACCTCTTTCTTTTTCTACCTCTTCAATGATAAAATTTTCAATATCATCGATCATAACTTCATATGGTAGTCAACAACTTCTTTTTTCACCATGGCCTTTGCCATATCGAAAAGCACAGGCGGAAAGACAAAGGCCTTTCCGCTAGACTTCATCCAATTTGTCTTTTTTATCCTAGTAATATAGGTATATCTGTATCTAACCAAAACCAAGGGGACATTTAGACTAGCTATCCATCCCCTTGAAGGTTTATTTCCTGACGCAAAGAACTCTAACATAGCAGAATACAATGATCTTTGTTGTACACTTAACCACTTGCTTCTGTCAACGTTGAGCACCATGTATGTATACACGGCATTTGCTATTCTCTTTCTTGTATCTACACCAGATATGTCTTTAGTCACTTCCATAACACAGACAAATATATAATCTTTTTGGGATTATACATACTTATGCCGCCATTTTCCACGGTTTTAAGGCATAACTCCACTTGTCTCCAGCACTCAAGGTCTTAGCCTGAGAGCTTGGATGTGTAGCAAAGATGCCACGCACGATTTGTAGATAGTTGATGACCGCCCCTACCAATATCATTGTGGCCTGAACAAAGTGCTCAGAGAACAATGCCGGCGCCCAATCTGGCAACCCAACCACCTTGGTTCCAAGTAAAACCAAAAAGGTTCCAATGCCAATCCAGGCAGAAGTCACCTTGGCCACCCATGCAGGTAAATTTTCCATAATTATTTGTTGTTTTAAATTAAAAAATATTTCTATCAAATATATACACAATCTAGGATATAACCAGTTTTTTGGTCTTGGCTATCTCATCAATAAACCACTGATCGCTTGGATGCCGGCGCACCAGATGACCTTCGTCGTCAACCCCTTTGTTGATCCATTCGAGATACCTTGCAGCCTCTCCCCTCATGTCATCAAATCGCTGTTGGCCCCAAACCTCAATCATCATAGACTCCATGGCAGCTACGGTCTCTGGTTTGTCTACATTGTGCCTGTAACAGCATATTCCGCTATTAACCGGATGGGTCCACAGTTGGTATATGTGTGATTTAGCGTAATAATGAGATACCTGGGCCGTATAAAGTCGGTTTGTAACTCCCTGCAAGAAGGGCTTCCTGTCGATCCAGCAAAAAGATGTCAGTCCTTTTTTTTGGTAGAAAGGGAATATTTTGGCCCGCCAATGATATTGTAGCTTTGCCTTTAACTTCTCCCGGTCATGGTTGGGAGATATTCGCCTCTTTACAGCCTGGTAATATTTTTTTTCTTTGCCCTTGCTTTCTTTTATAGAAGCCTTCCATGCTGATATCTTCTCCCGATTGCATTCGTTACAAAAAGCTCCTTCCTTATAGAAAGATCCATGAACTTCACATACTGGCATATTATATCAACCTAACCCTGAAAAGAACTTAATATTCCAATACCAAAAAGAAATACAAATAAAAAAACTACTAGCAGCTTTAAATTCAAATATTTATTCATTAAGGATATATTTTTAATTCAAAAAATAGCTGACCCCAACTATCAGTACTTAATAATCCACTAGGGGTACAATCAAAAACCTCTAGGAACAATTCATTATCTCCATATCGGGTTAATCTCCCAAAAGGAACGCCACTTATAGAGTACCATAGGTTATTACTAATTATAGGCTTAGACAATAATATCTTATATTGACCTTTTGATTGATATTCCGTAGCAAAAGTCACCAATGGAGCATTCGTACTTTGAATTACGATTCCTGGTTTAGAGTTTGACATTGAATATAAGTATCCGGATATTGCTTTCATATTTTGTTTATTGATATACTCTTATTTCAAACGGCACGTTAGTCATCGCATTGTCTGAATAATTACCTATAAATCCTATTGAAGAAAAAATATAAAAATTATCAGAATCGCCACCACCACTATCTAACGTATAAAAATATACGCCTTGTGATTGAGGTGATATAAAATACATAGTTTTACTAGGAGGAAAAGCCCCTGTCTTTGTAAGAACATAATTTCCTGGACTTGTTCTTGTAAAATGTCCTGGAAGGATGTTCAACGTGTTTTCTAACACTGTTGCAGTAGGGGCGTTGGTGCCAGATTGGTTCAACAATGCTGAGAAAACTTTATATAATGAACCACTAGATATCTTCTCAATAACTCCATTATTATTCCCCCAATGTTCTAAATCTCCTGTACCTGTATTCCTAAATGTTTGCTGAGTACCAACAGGGAGATCTGCTAAAGTAGGATCAGTATTTATAGTGGGAAACTGATATAGATGATCTGAACTTACTATTGATTTCATCTTTTGTAAATTATGATTGTGGATGCAGATGTTATTCCGCCGAAATAAAGTTTATAATCATCTTCAGAAAAAGCATTTACAACAAACGTATTCCAGCCTACTACGGTGGCAGTACTGGTCAATACATCTGTACCTCCTGGCGTTGTTCCTATTGTCAACGCGGCAAGAATTGAATTAGATTTTACTTTTATCATATCTACTTCTGATCCGCCAGATATTTTTAAGTTAAAATCTGTAGCTGTGGTAATCTTGGAGCGTTTATTACAGCACTCTTTGTCTTCAAGCGCCTTAATCCTTTTTTCTAATTCTAACCAATCCATGTGATTTTATTGTTTTTAAAGCTTCAATATAACGATTCCTCGCTTATTTGCAAGGATAAGGATGTTAATGTTTAACTGATCCAGGGTTTGGCCGGTTTTTTCAACACATAAGCTGACAAATCTTTTTTTAAGAGCGGCTGGCTTATCGTATTCTATTACGTAAGTATCTCCTGGGCGCATACGCTCAACATTCGGCCACAGGTCCTCTTTTTTCATCTGAAAATGAGGGGATCGGGTTGAATGATTGAATTTTATGTCTTTTTCTATTTTAAAGTCAATCATATTTAAAAAATCTTGGTGATATCTGTTTCAATACCACCAAGTCATGACCAAATTTAATGCTTAAAATTTAATACTTACAGGTACAAATATAATAAAAAAAGGTATGACGAACTCGCCATACCCATCCAAAAATTACTAATCACAAAAAAATGTCTTAAAAAAGGCGGCATTGCACCGCCTTTCGGGGATCGTTATCCCCCGCCAGTAGTAGGTTTTATTTTTGAGGCGAAGTAATGACTATACCTGCCCTGAATTGACTTTGAACTGACTTGGTAAAAGGAGTGTTGTATTCGGCTAATAGCCCTAGTGCGCCAGAGATAGGTACAATCAATGTACTTTCAAGCGCCGCAAAGTTCTTCATATCCAGGTTATGCATAACATAAACCGGCGTAAAGCTCAGCGTAACCGGATAACCGCTTTCAACAACTTTCTTGGCAAAATCTATCCCAGCAAAGATCTTTGTCTCCTGGGGAGTAAAGCTTGTTGCTCCTGGTAATAGTTTATAAGCCAGACCGCCATGTAATACTGTTTCTATTGCCCCGCTACCAATGACCTTATAAGGGTACACACCTATGGAAATTCCTTTATCTCCATTCAAAAATCCTCCAAGGCCTTGTCCGAAATCGATATTAACATTGCTCACAATAGGCAGCTTTAACCCGCCAACAGAGACATCATAGATAATCTTTCCGGACAATAAAATATTATCCTTTAATCCGTCTGTGTGGTCATTGAAGGCTGTGGTAAGTGTCGATCCAAGCCACAGGCTGTGGACAGATACGCTTTTGACCAGTTCCGGTCGCTCCCTGTTAAAAATAGCATATGGCGCCTGGGCAAAGGTCGTTGCCAGCACCAATAACATAGGTATTAGTAAACTTAATCTTTTCATGTTGTTTTGATTTATTTAAAGGGGCAAAGGTATGAATTTGGCACAATTTCCCCAAAACTTTAATGTATGTGTTTAAAGTTGATTTTTTAGTATTAAAGTTATTTGTTATTCCAAGTTCCAATTTTGAGGTAATCTTCTTTTTTATTTTAGGCTATACCCTCAACTTTATTAATGTGGACAACCCCTAAACAACCCTAATCCGCGACGGCAATCATTTGTTTGTGCCAGGCTGCTGATGTTATGCTCAGGCTCATAGAAAGCCCATAAACGCCGTTTTGCATTTTGGGTGGAATGTTTTTGCAGATAGTATGGCTTATAACGTCTTGCTTCGCGCCTGAACCTCAAGGAAGATTTTCTTTTAACCACTGACGGCAATTTGCCGAATCCCGGGATAACCTTCAATAAGCCAATACCTAAATGCTCGGAGGAACCTCACTGCTATACCGCAGGTTTACAAAACCTCCACCGAGATACAGCCTGTACCCTTTCTAATGTAGTGCTGCACCTGGGTTTGTGATACTAAATAGGAAGGCAAAAAATGCTCGATCCGATTAGTTTTGTTTCTGAGGCACACCGATGGATCGAGCTGATATCATACCCGGGGAAGGTATAAATTTAAGTCTTTCTACGATGTGTCTCAGAAATTATCACGAAGCAAATGTATTAATAAAAACAGAATTTCAAAATTAAATAAAAAAAATATTTTTTCAACTTCACAATAAGTTTGTATATTTGTCTCCATAGATATTGACAAAAACCCTGTATATGTATGGCAACAAAAGACCAGTATTATCGACCAATAAATATGGTAAAAGAATCTAAACAACACATGGCCCAGGAGCAAAGCACTAAGGACATGGCTATATCTGTAATAAGCCGGGTCAAAGATGATTTGATCAAAATAGACCAGGCCTCCTTTCAGCTAGAATATATCGAAAGAATAGAGGTCTTTCTGAGCTGCGCCAAGTCTATTTGCAAGCCGGAAGTAATTACCGAAGAGGAAAAGAAATCAATTTTAAAAATATTAAATATAGATAATGGTAAGAAAGGCAATAATTAAAAAGCTACGTAAAGACGTTGACGGAATATATTCGTCCTATTTACAAACCAACGGTAGTTGGTCAGGAAGGGATCACTGGATTCTAATTTATCCTATGCAGTTTTTTGGTGATACCGTACAGGCCTTGGAACACCTTGAAAAGATTAGCGAGCCGGGAGAGGTGTATGTAATAGAATTCGCATTTGTAAAAGAGTGATCCTGCCTAATGGTTAAAATGATTGTCACCGGGTCCAGGGATTTTAATTACCTGTCCTACATGTTTAAGGTATTGGACGGTATACTTATGAAGTATAAAAAAGACATCAGCATAATTTCTGCCGGGCGAAGGGGCGCCGAAACTAGGGGAGAGTGTTATGCCAGAGCCAACAGGTATTCATTGATAAAGATCCGTCCGGACTTCAAAACACTTGGGTTAGACGCACTATTGGTGGCGAACAGGGAGATGATTGATATAGCCACACACTGCATATGTTTTATCAATAAGCACGACCCGGAGATGGAGTTGCTTTTGAAGATGTGTGAAGAAAAAAAGATAAAGACCAAGCGCGTTTTTTACGACAAAATAGTTGACTGGATAGACGTGGATAACCTGCAATTTACCTATGATGAAATCTAATGTCCTTACTGACGAACAAAAACTAGAGGCCATCATGGTTGTTCAGTCATTAAAGCTGTTAAAGATAACCAGGGCCAGGCATAAGGTTTTTGAAGAACTTTCTAACGAAAGCAATTATTATAATAGACTTAGGTTAGAAAAGGAGTTGGCGCTACTGGACGACGACAGAGACAAGGCCGCAGACCTGCTTACTCTTACATTTGATTAATAGTTTATTAAAATAAATTAATATGCCAGAAGAATATGGTTTTATAGCCCTTAGTAAAAATAACTGGAAGGGTATTTCGTCTAATGAAAACATCAATACAGGCTGCCTACAAAGAATAGCCGCCGCCACAGAAATTATGGCAAGCAACTATCAAAGAATGGAAGCTGAGCGTGACATGTATAAACGTTGGTATTATGACAGCCAGGAAAGGCATAAGGTCTTAAATAGAAAAGTAATCGCCTATCGGGGAGTAATTACTAAGCTTAAAAATATGTTGGTAGATGCTAAAGCAAAAAAATGAACACCAACGATATCACCATAAGTATTAACATCAATGCCGTCCGGTCTTCTTCCTTGATCATAAGATTAAAATAATTTGTCAATGCAAATATATAAAAAATGAGTGAAAATAAAATTTATCGAATAATGGCTGACGGAGCATATGTGGAGTTGACTCCCGGCAAACACGTACATTCTGGATGTGGTTTTTTGGTTGAAAAGGTTGATAATAAAAATGGCAAGGTTGAAGTGTTTTCCGCCACTTACACTAACAGCCATGTTCAATATTCTGAATCTACAGACAGAAAAACCTATGAGAAGAAAAAAAGGGAGATGCTAAAATTTATAAACAAACTTATTATGAGCAAATGTGCCCAGTAAATAAAAAGCTATACCCGGAAAACTGGGATTCTGAGCTGCGGCCAAGGGTGTTAGAGCGTGCCGGAAACTGTTGTGAGACATGCAAGGTTCCTAACTACCAAGTTGTATTTAGAGGCGTTATGGATGGTGTAGAGGTCTACCAGTATGCAACCGGTGAAATTTTTAACTCAGAGACCGGAGAATATATTGCCACGGATTTTTATGCAGACATAGTTCCGCTTTCCGGAGATCCCAACCAGGTTGCTATAAAAATTATTCTTACCATAAGCCACCAAAACCATGATGTCTCAGACAATAGAATGGAGAACTTAAAGGCACTTTGCCAACTTCACCATAACAGGCACGATGCTCAATACAGAGCCAACAACAGAAAGAGACGGCGGTGGCAGTTGGAAATGTTTTAATTTAATTTATATTTGTATTGCGGAATGGAGAAGTTGGTATCTCGTAGGGCTCATACCTCTAAGATCGGTGGTTCAAGTCCATCTTCCGCTACCATCATATTCATTTAAGGTTTTTTAGAATTTAGTTTGGGAGCTTGAAAAAGCTCCCTTTTTTAAGCGTTTTTTTAATCATTTTTAAATATTTATCTTTATGCGATTAGCGGCAATTGAGTAGCTGCTAATCGCTTATGTGATAGCAGCATTTCTCCTTTCGTTTACCGGGGTTCCTATAATTTATTTTTACCCCAAAAATTAGAAAGCAAAAGGGACCTTTACCGGGTCCCTTTTTTATTTCATATTTCAAAAATATATCTATATACACTTGTATTATATATACAAAGCTGTTATATTTGCATCATGGAAGAGCAAATAGTGGACATAAAAAGCGCAAGACGAGCCGTGCTTGTGTTGAGGGCTGTAAATCACAAGCTTAGGGGGCGCATTTTGCCTTTATTGCACGACAGGGATTTTATGTCAGTCACAGATATATATATAGCTTTAAGGATAGAGCAGTCTGTGGCTTCGCAGCATTTGGGTATATTATTACGAGCAAGGCTTATCACAAGTCAAAGGAGTGGCAAGTTTGTATACTACTCGATCGACAAAAAAAGGCTGGCAGAAGTTGAGTCACTTATTAATAAGATGCAAGGATGATTTGTATTACACACGGAAGAGATTTAGATGGTTGGGCCAGCGGAGCTATTGTCAAGCATAAATATCCTCAATGCAAGATTATTGAATGGGACTATGGGCAGCCTATTCCCTGGGAAAGCATTCCTTTTGGGGAACATGTTTTTATGACCGACATAAGTTTTCCAATGGAGGATATGCAACATTTGTCAGGGAGATGCGGGCTTACGTGGATTGATCACCATATTTCCGCTATAAATCAATACAACCTATATCATAATTTTTCCTGCAGGGCCTTGCTGGATACCACCATTTCTGCCTGTGAAGCTACATGGAAGCATTTATTTCCCGACAAGGGTGTCCCGGTTGCCATACAGTTGCTTGGAGAATACGATACATGGCGATATTCCGATACTCCTCGCTGGGAAGAAATAATATTGCCGTTTCAGTATGGAATGAGACTTCGGTGTAGTTCGGTTGACACATTTGATTCTTTTCTATTTAACGACGCACCCTTAAACAGATTATTAACATCGGATGACGAGATATCATTAATAATAGAAGAAGGCAAAACCGTAATAAAATATCAAAGACAAATCGACCAAGTTCAATGTAAAAAGGCCTGGGTAACACAGTTTTTTGGTTTTAGGGCATTGGTAATGAATGGAAGCCAATTTAGTTCCCTTTCCTTTAAATCGGTATATGATGAAAGCCTTCATGACATTATGATGGTGTTTCAATATAATGGCGCCATTGATAAGTGGGTTTTTAGTATATATACCACCAATGACATTGACTGCTCGGCAATAGCTAAAGCAATGGGTGGAGGAGGGCACGCAAAGGCCGCAGGTTTTGAACTAGATAATGCTTCCTTTGTTAGTTTGGATGTTTTTCATCGACAGGAGACATCCATATCCAGAGAACAGTTTATAAAAAAGTGGGGAAACTGTAGCGATAACGACTACGGTGGGGAAGAAGATTTTATTAAGGATCTTGACCTATTAATTAAAAGTAAATGAGTCTTGTTTCTGTACTAATTAAACAGTTTAAGGATTTATTCAAGCGCAAAGAGCCTGTGCCGGGAAGCAAGCGCTGGTGTCGGAAAACGAAGAGGATGCTTAAAAAAAAGTATCCCAGGGGAACAGACATGAGGGGATTGAAAATATATTATGACTATTACTTTATGTTTCAGAAAACAAAAGAGGATAGGTTGGCTGAAATCTATAAAAACAAAACAATATGATTGCTGATAAGGAAATAAAGTCATTGGGGTGGATACCACTGGTTTCTCACGGAGAAATCGTCAAAATGTATGTAATTGGATCTTTTGTTTTGGTAGCTACAAAACAACATGTGGTTATTACGCAGAACGACAAAGGGAATCCATCTACAGTGTATAAGAGCGATGATGCTGACTGTTTTAGGATTAAGATAGTAATGCGGCATTTAAAAATACCAATTAATGGATCTTTAGACCCAATAGTGACGGCAACGGATACGCCAAGACAAGGAGAACCACTTGCTGAGACTCCAATAAAACCAACTGATGAGGTAAGGCCAAAACATGTATTTGATCGGTTTAGGGGAACTTATATAAAAGACCTGGGCCATATGGTTTTGGAGTGCAAAATATCTCTGTATAGTTTAGTGGATCCAAAATTGTCACTTGAAATATCTTCCTACAGGGTAGGGGAAAAGGGAATTGTTATAGATAATAATGGCTGTCCAAAAGAAACATATTCTAACATTTCTTTTGTCATAGGCGTAGACCAGGCGGTGGAGGCATATTTTTTGGCTTTCCAAAAAACTCACTTGCTATGAAAGTAGTAATAGAATGTCTTGATGGAGGTGAAATAGTATCAGACTATTGCTTTAAGGGGTGTCTCGGTGCAAGAAATGCTGGACATGATGTGATATTGATGCCTTTGTCGCAATTATCGATGGTTAAAGACAGATCTTTTTTAAAGGATGTAATGCCTATTGGATCTATAATGTATATGACTTGGTTTTTTAATTACGTTCATAACATGGAGGTTCCGGCGCCCTTAAAAGTTCATAAGGTCCCTGGCTTGTTTGATCTGAATTGGGCGGAAGTAGAGACTAAGGATAAAATACGATATCCATCGTTTGTCAAGCCGCTGAATGACATAAAAAAGTTCGCTGGTTTTGTAGCTAAGTCAATCGAAGATTTTGACTTATATCCTGAATTAAATGGCTGGGATGGACCATATTTCTGCTGTGAACCTAGGCGTTGTAATATTGATTCAGAGTGGAGAATATTTTATCACAGAGGAAAGATTGTAAACGTAAGTCATTATCGTGGAGATCCTATTGTTCTTCCAAATGATTTGTGGGGATCTGCCGGTGCCTTTACCAGGGATATTAATGATAACATAGAATCTTTGCCATTGGCCTTTACGGTTGACGTAGGCGTCGATATGGAGCAGGAATATACCTTTCCAATTGAGCTTAATGATATGTGGGCTATTGGTCCGTATGGATGTCCAGAGGACGTTTATTTTAAAATGCTTAAAGATCGTTGGTTTGAAATTTTAAAAGGAGATAAGATATGACGATATACTTGGATTTTGACGGAACAGTAGTTCATCATGCTTATCCTAAAATAGGTAAGTATAATGAAGGGTGCCAGGAGGTTCTTAATAAGCTTCAGATGGCCGGTCACAACATTATACTAAACACACGCCGGGTGGAATTTAATGACGGATCGCTGGAGGCGGCACTCGTATACTTGACCGAACTAAATCTTCAACGGCCCATCGTTGAGTTCTCCAAGACAAAAATTGATCCTGGGTTCTGGAAGCGCATGAAGGATGAAAACATTTTGTTTATCGATGATGAGTGTATAGGAATTCCCGTAATAACCAATCCGTTCCGGGTTGACTGGCATGAGATTGACAAACAACTTACACAAGAAAAAATCATTTAAGAAAACTACCATGATATCAACAATCCTACTTCCGTTATTTCTCTTTTTCAAGGAGTTCCGCCAACCGGAAGGTAACACGTTCGTTAATTACCGGGTTGAGACCGGAGACATGTTTTACGATTCAGGAGGGAAAGACGGAAACTACCTCAACTGCGATGCCCCTGGCGACCGATGTTTGTCTACGGCCCACATTTGCGGAGCGGGAGTTGTCAGCATAGTGATAAATAAGCTTAGCATATTCCCGTCAATTGGCGGAGACAACCTGATCATATACTCTGGGCTGGAAGAACTTTACAACAATCTAAAAGATGCTTCGCCGGTGGGGAAAACCATTACAAGCCGTGCGCCGGACGGATGCCTTACTATTACTTTTATGGCTACTTCATTAAATAACAGTTATGGGTGGGAGGCCACGTTTTTGGTTACCACGCCTACGGTAATACAGACAGAGCCGTGCCGGTATACATGCAGGGCCAATGCAGAAGTGTCTCTACCCATAACCTACCAGGATCTTGTCATGAACCCAACCCCTGGCTGTAACTATGATCTGACCTTTCTTGACGTAGCCGGAAACATGGTCGATCAGAGAAGCTTAAAGCCAGGGCAGACATTCACCTATAAAGCCGGAGATACCAACGTTAATTATTGCTGGGGACACGTAAAAATCAAACCATAATATATGAAAGTATTATTAGAAGGCCACCGCTACATAGCGGCCAATTTTGAAAACCCAGACCATGGTCAGGTTATTCAGTTCATACACAAAGAGCCCATAGTTGCAGGGCAACCGGAATTAGAAACCCTGAGTGATGGTACTACCAATGAAGAATTGTTGGCTGTGCTTATCGACAGGATCCAGTATCTTAATAAAAAATTCCCAAGCAGGGAAAATAGCATTGTGATCACAAAGCTCGAGGAGAGCCTTATGTGGTTGAATAAGAGGACTGCAGATCGTAAGAGTAGAAATGTTGAAGGCAAGGCAATGGTGTAGACGAAGGCCGCGCTCCCTCAGCGGCCTTTTTTAAACTTTGAAACATGATAAGAGTTACAAAAAATCTTTATGTAGGAGACAAGAGCGAATACGCTAATGCTGTAGAGCATGGCGCCGCGATCGTGTGTGCTATGAATAACGGTGCAGGGAACTCATACCAGTCCAAAGTAGGCAAAAAAACTCCTGACCATCCAGACTACTTGTACAAGGAGGTGGGTAATGAGATTTACCTTAACATGATTGACGGCAAAGATCCTAAATATGTTCACGATGATATGATCGATGCCGCAGTGCGTTTTATTGATCGGAAGATAAAGGATCAGAATGTTTTTATCTATTGCTCCAAGGGAGAGTCCAGGGCTCCCTCGCTGGCCATGATATACATGATGGACAAGGGGTTAATCGCCAAAGACCGAACTGGAATAATGGAGTTTCACAGATTGTATCCTGGATATTTGCCAGGTGAGGGAATTAAAAAATATATCACTCATAGATATGGATTGAAATGAGCAATACAGTTAAAGAACTATTATACTGGATTGAACAAAATCCGCCGAAGGCAGAAGATTATGACTATACCATGATAGCCGGTGGAAAGTTTATAGCAACCTACCAGGACTCGGTTCGAAGAAATAGTGGCATGTCAGATGACTTAGTTAAAGCACTAAGAGAGGCGGAAGGAATACCCGAAGGTGCCTATCAATTCAAGTTGGTGGACATAATGAAAATAAGAAAATGACCCAACCCGAACTAATACGATCGAAGTATTCAGAAACAGGCCAGCGCCTAATGCTGTGTGATTTTTGGGATACCAGCAGGACGAACATTTTGTTCATTGACCTTGTTCCTCCTAACGAAGAAAGAGAAAAGTACTTTACGGACATTGCTAAGTCACATAAGTTTGGGGGAATATACCTATGCAGTGTTTTCCCCTGTATGATTGATAGTCCCTCAGACGATCAGCTTATAGCCTCCGGCAGCGCAGAAAACGACATGACCATTATGCAGAGTTCTCTTAAATGCAGTACTGTGGTATTTGCCTGGGATAGCACATTGCCACAGACTACGGGACGAGACCTTGAGCTTTTTAAAATTATAAAATACGCCCCGACAATGTATCATTCGAAAATAAAGATACTTAAGCGGCAAACAGATTTATTGTCTCGTGGGCCATTGTTATTACCTTATCCAGAAAATAAATAATCAAACTAAAAACGATACAATTATGTGGAAAAAAATAAACATAAATAAATTACCTGATGGGGTGGTTATTGCCAGACGAGGATCGCTAGCTCGTAGTGGATATTTAAAAACAGTTCCTGATGGAATGATTTTGCTAGTATCTGAATACGGCAGAGAGGTTCTTATTGAATGGCCGGAATGGTATATAAAGATATTTGATTTGCTAGAATTGCCTTTTGAGGCATCTGCAAAAGATATCTTGACCAAGGAAATTGCCAACAGCGCCTCCGGATTTAATGGAGTTATAGTCCACCCTAAGCTAGCAGACCGGCTTATTGAAGAAGGGGCTATTGTATCAAATGTATCGCCTGTTAATGGTTATTTGTTTCCTATAGAAACCCGGACTGGATTGGTACACCACAAAATCTATGTATCTTCAGACAACATGGAGCCAGAGCAGGTTATTGTTTTTTAATTTATAAATTATACTCAAAGATGAACTGTTTAGCATATGCGTTAAGGTTTTGGAGCGAGAACCCCAATTATAAATTGTGGTATAATAGCAATCATGTTATCAACATTCCAATTGGGCTCGATGCTACTTTTACTCATAATTCAGAATATCCTTACGCTATAGCCTACTCGCCAGCTGAGCAATGGGGATACAATTACTTTGCCAGCGCCTTCAAGGGGTTGTTGGATAAAGACGAAATGGAGTTGTTAAAGAAATATTTTAAGAAAAAAGACCCTATTGAAATAGTCGCAGAGGCCATTATGGCTAGCGATGGAGACTGCCTATTAGAACCCTATCCATTTTTGTCAGCAAGGTAAGCATGGAAGAGGATCGGATTATTGTTTTCACTATTCCTAAAATCAAATAAAATTTAAAACTATATGAATAATTTAGATTTGCAAAAGGAATTAAGCTTTGAAGAAGTACAGCGCTTCTTTTCTAAATGTAGCGAATATGAAGTGTCGAAAAATGACGACAATACAATTAAGTTAAACCTTAAATTCTTAAAGTCAGTTACTTATAATCCAACGACTAAAGAGCATACTCATGAATATCACAATATTGACACATTGTTATATAGACCAACATTGCAAACATTGATAAGAGACATAAATGGTCTTGGATATCGTAGCCATGCCATCAAACCTAAATAACAATCATTCACTCACATCAAAAATCAAACAAAATCATGTCAAAAAACTTTTTACCAGACTATTCGGATGCAGATCGGTTGCAGATACTAAAAGAAACGTCCGATCACATTGAAGAAACTACCTATTATCGTGATTTATCTGAACACGACATTGATGTCAAGAACGAGTCCTTTGTGGCCAATTGTATTGAGATATCAAAGCACGACGCAGAACTCAGCAAAGCAAAGCTGGTCCACAAAACAAATACCAAACCATTAGCAGCCATTAACGCAGTGCTGTTAGAGGAGATCAGCACCAGGAAAGAAATGGCTAAAGGGCTATTGTTCGGCATTGCCGACCATGAACTGGGCGTAATGAATACTTTTGACGAAAAAGGAGAGTTTATTTCATCCCGTAGACTTCGTCCTGACGAAAGACAGACCAGGATGGTTGTTCATCCAGGATTGAAAGCCGTTAACGATTAATTTTATTTCACTAATTAAATAATAGTTTATGCCAGAGCAAGTATTTCATATCAATGACGAGACCAGGCACCTCATTATCACCAACCGCAAAGGGTTAGATGAGGAAACTCCATATTCGTTTCACCAGATCGGTAGGATTGACAGCGTTTCGAGATTTATTAATTGGAGCCCGGAAAAAATTTCAGGAAAGCAGGCGCCTACTATTAACTCAATTATAGAGGTCTATCCAGATAAGGGATCAATAATTCTAATCATAGACCCTAACGATCGTTATGGGAACAAGGTTACCGGATCATTGGAATCGGCTCCCGATCTGGATCAATTTAAGATCAACACCAACAAGAAGTATGATAGAAACGATTTACTAAAACTTATTCGATTCAACTCATATCGTATAGATAACGCAAAACGGCTTATCGAGGAACTGCAAAAACTCAATATCAGTGCCAGTATTCAGTCTAAAAACCAAAAAGACCAAAGGGGTAATGTAGATAAACTTTTTTCTAAGAACATAGTTTCTGAGATACCAGAGTCGTTTGTAATTACTATGCCGGTTTTTAAATCGATGCCGGCAGAAAAGTTCCGGGTAGACATCGTCATGGAGGCTACGGATTCGTCTGTGGAGTTCTGGCTTGAGTCGGTAGAGCTACACCAGTTGATTGAAACGCGCAGGGCCGAAATCCTGGACGAAGAAGTTAAAAAAATTGAGGAAAGTGGATTCCTCGTCATCTATAAAAACTAATAAAATGGAAGTTGCAGTAAATAAAAAGTATTTAGCAGAACTCCCAAGTATTGGGATTGTGGAGGTGGTTATTATCCAAAAAACCAAAAGTGGCATGTTTATTTTCATAGATGGCCGTGGCGTATCTAAGTGGATAAGGACTGCTGATTTTATAGCTATGATCCTAGAAGAAATTTAAAGCTAACAAAAGTGAACGTAGCTCAGCGGTAGAGCAGTGGACTCTAAATCCACCGGTCATGGGTTCAACTCCCATCGTTCGCTCAAAATATCAGCCATGAAAGAGAAGCTTGAGAAGATCAATGAGGCTATAAAGACCTTAAAGGCGGTGAAGCGGGAGATTAAGCTGTCTAAGCTTTATGCGGACGATGTTAAGATCAGCATAGCTCACGAGGACAGCAGTATAACGATAAAGATCAAAGAGGGATGGGTTCAATCGGTGTAAAAATTTAATTTATGGATAGGAAAAAGTACGAAGAGGATTTAAAGCGTAGGCAGGAAGAGCATTTATGACAAATCCGGAGAATAAGATATGAAGTCAAGTTCTTTGGTATATAATACTGACTGCATGGTGGGTATGCCTCAATATCCCGATCACTATTTTGATCTGGCCATATGTGATATTCCCTATGGCATTGGAGTAGGTAAGATGGCATATTTATCAGAATTAAAGAACAGGGTAAGGCAAAAAAACGGAAGTAGGTTAAATGCCAATGCCAATAAAAAAGCCTACACAAAAAAAGAGTGGGACACAAACGTTCCTGGTCAGGATTATTTCAATGAACTTACTAGGATATCTAAGCATCAGATAATATTTGGAATTGAATATGTAACCTGGGATGGCGTGGGGTCCGGCAGGATTAAATGGAACAAAGGCACCCCCGATGGTGTAAGCTTCAAGAAGTATGAAGTGGCGTATTGCTCAATCATTGACCATGAAGTTGAGATCCATTTGCTGTGGGCGGGAATGAATCAGGCCAAAAGTCTTTCCGAGCCAATGGTTCAGCAAGGGAATAAAAAGCTAAATGAAAAGCGAATTCATCCTACACACAAACCAATATTACTATACCAAAGACTTATAGCCGACTACGGTTTTCCTGGGTGCCGGATAATTGACACGCATGTAGGAGGAGGCAGTAGCAGGATAGCGGCTGACATGACCGGGTGTGAATATGTGGGGTTTGAAATAGATCAGGAGTACTTCGAAAATCAGGAGAAAAGGTTTCGTGTCTATAAAAATCAACTAAATTTGTTTCGATCATGAGTCCAAAATCATACATATTTAAGAAAACCGGAGGCAAAAACATCAAAAAGAGAGAGCCTAAGTGGTTAAAGGAATACGCCAAGTCCGTCCAAAATTTAATGGATAAAATAGGATACTGTTTTACTGATGACAATGTACTTCTCCAATATTTTAGAAACAATAAACAATAAACAATGAAAACAATAACATTAGGACAGCTAAAACAATTACATGCCGCAGGTGAACTGGGTTCTTTTAATAGCAGAATTGATTTTGTATTAATAGATAACAGAAAAAACAGCGACGATACAGAAATAAACTTTGAAATAGATATGTTATGGTTAAAGACCGACAAACAAAGAGATCTGTTAACCCAATGGGGCTTTATAGAACCAAAATTTAAAGAGGGTGATTATATTATTCATCCAGAAGTTGGTTTTTGTAAAATAAGGACTATAATTGGGAATGCTATTGAATATGTTTATGAAGGAAGTACTTTGGTTTGTTCTATGCATATCGAGTCAGGTAATTGCAAAAACTCCCGACTTGCGACTCCGGAAGAAATAGAGGCCAATACCTTAATCAAATTAGAAGTAGGTAGTTATATTGTTGATCATTTTGGAAAAACAAACCAAATAGTATCAGTTGATTCAAGGGGATATGTTGAAGTTAAAAGAAAAGAAGGGTGGAATACGGCATTTTGGATTGGTAGTGACTTTCACAAAAAAGCAAAACTTGCAACCCCAGAACAAATAAAAGCATTCAATACCGTCTGGAATGAAGGTATTGAAGAAGCCCGTAAGTACAAGGATGGGCAACCGTGCTTGGTTAATTGCCTTAATAATCCCGGTGGTTGGTTTCTCAGATATGCAGACGGCAATGGTTTTTTTTATGATGCTTGTAAAAAAAGCGGGAAAACAATTATTACCTGGGATCGCCACATGCCACTAAACGAGACAACAATTAAAAATTTACCTGTAAATGAGTAATATATGAAAAAACAAGATTTTACATTTGATGAATGGTTTGACATCGTTTTGGGCAAAATAGAGAAAGGCGGATGGAATGGAGCGGTCAATAAAGATTCTTTTGATCTTGAATACTTAGAAGGCATGTCGCCAGAACAAGCTGCAAAGGAGTTTTTGGAAATACACCAAGGCTAATTTTTTAAAGTTATGAGTAGCATAGATCCAAGCAGAGAGATTGTTCCATGGAATCCACCTGAGAAAATGGACCTTGTGACTTATATTACAACTTGCTGCTTCTACGGTGAATTTTACAATCCATTTCAGCCATATACCGTTGATTATAGAGATGTATTTGGTATACGTGCCCCAGGTGATGAATTAAAGATGAAGTTATTAAAACTAGGATGGAAAAAAATAAACTAATCATATGAAATCAGGAGTAGAACTTATTGCCGAAGAAAGACTGGAACAGATCTTAAAACACGGCATAACAACTGAAAGAGATGTTGAAGAAAATTGTGATTATCAGTTACGTATTGGAGCAATGCGATTAATTGGTGATCGAGATGATTATCCTGCCCCTAATGGATGGAATAAGGCTCTGTGGGCTAAGATGATATCTAAACCACACAAAGATCGATTGATAATTGCCGGTGCTTTGATAGCTGCTGAAATTGACCGGATTCAGGAAGCGGAGAAAGACAAAAATGTCGAACCCAAATCAAAAACCTACCAAGAGATGCAAATGCTCTTAACCCTTTATAGCATAGATCACAAGGTAATAGACCTTACTGAGGACGGTAATGGTTATGGTAAGGTGATCTGCATTAAAAACGAAGACCTGAAAAAGCTTGAATATTTAAAACAAATCTCAAACGAATTAAACCAATGAACAGAAGTACTTTTTTAAAAACGCTCTTTGGGCTGACCCTGGCTCCCTTCGTCCCGGTCCACAAAAAACCAACCACATACAAATTTATGAGCCCAGACGTACTTCTCGGAGGCACCAGCTGGATACAAGAAAACTGTCACCGCTCCTATTCTATATCCCGGGATCCGGTAAATTCCTTTGAGTATGTGGATCGAAGCTTTACTGGTAACTCCATCTATCATCCTGGCACAGGATTCTTTGAGTACGCGGATACGCAAAATATGTACCTTTTTGACTCACAAAAACTTACCATGGGAAAATTGTCAAAAATGTTTGTTGAATTAGAAAAAACAAAAAAGTATCTTAGCACCATGAAATAGATTAAATTAATCACCGTCGTCCGGAATGATCTTGTCCCAGGATCGCAGCTTGTTCAGTCAATGCACGCAGCCATGGACTTCGCCCACAACTATTCACACTTACCTTCATATATTGCCTGGCGCGACAGCCTTTATATCGTAAGTCTGTCAACATCTCAGAAATCACTATTCGCTCTATGCGACAAGCTTGACAGCCTGCAGATCATTTACCAGCCATTTACCGAGCCCGACATGGGCAACGAACTGACGGCAATATGTATCGAGCCTACTGATGCGGCACTGAAGGCAGTATCTCATTTACCACTAGCATTAAACAATTTAAATCAAATATTATGAAAGGATGTAAATCATTGACACCAGAACAACTAGCGGCACTAAACGAAAGAGAGGAGCAGCGTTACAATTCAAGAACTTCTGCCCACCTATTCCAGAAAGAAAAAAGTTTATTTAAGCTTATTCCTTTTGACGAAAGTCATTACATAGCGGTAAGGCTTAATGAAGACTTTTCGCTGATCAGTGCAAGGCCGGAGAGCAGCGACCTTTTATTTCACGGCCCCAAATCACGTGCCATCAAGCACACCAAATTTCACCGGCGCTAAAACCTACTATTGTCGATGTGGGTGGGTAAAATCATTTCCGCTAACGGAAAACGGCTTGCTGATGTCAGCACAAAAGTTTAATAAGTGTACTTCTGTTGGTTTAAGCACATCAGCCCTGCTTTTGCCAACATAATGTTGGGCGTAGTTTTTCTTATGGAAATTAAAATTGATAGAAACGAAGAAAGAATGGAAGTCAAAAAAATTAAGATTTTCACTCAAAATAAAGAGTTCACCATTTACATTGACAAGTTTGGTGAATTGATTGTAAACAAAGAGCAATACGGAAAGGAAGAAAGCGGCATTGTTGTTAGACCTAAAGTGTCTAATGAAATTGGGTTGTCTTAAAATTACGCCCAACGTTTCCGCTATGAGTAGTGGCGGTTTTGGAACTACTCACTATCAAAATACAATAAATGACAATAGAAAGCACAAACGATAATAACAGCACGAACACCGCCATTACTTATAGCGATTGTTATGCACAGGTTTTTTCTCGTCTTTTTTTAGGGGATTGCCTTATTGAAAGCGATAAAATTGAAAATTATTCAGTTGATATGATTTTAACTGATTTACCTTATGGCACAACTGCTTGTAGTTGGGATGAGATAATACCATTTGAACCAATGTGGAAAATGTTTTACAGAGTATTGCGACCAAATGGATTTATAGTATTAACTGCTTCGCAACCATTTACAAGTAAATTAGTAAGTAGTAATATTGAAAATTTTAGTCATAATTGGGTTTGGAATAAGAAGCGAGGAACTGGACACTTATTAGCTAAAAAGCGACCAATGATGGCAAGTGAAGATATAGTTGTATTTTCAAATGAATTAAAAAAACACGATAACACTGGAGAAAACCCTGTACGAGAATATTTAGTAAATGAGAAGAAAAAAAGCGGAATGACGAACAAGGATTTCAATTTGCTATTTTCAAAATACACTAATAAAGAAGGATGTATAAATAGAAGTGTGATTGAACATTATTGGGGTAAAGCACAATTTACATTTCCAACACAAGAAATTTATGAGAATGTATTGCAACCTACGGGGTATTTTCAACAACCATATTCATATATTTATGAAATAGGCAAACCATACAGAGAAAATAATAATAAACTACTTGGCGAAAAATACCCAAGAGTTTTTAACCCACAAATGAGAGAAAGAAATAAACCAAGATTATCAAAAAATAATGGTAATACAGAAGTGTATGGTAATCAAAATAAATTTAATGGTGAAATACTTGAGGAAAGTTATCCGATAAATATAATTGAATTTGATAAAAGTGGACATTCAAATATGTTGCACCATCCAACACAGAAGCCACTTGAATTATTAGAATACTTAATAAAAACCTATACCGATGAAGGAATGATTGTACTTGATGCAACAATGGGAAGCGGTAGCACTGGGGTCGCTTGTAAAAACAGTAACCGTTCTTTTATCGGCATAGAAAAAGACGAAGCATATTTCAAAATAGCAGAACAGCGAATAAATGCACGGACGCTGTTTTCTTAAACTTGTGCATAACATAGAGATTGACGAAATATGAACATACAACTAATTAGCAATAAACCAATTGTATTCCTAAGTTAAAAACAAAACACTACATATGAAATGTACAAGATGCGGCAAAGAAGCCTATAATCACCGCCGCTGTGATGCCTGCATAAGGAAATGGACTGACATGAGAGCCACAATATGGGAAACCCTCACCATCAAATACGGAAAATTCTCCCCAGAGAACATCAAAGAATGGCAAAAGGAAACCAGAAAGCTCGAAAACATATGGAAAAAGGACGAAACCAAATTCACAGAAGCTATAAACAAAATCCACATGACAGACTGCTACTTCATCCCCTCAAAAGAATCCTCTTCCGCAACCATCTGCGCTAACTGCGGCCAAGAAAAAATGGTACACACCGCAGGCGAAGGCCTTAAAGCAAGTAAAGTCATCATGAACTTTACCCAAGAAGAACAAACAGAACTCCAAAGGCTCTCAACTATCATCCACTACAAACAACCCACATATGACGACCTGGAAAAAGCCGACGCCCTTTCAAGGAAAAAAATTGGGTATCAACAGAGCCTCAAGCCAGTAACCCTTACGCGCATCCCCCATAAATTCAAAAAAATCCTTGTAAAAAAAGACGGTTCCACCTGGCACCTATCTAACTCCGAAGTAAAAGACTGGGAGAAAGCCGGCTCAATATCCCCGGGCGACATACTTTACCGAATAGTCACCGACACCCTTTACTAGATGAAAAAAATTACAGCCAACGACATAAGCCGACAACTGATAGGGTGGGTGCAGTCTTCCGGAGCCGAAATATGCATACCCAACTACTACTACGGACCCTATGAAATGGACTTGTTCCGCCTTACAACCTCTGGCTACGTATATGAATACGAAATAAAAGTATCGTTACAAGACTTTCGAAAAGACCTGGCAAAATCACAAAAGGTGTATAACCGGTCTGAAACAAAAAAACACGAGACAATGGCCTCAGGAACCGCAACACCCAACAAGTTCTATTTCGTCGTCCCAGAAAACCTAGTACCCCTAAAAGAGATCCCCCCATATGCCGGCCTCATCTGCTTCTGCAGATCCCGACCATTTCTAAAAACAATTAAGCCCGCCCCCTTTATTCACCGCAACCCATTCCCCCAAGACAACTATAAGAAAATAGCTCTCTCCCTTTCCTGGCGCGAAATAAGACTGCGCTCAAAGATAATCAGACTCACAAAGCCTTCTACGTAGATACCATCCTCCATCCCTCTTTTCAAGCTCTCTTTTCCTTAACCCCCCCACATACGCTAAAGTTCCGACCTTAAGAACGCTCAGCTAACTTAACACCTGTCACGAAAACCTTGCAAATTCACCACGATGAATTACGCTAGCTTCAATATACGCCTTAGCAGCATCCCCTTTGTCATTATATCTCCCCAAATTTATAGTCTTCCCGTTAATGGATATTGCAGCAACCCACCTCCTTTTCTCCCTACACCAAGATACTCCTTTATGCCCTGATGTATTTGTTCTTGTTATCCCACAGTTACTACTATTATCTGAATGAGTTGCTAATCGCAAATTCTCAATCCTGTTATCTTGCTTGTTCCCGTTAAAATGGTCTATCTGATACCCTTCTGGTATAGCCCCATAGTGCCATGACCATATAACCCTGTGTTCAAAATATCTAATACCATCTATTCCAAGTGATCTGTACCCCTTCCCTCTTACACTCCCTGTCCGATCTCCTTTTAAAACATTACCCCTACTTATCGCCCAAAACAACTTACCTTCTTGATAATTAAAAAGATATCTCAAATATTTAACATCCGGAAGAGCATTTATTTTCATACGCTAATTTACCAATTTATATCAACATAAACAATAGATAACCCGTTGAATACTAACCCATATACGTACATGACCTGCCAATACCTCACATCGATAAGGCGATATATAAGACCCCCGCCTGTCTGTGTGCGTGGATACCCGCCCTCACCCCTGCCCCTGCCCTGCCGGTTTTTCCGCATCCCCCCGTGTGTTGACCTGGGCGTAATTTGGCACAATTTGCCAGACACAAATTTTTTATATGATCACTTTGAAAGGTGCCACTTTGCAAATTGGATTTTAAAAAACCAGGCTAAGAGGTGAGGCATTAAGATCAGCGCATTTTTGCTGAGGTGGTGTAATGTTTTGCCATATGGATAATAGGCATTAGGATAATAAAGAATATTAACCCATGACATTTTTCTAAATATGTTATTACTACTTTCAGGGTATAGGATTCGGGGGTCTGGCTGTCTTATCTTTGTGCCATCATTTTAACAAACCTAAAACAAAAATTTATGAAAGCGGAAATTATTAAACAAGGCAACGTTGAAGTACTACAAATTCAAGTACCAATTGTAAAGCGATCAAGCGCAAGCGGCAAAACAACAATTATTGCCAGTACTAATGGCAACCAACCGAGTACGGTTATTATGGACGGCAAACCCGTAATTGTTGGCCTGAATGCATGGATTAAGTAAAATAATTCTGACAGCCTGGAAAGACAGGCATTTTTTATTTTGTTTAACCTAAAAAATATAAAATTATGAATGACTATACCATCACTTTAAGCCCGCACGAATTATACACCCTAAAACAAGCCTTATTGACGGCTGAAATGCACGCGAAGAAGCTTGGAGCGGGTGCCTCCCGTGATATTTCCGCCCTGCACGCTGACATTGACCTACAAATAGAGCACGCTCAGATCGAACACCCAGAAAGGTACAGGGAAGAGCGCACCGGAATTGACCTTATTAATGACAGCAAAAAGCAATATGTGATTAAAGACCTTCAATTAACCCAGGATATAAACGATCAGATCAAAGCGATCGAAGCCAATTATTTACTAACCAATCAAACCGAATCAATATGAAAAGAGAATTAACACCATCCGAGGCCGCAGGACTATTCCTATTTTACGGCCTTGTATTAATGGCCTCCGCCATATTTTCAACCTATTTACTAACTAATTAATATCAAATATACATTCTATATAATTTATATAATCTATATATTTTATATATTTGCTCTATGAATGTATTAATATCTTTACCGGATAGCCTCTTGGAGACAATCGAGGCCTCCGCCAAACAATCCAGGCGCAGCAGAAAAGCTGAGATAGAAAACATTATTTTATCTCATTACAACGCTTTATCAACTACCGAACCCGCTTTGCCTGACCTCGGAGATACCGATACCATGCAAACAAAAACCGCACATCTATCTAAAGGGCAGCAGGTTAGACTAAATAAACTACAAAACCTAATAAAAAAATGAAGTCCATCTTATTTTCTTTGTTCCTAATCATTGGCACCTGGCCATACTTACCCCACAAATCCGGCCTGCCATACGCTCATTACAGCCTCAAGGCCGAGCGCAAGAGCCGGAAGGAGCGCAGGCACCAACGATAAACCAATCTAAGCACTAAACGAGGGGAAACGTGGGGAGGGGGCCACTCCCGCCCACCCAAACGGGTCCCAATCGATAGTGTTCGAGACTAATTTTAGTTAAAATTGGGGGTTAAGCGAAAAAAGAGTGGGTGTATCAAGGATTTACATATTACCTAAACAATCAAACTTAAAAAGCTATGCGAATCTTTAATATTGATCAGGAAACAGATGCCGGATATATGGCATATAAGGCCATGACAAAGACAGATAGTTCAGTATTTCAGGCTATTGAAAAGGAGTTTGACAAGTGGATAGACGGGCGGCCGGATTATAACGAAATGTATTTTAGTGATGAAGCGGTATACACTAAAAAGGGGGCAATAATACAGGCTATTGATCAGGCCCTTGAAGTGATGGAGGAATATAAACTTAAATGGATTGATTTGAATGATAGCCGGTTAGACTTGTGGGCAGCGTTTGAGTGATTTTTTGTATATATGTTAATACCATTTTTGTGGTATTGTTTAGGGGTGGGGGGCGGCGGTATCTTTGTACTTCAATTTTTTAATTAACTTTTTTTAATCCAAAAATCTAATAACATGAAAAATTCATTTAGCAACGTTAACGGGTGGGACGTAGAAATACACACCGGAAAAAATTACAATGGTATTATTGCGTGTAGTGCGCAATTCGGCACCAGTAAACAGAAGAACGGGTATAGCACGTTTGAATATGCTATGTTTACCGATCCCAATATAGTTTTGGCCAAGTCAGCACCGGGCACCAGGGCAACGGAGAAGGCTATACAAACCATTCACGCGGCCGGACTAGCTAAGTTCGAAGCCATGAGGGCGGCGGGTGAATTGCCGATTAAAAAATCAGTGTCAGAAATACAGATAGGGCAAATATTATTCCTGAACGGTTACGGTCAGGACGAGCACAGCCACGAACAAGAGGCCGTTTATAAGATCGAGGGCCAACGGTATTTTACGGTTAATATGTCAACCCTTGCCCTTTCCAGTCATGAACACGTTAGGCCGATTGAGGAAAAATTTGGGATCGGTACGTATTACAAAAAGGGCGACACGTTGCCGATTGAAGAGGTAGAGGCCGCAGTGATTAAGGCCCTGGAAAAAAGAGAGGCCGATAATATCGCCGAAATAGAGGTACAAAAGGCCCAGGAAGAAGAAAGAGCCGCCAAAATAGCGGAGGGGTCTAAAATATTACCCGCTATTCCTGTAGGGGTTACACATGTAATTGTAGCAGAATTAAGGGAGAACACAAGCGACCCCATGACGGACTACTTTGGCTATATTACAGTTAAAACCGTATACCTTGCATGGTCCCGTCACGATCGCAATTTGTTTGATGAGATGCGCAAGGCAGCAGCCAACGGGAGCCCGGAGATAGCCGTATTATCCGAAAACAATTCCAATATGGAACATCGGGAAAATTATAGCGGCGGCTCGGGTATGTATTTAGGGGAATCCAAGTATTTCGGATGGATCATAAGAAAGCGCAGGGTGCCAACCCTTGAAGAGTTGCAAATAGCTGCAGCAGAAGGCCGAGTAAATATCCCGGACGAGGACACACCAGGCCAGGCACCCGCAGACCTGGGCGGAGATATCGCAATGCTTGACTATTCAGAAAAGGCCTTTATAGTTAGGGGAGAAGGCACCAGAGCAATAAAAGACGATTTACGGGGCCTCGGTGGAATGTTTAATTTTAGATTACAGGGCGGCCCTGCCTGGGTATTTAGCAAGACCAAACTGGATAAAGTAATGAATTACTTGCAAGGCCTTAAAACCCGCCAGGATGAGGTAATAGGAGCCCTTAAAGACGAATATTCCAAGATGCAGGAATTTATAGGATCAGAAGCATAGTTTTTTTTAGGTTCAATTTTCCAGGGCCGTTTTTAGAAGTAATTACGGCCCCGGTTTTTCTTCTCACATTAAAAGACCTTAACATGAGTATAGACAAAACAATTCACTATATAGGGGCTCAAATTGTTGACCATATAAACAGCTTAACCCTGGGCCAGTTACGAGCCATGAAACAGGCATTAACCGAAGATATAAGCATTCCGGTACCCTGGAATAAACAAGGCACGCCGGAACTATTTAAACGTACTATTGAACTGCAATATATTAACCAACGATTAAAAAACGAATCATGAATATCACATGGAAAGACAAAAAAACGCTTTTCCTGGGGCGCAACGGTACATTTAAATGTACCGGGGTAATTGTTTCGGAAATAATGTACCTACCAAAAGACAAAAGCGCAAGCGCATTTAACGGGGTTGCAATAGAGCCCTTAACAAGTCTTGGGAAAATTGGCAGATGTGCTATTGATATCCCAATAGAATCAATACCGGAACTGATTGAAAACCTTAAACAATTTATAAAATGAAAACATTAGCAGACTTTAAGCGCAGGATTAAACCAGGCGTTAAACTTCATACTATTTTCCACAGCATGGCCGGAGACATCGACAAAGGTATTCGACCGGTTACCATTGTAAAAACCCAAAATTTTGCACTCAAAACAGAACAGCCCGATAAAACTGTCGACTCCTGGGTGAATTTTCCCAGGTCCAACGACTTCAAAATAGTAGACTGTAATACCGTTCAAATGCTGCATTTTAACCCGATCACCAAGCACACCCAAGTAATATTAACCTATAAATTTATTGAGGCATGAGACATATATCAGCAGGGGAGGTATTCACAAAAAACTTACTTGAGCGGCTTAATTATAAAGCTTGGGAGAAAACAGGGGTTAAGGGTCAGGTTATTGTATTAAAAGACCACAAACCAGGCTATAACTTTGCATTAAAAGAAAACCGGACAGAAATAGCACTACCAAAGGACGCCATAAATGGAAGCCCTAGCCGCTTCATCCGGGATTTTGAGACGACAATGAACTCATTTGTTTATCAAATAAAACTAACGCCATGACAATCAAGATCCAGTTAACCAAGTTAACCAACCACGTAATTACCCAATCCATCAGCCCACCCGGCCCGGTTGAAATAGATTATATTATTGATCGTGTTGGTGAAACAGTACGTAATTATTTGCGTGCCGAGATTAAAGACGCTAAATACGGCCAGATCGTTGACCTGGAAATAAACATTAATACCCTGGAATCCCAGGACATTAATCCAGAAGAAGAAGGCTTTTAAAAATATTTCTTAACCCGATGGGCCGCCCATAGTAAAATCCGAATTAGATGCAATCGGCCCGTCATTTTTTAACCTAAAAAAATGAAAATATACAGAGTCAAGGCAGGTGTTACAGAAAATTACAAAACTGGTATGGTTTATAAGGGATATTTGGCCCACAGAACTTCTTTGTGAATTGATATTATAAACTTAAAAAACTAAAACTTATGAAAACATATCTTAGTATAAGGATTGTTAAAGCGAGCAATAAAAAGAGGGCAATTGAAAAGATCCAAAACGAGGATTTTGTAGAAGATCATAAACTTTCAGACGTGGTAATCACAGAAAATGAATTTATGAAAATATATACCAAAGCAGCAATTGTAAATCATAAAACATTTAGAAAAACTTAAAACCATGTTTGGAATTGATTTTTATCCAACTCCTCCAGATGTCATTGATATGATGATAGACATACCAATACGGGGAAAAACGATTTTGGAGCCCTCGGCCGGGCGTGGAGATATAGTGGACTATCTGTTAGCCCAGGGAGCTAAAAACGTGCTGGCCGCAGAAATAGACCCATCACTAAGGACTATTCTAAAAACCAAAGCCGAACTTGTGGCCATAGATTTTTTGGATCTTAAAGCGGAGCGCATTTCGCATATCGATGCTATTATCATGAATCCGCCATTTAGTCGGGCCGCTGAACATATTTTGCACGCCTGGGCAATAGCACCGCCAGGCACACAAATACGGGCATTGCTCAACATGGCAACAATTAAAAACACATATAGCCAGGCCCGAGTCGATTTAACTACAATTATAGAAGAAAACGGATCGGTTGTATCATTGGGCAATGTGTTCAATAAAGCAGACCGGCCCACAGAAGTAGAGGTAGGCCTGGTAAGACTTAAAAAACCTGGAGAATCAGCAACTCAGGAATTTGAGGGCTTTTTTATGGATGAGGATATAGAGGCCCAAGGCGACGGCCTAATGCCTTATAACGTTGTCCGGGACATTGTAAATCGATACGTAGAGGCCGTGAAAATATTTGATCTGCAACTGGAACAGGGGGTGAGACTCAACAGTATACTAAAAGGTTTTTATGGTCATGAGTTAGGATTGCAGGTAACCCAGGAAGGCCGGGCAAAATCTAAAAATGAGTTTAAAAAAGATTTACAGCGTGACGCCTGGAAGTATATTTTCGATAAACTGGATTTAAGCAAATATACTACCAGGGGAGTAATGAATGATATTAATAAATTCATTGAACAACAGACCGAAGTTCCTTTCACCATGCGAAATATATATTGGATGCTGTCAATAGTCAGAGGCACCACCGGATCCAGAATGGATAAGGCACTGTTAGAGGTATTCGAAAAACTTATATCCATGTCCTATGATGGAGAAAACAAATACTATCCCGATGGCCGTTGGAAAACCAATAGCCACTACCTGGTAAATGAAACATTTATTATTCCACGCATGGCCGAGACCGATCGATGGCATAAGGGCAATAAAATACAGCAAAATTATGGGGGGTATTGGGATTACATTGAAGATCTTGTAAAGGCCCTTTGTTTTATCACCGGTGACAAATACGAATCCTTTGGCACACTATCAAATACCATAAGATACGAGTATAAGATTAGAACTGCCGATACTGTTAAATATGCCACGGGACGGGAATTCTATGCCGGAGCGTTGGCTATTGAAAAAGAGCTATATGAAAAGGGAATAGCTTTTAAAACCGAGCAGTTTTTACCGGAGTATGGGCAATGGTTTACCTGGGCTTACTTTGAAGTAAAAGCATTTAAAAAGGGTACCATGCATTTTAGATTCAAGGATAAAGAGATATGGGCAATGTTTAATAAACATATAGCCAGAATCAAAGGATACCCGTTATTCGAACACAGGCCAAAAGGGACCAGAGAACAGCAACGCACGAACAAAGAGCAGCAGATATACAAGGATCAAACTATTTTATTCAACATTAAACAAGAAGCAGCTTTATGAAGTATAAATTTCGTGCAGAAGGTCGCATAGATGTGGGTCTGTGGTTGGTGGAAATGGCTATTAAAAAATACTCGGTCAACTACCTAGTCATAGAGCCATGTGACGGTATCATTTCGTTCAAAAGCCCCTATTAAAGAAATAATAAATGTCATGGAAATCATATCGGACTCTCACGTAATGATCAAAACAATACTGCCTATAAAACTATACACCGGCGAACGCCTGAGAAGATAAAAAAGGGCTCTCGGTTAACGGGAGTTAGATTTTTGGGATAGGGGCGGAGCATGGGTAAAAGTATTCATTTGATACGCCTCTTTTTTTAAAGCTTTTAATACCTTAAAAAACAAAAATGCAAAATGGCAAACAAATTAACATTAGATCAACAGAGGGAAGCATTAAACAACGCATTAAAGAGCTTCAATTTTCCTGAAAAATATTTTATTCATTTGACCGCTCCAAAGTTCGTAATTGCAACATCAAATAAAAATGGCGGGATTAACACACATAGCTCTTTCATGAGCTATGAACAGATGAACTATTTCCTTGTAGGATATAATTTAGCACTTATTAAACCTTTTAAATAAAAAATTATCATGGAAATAGAAGATGATAAGTTTTTGTCCGAAGAACAATTCGAGGCAAACAAAAAAAATATTGGAGAGGCATTAAAATTGCTCGAAGAAACAACCTACGGAGGTCAACTGAACAGTATGCTTTTTATAAGCCTAAGTACCACCGAAAAGATGTATAAAGCATCAATCCAGGGGGAATTAGCAAAGACATCAGAGGGCCAGGTTACTATATTTGGACGAGGAACAAACCAATCGATTGAAACCCTTATTATAAATCTCATGCAAAAACATGATGGTATGTATAGAATAATTCATTCGGCATTGGCTAAATATATTGCCTATAACATAGCAACCAATATCAAACAACGAAGAGAAAACTAATTTTTTCAAATATCTAAAACCTTTTTTATGAATACAATGACAGCTAGTATTAATCCGATCGCTGACCTGGTAAAAGTAACTTATCCAGGCCAAGACCCTGTCCGACGCCAATACCGTGAGGGCTACGAGCACTATATGAACATTATGCCGGTACTTGAAGACAATGATCCGGATCTGCCGCACAAAATTGATTATGCCAGAAACATTGTCCAATCCCTGGCCTCATCATTAAAACAACATATTTGGATAACTGCTAATCAGCCCAGGGAGTTTGATCGAACTATTATTGCAATAGAGCCCCGAACCATTGACAAAGAAGGCGCTGAGCTTGTTGTGGCACGATGGGGAAAAGGATTTAGCAGCCCGGTACATGGCCACGCCAGTGGTTACTTGCACGAAGAAATCCTTTACGGTAAGATGTTAGTAAACACCTATAAGTTAACTCCAAACTCGAATATCGTTCGTCCCTGGGCAACAGAGATCGTTGGAGAGGGCACCTTTGCCTCAGTATACAACAAAACCGACACCTCCCACCAATTTAAACGCCAGGCATTAATTCATAATTTCAGGGCCTTGACACCAGCGGCCTCACTGCATTTCCTTCCTGAACATACCAGGGATGGCCGGGACAACACCTTTGTTGTGTCAAGATTTGAGGAATGGTATGATTTGCGAGGCCATTTACAAAGAATAACCAGTCAGGAGGCCATGTATTCTGCACCTGGAACAGTAATATTAGTCCGAAGCAATAATGTGCCGGAATATGGAGATCATTACATATACATTACAGGCGCACCAGTGCAAAAAGAACACGGCATAAGGCCCCAGGATCAACCAATAGAGGCTCCGCTTACCAAAAGAATACTTGATGAGTATCATCCGGAGCAAGGCCTAATACTTTTAAAACTTGACAAGGAAACAACCAATCACTTTGTTAAATTTCATGGATTATGAAAAGACATTAAAAAAATGAAAGTAGTATCAATTCAAGCAGAACCACCGCTTATTGGGCATGTGTTAGCGGCTGGCGATTTCATTTCGTCAAATGTTCAAAAACCGCCATTTAAAACTATTGTTGAAACATACACTCCTTTTGGATATGCTAATAAGGCGATGTTTCACGAGAATGAAAATGACGGATACGATTTTAAAAATGAAAAGCCAATGGTTACACATTTTATAGATGATTTTGAAGCGGAAGTTTTATGGCGGTTACCCCAATAATTTTGGTTTTTTTCTTTTAAAAACTACTCAAATCCAACATGATAGAACAAATCCTTAATATTTTCCAGGGATTCAGGATGACCCCCACGCCTTTAGATCAGTATGAGTCTAAGGGCAAAGAAATCCTGGGCAACAAAATTGCCGGTTATGTGTCAGATAATAAGCCCTTGCGCTTTGTGATGCTAGGCTTCCCATTCAAGTCAACCAACCACAGGGACAAGGTACTGGGATCAGATACCGACCTGGGCGAAGATCTTACAATCAAAAACTTTGCGCTTTTCAACCAACAGATACAAACATCCTATAAGCCAGGTATTGTGCTAAACATGGTATCTGACGGCTTTGTGTTTAATGATATCCTGGGAGTATCGCCGGCAGAGGTAGAAGCCTATAAAGAACAGTCGATGGATCTAACCACAGCTCACCAGGCACCGGTACAATGGTTTGATTTGCGGGATTTTTACCGGACCACATTAAGCCAGGGCCGGGAGCAACTAACGGAACATTTCGGGATTACTCCGGAGAAGCTTGAACATGAGATATTGTTTAATCCCGATGTCAACTTTCTATACCGTGGTATGATCCGGTTTATGGAAGAGGAATTGGCACCACAAAACCACCCGAGCCGAAACCAACTTCAGAAGGCTGCCAAGAAGCTAACCAGGGAAATGATGTTTAGAAACGAGGCTTATTCTAACCTGGTAAAAGAAGAGTTCAAGGACTGCATCAGGCTATCCATGCATCCCTCTGTCAATTCAGGAGCAAAGTATAGCTTCCAGCTTATCCCAGGGGCCAGACATAGTGCCTGGCACAGCTCAATAGCACTGTACAATGATGGGAGAATTGAAACAATTCACCGAAAAGACGCCGAACAAAAAGGAATGAAATTGGTTTATAAAAATAACAATCCATATAACTTTATAGAATGAAAATAGGGGAAGCAAAACTGAGATACAATCATAAGGGAGAGATAGATAGCGCAACGTTCTTTCCAGTAGACGCATTTATGGTGCCACATGAAACACTCCTGGAATTATCCAATAGCCAGGATGAGGAATCTATTAAGGCGAACGCCAATATGGTACTGGCATCCTATTTCTCTAAGATTAACGATATCGAACTAGGAGACAGGGACCAGGTTGAAATCAAAACCAAAATCATTAACTGCAACAAGCATTCCAATGGCATGATATCCCATTGTACGTTACAATTCACCTTAGAGCCCATTACAAAATGACAAAGATGCTGATAGACCTTATCGTCCCATGCGCAATAGCCATCCCTCTGTACTTATGGGTCCGGTCATTTATTGAAGTACTTAAAAAAGAAAGAAGATGAACAACAGATTAAAATTCCTTTTATTGATATTGCTTATTTCCTGTAACAGCAAAAAGCTAGTGGTAATTGACGGAGACAGTTATATTCTGGACGGTAATAGGATAAGGCTTATAGGAGTAGATTGCCCAGAACTTGGCCAGACGTATGGTTATGAGGCCAAAACCCATGTTTGGAATCTATTAAGGGGGGCAAGCCTAAAAGTTACATACACGAACCAAGACCATTATGGCCGGTGGCTTGCAAATGTAAAAGTTAACGGCGCACCGCTTGACAGCATAATCGTGGTCAATGGCTGGGGATGGGCAGACACCTACAACCATACCTACAACCATAAAAATGAAGACCTTATGTACTATGCTAAAGCAAAGAACCGGGGATTGTGGAAATTTGATCCGATCGAACCATATAAATTCAGACGAAGATGAATTATAGACTTGCCTTATAAAAAAAAAACTCACAGTTATGAAAAATACAATGTTTGCCAACTTAGATGTTTTAAAGCAGGAAGCTAAATCGTTAGTGGATGATGGTGCTAATATTGAATACACAAGGGGGGTCCTGGAGATTATAAGTTCCTTTATTAGCTATGGGGATGACTGTTGTCATGCAGATAACGCCATTGAATTAGCTAGAGAAATTGGACTTTCAAAGGAAATTATCAGCAAATTGTATTAAAATACATAAATTAAAATGGATAATTACGGATTTGAAGTAATTAACTTCTCCCTTAAACCATCCAGGTTTTGGGTTACTGTAGCAGGAATAAATGAGACCCCTTTTACCTTAAAAGCTGACAAAGACGATATCCTGGCCTATTTTGAGGACCAGAACATAGATGCAATACCACATCTTAAATCATTGTGCCAAGAGCAATATGTCCAGGAGTTTGTATATCCGTTCACAGCTTACCTTTTAGAAGGGGCCGACGAAATGAAGACAAAACTATTATTGTGCGCCAAGATATTTAGAGCGATGACAGATATTAGGCCAGAATTGCAGCCTCGTGGTGACACATTTACCCTAAGATCAAATGATCATCCTAATGTGAATATATCAGGAAGAAAAGATGATGAGGGTCTTTATATTAATTCACTTGGAGATAATTACCGGGTATGGATCGATGGACAGGGTCTTAAAAGCATAGAAAGCTACCTGGGCATGTATGAGGCTTCTATTCGCGCAGCCATGCTTAAAATTGTAAATAATTAAAACAGCCACCAATGTTTTAACAAAAAAAATAACACAACTAATTTATATATATAATTATATTTGTGTTCTAATAATATGAATCTTATGATATCTTACAAAGGAAACGAAGAAAAACTCCAGGAACTAAATCCGTTTTATCGATGGAAAAACCTGGACAGGAAACTGCAGTTTTCCAAAGAAACAAAGGCCTTCACCTACCAGAGAATGTATAAGCTCATACCATTCGAACGCATGGGTTACGGCGACTCAGTTTTTGTTCGACTATCTCTTATATACTGGCACAAGATAAAGAGAGAGGCCAGGCGCGATCCTAGGATAAAGATCATGTATGACAATACCGACAAAAGAAATGGCGGTGTTAGGATCTGGAATATGGTTGTGCCGACTCCCAAGCTAAAAAGACCTATAAGAGTATATAAAATAGCGGCGTAAGTAAAAAAAAATAAAAAAAAATATGGGTTATTACGGAAGATATGATGGGCCCGACGAGCCTAAACACTTAACAATAACGGATCTGCTTTATGGCAAATTAGTGTCCATCGATACAGACGTCATGGTTAAGGTTAATCTTGAAATACAAAGAGTTGAAGAGGTGGAGCACTCAGAACAATTAGAGAAAGGAACACCAGAAAACGACTGGTGGCCTAAAACCAAGGACTGGACCACTTTTGATGTAACTTTTACAAATGGATTTAAAAAATCATATCCTAGCATATCTGAATTGCTTAAACAAATAAAAGTGGGGTTGATTCCTTAAAAGGAAATAAAAATGGCGTTTTGATGGCATAAATAAAGTTCTGGGCTCACTGGCGACGAGTACAAGCTATGCCTAAACAAACTATCGTGAATTTTATGTCACTTTAAGCCGACGTACAGAATGTGTGAAAGCAGCCTGACAGCCGGGAAAGACCGGCATTCTTTAAATCACAAAAAAATGAAAAAATTTCATGATAATTATCAAGCCGTCAATAACCGAACAAAGGGTTTTTAAGCATTGGGCAGCTCACGATACCAACAATAATTTAGCCATTAGGGAGTCTCTGTCCAAATTAGGGGTTCAATGGAGTTTGAGAAAATTGCAGCGAAAGGATTTAGGGCACCTGAACATAATATACGCTCCCGATTGGGCTTTTAAACATGGCCTGGCAATGGGTAAGGGAACGGTGGTAGATTATAGCCTAAAAAATGTATATAAAAACTATCTTTCTTTCATTCACAAGAAAAAGGACAATCAAAGAGCCCATGAGATCCTGGTACGCCAGCAGGCAATTTACGATGGCTATTCACCGGGCAGAATAATATTGGTTACCGAAGATAATATAAACTATGTGGCATTTGAAGGAAACAGAAGAATGGTCGCTCTTTATGGATTGCGATGCCTGGTTGGAAAAGAAGTATTTGTGGGTTTTCATCCAAATATAACAGAAACTGGGCTGTATCAAACTGAGCCAAAAGACCTGGGACAGATTTTTCACATGGAGAATTATATCTGGCACAACACATCGTCCGGCCAGTGGGGAGAAGAATACGACTGGGAATCTCCTTGGAATGCTTTTTTAAATCTGCATGGTGGAGGGAGAGAGGGTTGGACTATTATAAGGTATGCCAACATTATGAATCCTTATAAGTTAGCCAGCTTTAAATGACCACTTTGGGTATTGATAGCCAGCACATTGTATCATGTTTGCCTCATTACCAAGGGGAACACACTATAATAAATTTTAAAAATCTAAATAACAAATAAATGAATCCATTTCAAATCATTTCGTGGTCACAAAACAATCCAGGAGCAGCGACTTTTTTAATGTCAATTATGCAACTTGAAAATGTAACAAGTGGAAGTGCTATAATTACAAAACTGGAAGAAGCAAAATCAATTCGTGGCACAAACTTATATGTGCTGTGGTCAGATTTGTGCGGTAGAGATATGACAAAGGTTGAAACTCTTTGTAAAAATTGCCCAACTGATATTTTAGAGGACGCCTGTAGTCGTCAAGACTATTCTGGCCGTGAATTGGTTTCGGAGTTCCTAAAGTAAAATCTAAATCACAACAAAATGAAAAGTATTAAACTACCTCTTTGGTGCGCAATAGATACCAAAGGGAAGCCGATTGTATCAACTTTTGAGCGTACCCGGGGACAGGTGGCTAGAAGACTTCATATGTCTTTAACGGCAAAAAACATTGTCCGAGTATCCGTAGTTATATCCGATTACACAACCAGTAAGGCACGTACTGTCAAGCCCAAGGCCGCGTTCAAACTGGACCGGGAAGCACAAAGCCTGTATAACAAGATCATAAAGCTGTTTCCAAAGAGAAAAAAGAGAAAATATACCAGGAAAGCAAAACCAGAAACGGCATGAAAGAAGAGGACTTAGTTAAGTTATTTGACTTGGCGGCAGGAGATATTATTTCGGGCCCAGGTATTGGCCGAGATCAGTTCATTGGATTGATGTACGATATAGGTGTGTTAGATAAACCGGTTGAAACCACATTTGCCTCCGAATGGCTTGCACTCTGGCCAGACAAAAGGGAACTGGAAGCGCATGGGATAAAACGTGATCCTCCGGATATATCAAAGGTAACCACTAAGCTTGTGGCTTTTATTAAGGAGTTTAAGAAAAAGACAAACATACTGGCCCCTCTGCCTAAAAAGAAATCTCTTATATTAGAGTCCACTGAAAGATACATACAGCGATTTAAGCGCGGGGAGGACGACTGGAAGTGGATCTCTGATCCGTCGAACTTTATATCTCATCCAACCAAAGGCTCAAAACTAGCTGCATATATCATGGAGAGAGCAGAACCAAAATCAGATATTGTCAATAATTCACCAGACTATAAATTTGCATAAAATGACAACAATACTTATATTTCTTACTGCACACTGGATTGCAGATTTTGTACTTCAAAGCCGAAGAGACGCCGAGGCAAAAAGCCACGATGTTGTTGCTCTAATTAGGCATGTTAGCAGTTACATTATTTTAATGACAACTGTTGCGCTATTTGTATTCAAAAGAGAAGAGGATGTGGTTTGTTTCTTCCTAATTACCTTTGTGGCTCACTTTATAACTGATTATTTTACAAGTAAAGGAACGGCCTATGCTTACCTTAAAACGCAGGAAGCTTTTGCTTTTAAAGCAAGTAGTTTTAGTTTAATGCCTGGAGATATTATAACCACAGAAAGTGGTATAAAGATTAGAATTTTGAGAACTACTTACATGAATGGTTATTATGATGCCATACTATTGAGAACCTATGACAAATGGAATAAGATCTTTTGGTCAATAATAGGGTTTGATCAGCTATTGCATGTAACGCAAATATTATTAACGATACAACTACTACTACTCAAATGACATTATTAACACCAGAAAAAGCCAAGTTGCTTCTTGGTGATCCAAACAAGGCAGAGGCAAAAAATTGCGCTCTGTGGGCAGCACCAACAAACAAGCGCATAGACAATATCCCCGTTAAAATATATATGAATAAGGCAATGATTCCATATTGGAATACTGCTTATCTGGAAATATATGATAAGGGCGTTGGATCTTTGATAAAAACTTGGGATGGGTGTTTTAATATGAGACTTATTTACGGAACCAGACAATGGAGCTTGCATGCGTGGGGATTAGCGTTTGATATAAACGCACAAACCAATAAACAAGGAACAAAAGGAGATATGCCTAAAATAATTGTCGAAATTTTCAAAGAAAATGGTTTTGATTATGGCGGAGATTTTAAAGGAGCCAGAATTGATCCTATGCACTGGCAGTTAAAAGAAGAATTTTTAACATATTACATAAATAAAACCCGAACATCAAAATGATGATAAGACAAAGCAAGAATGTTTTTGGTTTTAATAAAGATGGAACTTTTTTTGGGGGGTGGCCTTCTATAAAAGAATGCGCAAGGAGCCTTAAAAGAGAGCCATCTACTGTGCGAGAGGCGATTAACAAAAGAAATTTTTGTAACGGATTGGTGCTTCAGTTTATACCAGAGTTCATGCCTATTGAAAAGCGAATAAGGTGCAGATCTGGTGTTCCTCCCAAAAAAAACGCCAAGGTTGTTCCAGACGAAAATACAGTTGTAGTGCCAGATACAAATGGATATTATTATGTCACCAGAGATGGCAGGATAATTAATATGTATGGTAGAGAATTACAGCAAAAAACTACTCTTTGGTGTGAATACTTAACCGTGAATCTTCAAATAAATAAAAGAAAAACGCACAGGAGTGTTCATAGAATAGTCGCACAGGCCTTTTTGTCAAATCCAGAAAACAAATCACAAGTCAATCATGACGATGGAAATAAAAAAAATAATAATATAAGCAACTTGGGGTGGATGACACCAAAAGAAAACATGAAACATGCTATTGATAAGGGTTTGTATAAACGATACAATAATCAAACATACAAGGGTAAATTTGGCAAGGATCACAATAGGTCATTGGCCGTTATCTGTAAAAACACAGGTAATGTGTACGGAAGCATTTCTGAGGCGTCAAGAGAATTAAAAATTAGTATTTCAACAATTCATTATTCGATATCTAAAAAAGTTCCATTAAAAAATGGACTGGAGTTTTCTTATCACCAAAAGTTGATCAAATGACAGCAGCATATATTCAAGAGCGTATAAACTACTTATCCTCATACTTCCAAGAGGACTACCAGGAAGACAATATTGAAATATTGAACGAGCGGTTCAAGAAGACATTGGTGTTCGGAGCCGAATTGCCGGCACTTTTAAAGACCGCTAGCACGTTAAGGGATCAAAGACTATCTGAATTAGTTGGGGGAGGGCATAAGATGTCTGAAGCTAAGTTGCTGGCGTATACCGAGGTGAATTTAGTTGAAGAACTTAAGTCATTACGATCAACAATCAACCAGGCCCACCGAACCCTACAGTCTCAGATATCAGTATGGAAAGAGGACTATAACAGGCATAGATTTGCTGAAAAAGGAGCATAATTAGTGTTAGACAACGTAAATTATTAATTATGAGTAAAAAGTTAAAAAACAAAGAAGAAAAGGCGTTAATCCACCCACAAATGCTGATAAAAGCAATGGATGAATATGCACAAATGGTATTAAAAAACTTGCATAAACCCCCTGTTGTGTTAGCCGAAATTAAACCTTCTGCGTGGGTCGATGTTGAAAAAAGGTTGCCTGACACATATTGTAGTGTGCTGGTATATGACCCGAACAATCCATTTAATAGTTCAATGGACGTGGTAAGATATGATGCTTACCAAAAATGCTTTTTCTTTAGTGGTGGAGATACAATACACCCTACTCATTGGCAACCTTTACCCGAAAAGCCGTGCGTGGATAAGATTTAAGTAGTTAATAATCCGCAATCAAAAACTTCTGTAATCCTCGCTCCGTTACTGGCGTTGAAGTTGTGCATTCAGACCGCCATATTATAAAGCACATGTTATATGAAGGTGGGATTTTCACGCACTACCTCCGATTATAGCACTAAAGAAAAAAGAAAAATGTGCGTGGGAAACAAATTAATTTAATCAAAAATGGGAACAAGAAATTTAACAATGGTTATCAACCAAGAAGGAGAAAAGAAAGTAGCACAATACGGACAATGGGATGGTTATCCCTCTGGCGTTGGCGTAGGTGTTATTAAATTCCTTAAAAACAAAGAGGTTTTTGAAAAGTTTAAAGCCAACTTATCTAAAGTAAGATTTTTAGATGAAGAAGGCGTTGACAAGGAATTTGTTGAAAGCTACAATAAAAACGCACCACAATGGAGTAATGCGCCTGATAACAGAACCGAAGAACAAAAGCGATGGTTTTCTACTTATTGCACTCGTGATTTAGCAGAAGAAGTTTTAACCAATATTGCAAACTCTACTGATGAAGAAATTGTTTTAATAGATAGAGAAAACACCGCAAAAGGTGATGGGTGGGTAGAATATTCTTATGTGATAAACTTAAAAGAAAACACCATTGGAATTTACGGACACATAGACAAAGAACCAATGAAAGTTTACAAACTTGATGAACTACCCGAAGAAGATGTTTTTGTTTCAGAGATAGAAGGTGTTGAAGAAGAAGATTAAAAAGAAGCGTGGGCAAATGATTAGATTTCTAAATTTAAAAGACCAAATCTGCGAAGGACAAAACGACTTTGCATTTTATGATACAGTAAGCGATACTATTTGCTCATTCGGAGAACAGGGAGAACAAATATTTAGTAGTGTTGCAGAATTTCAATACGCTTACGGAAAAGAACAAGAAGGAACAACAAGACCATTAAGCAGATTTGTGTCTTTAATTCCAGAAAATTATTTTGAAAACGAGAAGTAGTGCTTGCCTATAACGTATGGTGCTTGCCGAAGGGCGGATTTAGAATTACAAATGTTCAATTACTTACTTATGTCAAATAGAAATACTAATGTTCAGGGCTTGCACGTCAGCCCGCCTTTTGGCAAACACGTGTTAGGCGAAGATGCTTTTACGGTACTTTCCTTATTCGATGGAATGTCGTGTGGCCAAATGGCTTTAAAACGTGCAGGGTTTAATATTACCAAGTATTATGCTTGTGAAATTGATAAATATGCTATACAAGTAACTCAAAAAAACTTTCCTAATACGATTCAATTAGGAGATGTTACAAAAGTTTCGGCAAAGGATTTATCAAAAGTAAATTTGCTTATTGGTGGTAGCCCGTGCCAGGGATTTAGTTTTGCTGGTAAGCAATTAAATTTTGAAGACCCAAGAAGCAAACTGTTTTTTGAGTATGTGAGATTGCTAAATGAAATTAGAGAAATAAATCCTAATGTACTTTTCTTACTTGAAAACGTGGTAATGAAAAAAGAGTATCAAGATATAATTTCGGAACATTTAGGCGTACAACCTATTTTGATTAATAGTTCACTTGTATCGGCTCAAAATCGCAAACGATTATACTGGACTAATATTGGTAAAATTTCACAACCAAAAGACAAAGGTATTACTTGGGGTGATGTAAGAGAACACAATATAGAATGGGGTGCAATGTATTATACCGATAAAGCAATGGATTGGATAGGGAAACACGGAACAAGAAAAGGAAAGCCTTTGAAAATTCACGCTGATAATGAAAAAATGCAAATGCTTGAAGCAAGTCACCACAAAAAATATAGTTCACAAAGGTTTTTTGGAATAATAGACCAACCTGCCCAAATAACTGGGCGTAGGCTTAATGAATTTGGCAAAAGAGAAGATTATAACAAAAATATCAAAACTACTCAATGTTTAGAAGTAAGAGGTGGCGATAAAGTAAATTGCCTTACAACTGTTCAAAAGGATAATGTAATTAGTGTATTACCAATAGGAAGATACCCTGATGTGTTTAAAGAATTGGAAGAGGGTAAGCATTATAGATACATTACTCCAATTGAATGTGAAAGATTGCAAACTGTACCTGATAATGAAATTATTTGTATATTTGCATTATGTTTAGACCGAGCAAAGAATTATGTAAATGCGGTAGAGCAAAATCCCAAGTTGCTAAAACTTGCTTTGAGTGCCGAAAAAACAGAGTTGAACGAGTTTGTAAAACTTGTAATTCAAAATACATTACAAAGCAATCAACAAACAAAGTATATTGCTCAAGTAAATGTAGATATGCAGATACAAATGCAAACAAATCAATGCACAGCAAACAATCAGAAAGACAGCAATATAATTGCAAACAATGCGGCAAATATTGCGATGTGCAAAAATCAAAATATAGGGGCGGATTTTGTTCATCCAAATGTTTTTATAAATATAACAGAGGGGAGAATAACCCACTTTGGAATGGAGGAATTACACCAGAAAGGCAAACATTCTACAAATCAATTGAATGGAAACAAGCCGTTGCTCTTGTCTGGGAACGAGATAATGGAACTTGTCAAAGATGTAAATGCCGGAATAACAAGGGAAAAAGATATGAATTTCACATTCACCACATTATCAGTTTTAAACACAAACAGTTTAGAACTGATGTTAGCAACCTACTACTTGTTTGCAAAAAGTGCCATAATTGGATTCACTCAAAACACAACAAGTCAAAAGAGTATATCGGTTCAATTCAAAATAAATGATGGATACACAAGCATTGTAAGTAATTCTCAAAGGTACAGAATGCTTGGTAATGGTTGGACTGTTGATGTCATAAGTCATATTTTTAACCATATCAAAAAAGAAGTTTCAAGTTACGAGGGTGCTTCTTGCATTTTCGCCTAACGGTAGGGCTTTGCGATGTGTGGGCATCGAAGCACAAAAGCTGAATAACCCACAAAAGCATCATAGAAGTACGATGCTGAATATTAGTACTTCTGCCACATATAGCAAAACCCCTGTTATATGCTGTGCTTTCTTAGGGGTGTAAAATTTAGATATGGCAAAAACAGTCAAGTTACAAGAACTAAACAGACAATATGAATTTGTCTGTAATGAATGGGTAAGAAAATTTTGCAATAAACAGCAAATTGATTTTGATGGTTGGGTAGGTGATGAAGTTGGTGGCATTGCTTCGTTTGCTTGTCAATATTTTTTCAATTTGTCTGATATTATTTTAGACTTAAACACAAAGCAACCAAAAGGTAATATTTTAGATTGGCAAAGTGAAGATGTTGATTTTAATATGTTCAATGAAAAACAACAACATATTAATTACAAATCTTACACAATGGGTTTAAGGCACGAACAATTAAAAAATGTAAGCAATGAAAAGTAGTTTAAGATTACCGATAAGGATAAAAGCAAAACACAAATTAATGAAATGGGATGTTGTATTAAACCCTGTATTCTTTATGTATCATAATGCTTTTGAGGTAAAGGTAATTAAAGGCAGTTTGTCAAGTAGCATTTTTTGCTGTAAAATATCTGAATTTGAATATAACTGGTATGCTAAATGTCAAATATGGTTTATATGGAAAATATACTGGTGTCGTAATGTTTTTTGGCGATATGTAAGGTATCAACTTCCTTATAAAATTAGGATGTATTTTAAAACGAAACAAGCTATGTCCGATGACTTGCCATTTTAGAGTGCTGCACAGCATAGCATATAACGGTAGGGATTTACGCTCGTTATTTTTAGCGGGATTAGAAGCAAAAACTTTAATAAACAACTAAATATAAATAAAATGAAACAGACATCAAAAAAAGCGAAAATGCCCGCTAAAAATAATGGCGTTAAATCTATTGTTAGCAGCAGTAGCGTGTTCATAAATGACCGTTACTCTCATTTGAAATTCAAAACAATGGCAACACCAACTCAACTAACTATTGGAATGATGGTGCAGATTTGTGAAAGCAACAAACAACCATTAAGTTGGGAATGGAATGAGATAACAGTTGAGTTGCTAAATAAATTGTTGGTGATGCCATCCGATAAATACAAATGGATACGGATACCGAGCTATTGCTGCTAACATCTGTATTGACGCAATATGAACATACAACTACTTAGCAATAAACCAATTATATTCCGAGTAGGAAATAGACAGTTCGAATATGTAAAGCCATATTACTTAATGGAAGGATTTAGAATGATAAAAGCAGTGGTGAAAGGATCAACTCTATGTTGGAACATTGAAGGGAAAACAATAAGTTATAATCAAATAAAAAAAACGACTAATGGCATCTGACGGATTGTTAAAGAGAGCAAAAAATGGTACTTGCAGAATTTGTCAACGTACACGAAGTACAGAGAACCAGGTAAAGGCCGTTGGCGAGGTTAGGCATGGATATGCAACTGGTCATATTTGGGAGTGCATAAACACCGAAGACTGCGACAAGGCCGCAAGGGAAAGACTTGTTTCAGGCAAGGTGAGTGGTCGTGTACGTGGTAAAATAGAAAACGGATTACAGCGTGGTCGATTCACAGAATATATGATTGCAGTTTAAATAAAATAGTTAAAGGTTATGATGATACAAATATCTGAAACACACTGGATCAATCCAGATAAGATCTCCTACATAAAGCTTGACCTGATTAAAACCCCCGACCCGGCGGTTACCCAGGCAAAATATGTTGCGGTAATGATAAACGGCAAAGACCTGATCATTGAAAAGCCAGAGGCTATAAGAATACTGCTTAAGAGCCCAGAGCAGGAGGATCAGAACGAAAGAATATTAAAGATTTCTGCACAGAAATACCAGGTACTAAAATCCTTTAAAGCGGCCAACAATGATCTCATGATAGAAGCCGGAACGGTATTGCACCGCAAGGAATTTGATGGAAAAATTCGGTGGATAGCCGAAGAAAATAGCATGATCGAATTTGACTGGCAGAACATTAATAATCCGGAATTTTTTGCACCGGCATCACCACTACGAGTATTGCCAACCCCAAATACTGATAAGTGAAAGTTTTTTTGTTGCCTTTGGCGAATGGAACCACCTAAAGTTATGACCTTCGGACTTAACGACGTAATAGTATTTGGAGGAAAGTACAAGGGGAAAACGATATCCGAAGTTCTCTGGTACGATCCCTCCTATATCGTTTGGCTAGACAGCAAGGATATAATGCATTTCGAACCGACCATATTAGAGGCGGCTAACGAGGCGGTAAGCGAAAGAAATTGCGCCTATGGCGACCCAGAAGATTTTTTTGACCCACATTATTAAATTATGGATCTTGAACAAATATTAAAAGAACTCGAAAATGATCATAGCGACTCAGTTGTATTGCTACTTCCTCGCGATTACGATAATCTGTGTATAGAGCTAAACGAATTCTTTGATACCGTGCCTCAAACTCATATAGAAAGGAGCGAAACATTGCATGGAAATCATATAAAAATAAACGGGCATGAGGTGCATTATTACCCATTACATTTGGAAGGTTTAAATAGGCATCAATCAAGGATAGTAAGCAAGCAATTTTTATCTACATTGAAAAAATGATTCAAGACGCATTTGAAGAAGCCCTGGAGCGTATTAAAGACGCTAAAAAGGGAATTGTGGCTCCCAGCATTTTCTTTAAAAACCAAAATACCGGCATCCCTCTTTCTTTAAACAAAAGGATGAGGCTGGGAAATGGAACTTACATGGTTGTGACAGGTCCGCCAGGGACAGGGAAGACTTCGCTGGTAGACTCGGAGTTTGTGATGAACCCAATACTCGACTGTATCATTGATCCTGCCACGTATGCAAATATCTACTGCATTTATCGCAGCATGGAAAAGCCTATAATTAATAAGGTGACAAAGTTTATAGCCTACATGCTTTATCTGGCTACCGAAGGACAGGTGATTTTGGATACAGCTACGCTATTGGGCTATCACAACAAAAAGAGAGACTTAACCGATGAGGACATAGCATTGATTTCAGAGCTCAGGGGGCACATAAACGAAATAGCGAAACATCTTGATCTGGTATCCGGGCCAGACACACCAGAAGGAGTAAAGCAATACATTCTAAAAACACTTTACCGTCTTGGAACTTATATCCAGTCAGATTTAGAACATGTGTATATCAATGGGAAGAAAACAGAAAAAACCTTCGACCTTACCGATGAGTATGGAAGACCTTATTGCTTGCTAAGGGGAAAGACAGGGAAAGAAATCAAGGTGGGACATATGTTTAATCAATTCATCCCTACCGATCCCAAAATGATTATAGAGCATGTTACAGACACAACAAATAAAATAAGAAAGCCGAAAGGATCAAGCGTACTGGACACATCGAATGACTACACTTTTATTATCTCTGAATTTGTAGAACACCGGGCAATCTGCGCCATTGACATCAATCAGTTTGGAAAAGAAAGCGAAAAGGATCTAAAAGGCAAATCAGGAAATTCTTTATCCGTAGGGCTGTCCGATATAAAAGGATCCGGTGATTTTATGCAAAACGCCCAGATTGGATTAAGCATACTGGATCCTACTTATCTTGGCATAAGTCGGTGGGGGGGGGACCCAGGAGGACGATGGCCAGACATAGAAGTCGACCGATTCCATGGAACCCTTAGAATATTGCAGATATTTAAAAACTCGGATGGGCAGTCTATGTATAAAATGCCGTGTGTGATGCTTGGCGAGATGGGATACTTCCAGGAGATACCTAACCCAAGGGAGATCACCGAGAAAGATTATACGGATATCAACAATACTATTCTGAGACATCTAAACCCGTCTGCGCACAATCAGCCAATACAAATGGAGGCCTTTCAACTTCCAGATAATATGATTATTAAGAAGAGGCCTAAAACCGGTGGCAAGGAACAAGCTCCTTTTTAAAAAAAATTAACTAAAAAACCAAACAAATATATATACAAAGATGTTGTATATTACACAATAGGGTTGTATCTTTAACTTTTAAAATCACAAAAAAATGCCGATCTACAAAGCAGGCCAGCCGGCCCCACAATTAGGATGGAAGATATTGGTTATCTATGGTGACTATGCCAGCAGAAAATCCAGCATAGCAACCACCGCCAAAAACTCATTACTCATAGACTTTGACGAAGGATCAAAGCGAGTGCATGATATTCTGAATAAGAACAAGTTAGTAATAAAACACGGATGGACGGAGGTCGAGGCCTTGGCCAGGAACGGCGACTTTGACGAGTTCGACACTATTATTATTGACACGGCCAAGGTAGCTCTGGATCGTTTTCTGATGGAGGCGGTGTTAGAAGATATCCCTGGGCTGAAAGATACTAATGGCGTACCCAAGCAAGATGCTTACGCAGTCATGTATAATCGATTCCAGGACAATTTGCTCAGCAGGATCAGAAACAAGGTGATCATTTTTGTTGCCCATGGAGACTATGACTCTGACAATAAAAAGCAAATGCCGGTGGTTTCCGGAAAAACCGGTCAGTTTATTTTGGGATTGGCTGACCAGGTTGGTTTCGTTCAGAAAGTAGGCGATAAGGTTTTTATCAACTTCGCCACATCAGGAGCCTACGTGTCCAAGGATCAAGCAGGAGTCGGCATAATAGAAGTCCCTCATTTTAGCGAGAAGTCATGGCCTACCTTCCTGCAGACTCAGGTAATTGATAAAATAGGTTGGCAGGATGTCGTAGAGACGCCAAAAAAGAGCGTTGAAGAGCAGGGCGAGGAATTGAAAGCCTGGACAAAAAAGATTTCTGAGATCACTAATGCATCCGGCATGAATGAAGTCGTTAAAGACCTTAAGGAAGTTTCAATGACCCTGTCAAAGCCAATTGACACATTATTGAGGTCTCTGGTCAAGGAAAAAGTAAAAGCGCTTGGTCTTAAACTTAAAGGCAGGACATATGAAGATCCTGCGGCGCCGATCATCACGATAACACAGACGCCATCCGAGCCAGCAGGGGTAAAAATGACTGTCATGCAGGGTGAATTTGAACCAGACAAAAACAGTTAAAATGGACCTGCATTATTGTGACATCTCAAAACAGGATACCGAAACTACTCACTACGGAATAGCAATAGACTTATGCGAGGAGACGGAGGATGGTAGGCTGTGGGTAAATAATCTGGAGTATGGAAACGGAGTAAATTTTTGCCCGTTCTGTGGATTTAAAGCTAAGGTTCCTATGGGGCCGAAAACAGGTGACTATAAAACCGACTGGGCAGAAGACCAGGCTAATAAAAGGAAATGGATTTTAATCCAAGAGATTGCCACATTCCCCTTTGCTCTTGGATTAGAGAAGGGATGGAGCAAGGTAACAGAAGAGGAGGATGAGGATAAATGGATTAAACGAAAGATGTTGAATCAGCCAGAGAACTAATTACAGTCTTTTTTAGATGAATTAAAGCAAAAACAATTATAGACATGGGAGAAAATACGGAAACCAGAGAAAAGAAAAAGTATTACAACTTAGTAAGCAAGGCCGAAGATGTTGACAAGGTTAACAACCGGGTCATTGCGCGAGTTGAGAAGGTAGGCAACGAATACCAGAAGGCTGCCTGGATAAAAAGCCTGAGTGGTTGGATTACTCATGCTGAGATAGGAGAAATCAAGTGGAAGACAAAAGCAGGTAAGGAGAAGGTAGACCCTAAGTTCGCCTTAGAACTAAGAGACGCTAATGGTATATACCACCTTGAGTTTACGTGTAATAACACATCCTATGGCCTTATAAATAGCCTTTTAGCCGCTGATTTTACCAGGGAAATAGAGATTGAGGGATATATCCAAAAAAGTGGATTTGTAGCGGCCTCGGCAAAGTATCCTGGCGACCAGAAGCCCATAGGCTGGAAAATACCGATTCCTTCCCTGCCAAAACCTGTCGAGTTTGAACATCCGGTAACCAAAGAAAAAGAAAAGAGCTACAAGAACGTAGAGGATTTCTGGCTCGAAGAGTTTAAGAATATTAAGTTCAAGGCTGTAATGAGCAATCTGCCGTCAAAAGAATCAGATGCGCTACGCAACCTGGAAGCCACTAAGTCAGACCTTAACCCACCGGAAAGAGAGGGCATTGACTTCAGGGCAGCCAGTAAGAATAAAGCAGAGAACACCGATAAAGACAGCTGGCCTACTACTCCGCCGCCAGTGAATGATGATGACGATTTAGATAATTTACCTTTTTGATGTATGAAGAAGTCCGTTGTCACCGCGGCAGTTGAAAAGGAAAGGGCCAGGGGAAGGGAGAAGTATTATCGCCTGGGGTACAGAACTCGCAAACCCACTCCAGAAAGGAAGAAAGAGATAATTGCCAAGCACCTAAAAAAGTACCCTGAGAAAAAAGCAGCCCGAATAGCTGCCCAACATATCAAGGCACCTAAAGGTAAGGAAAACCATCACTGGTCTTACAAAAAAGCACACCACAAAGATGTATTGTTTCTTACCATCAAAGAGCATTTTACTGCACATCGGTTTATGATATACGACCAGAAAAGAATGATGTACAGAACTCGTGATGGAATATTGTTAGACACCAAAGAAGCACATGAAAAGTATATAAAAAGTTTGTTTTAAATTTTAAATAAAACAATGTTCACGGTATCAGCAAGTAAGATCAAGACTTTCGACACTTATGCAAAAGGGTCATGGGGCGATTACGACTCTGTGGTCATGGACATCATGGGTATAAAGAAGAAATCAGCTGCTTTGAACATTGGAAGCTGCGTGGATGCTTATATTAACGATATGCTGGCAGGAGGCGACAGCTACGACAAACTTTCAACTAAGCTTGGATTGTTTATACATGAGGACGGCATAAAGGAATTGAATGCATGGGGCGTTGACTTTAAGAAGAAATTCCCTACGTTTACCATACAGCCTAAAAGCACTAAAATATATACCACTAAATATGGAGACCTGGCCGTGACATTGATGAAGGATATTGTTTACCCTGGTGGAATAAAGGATGTGAAAACTTCCGCCTGGCCCTTGTCAAAGTTGGTATCCGGATATGTCAGCGACATCCAGGGGTATTTGTATCTGGATGACGAAGAATGTGATTTGATGGAGTATGAGCACTTTAAAGTATCGCATGCAACCAACCGAGTAAAATATGAAGGAGTAGCCAGGCAGGCGGCGGCGTCACCTGGATACATAACCAATGTCATTAATAACTTTATGGAGTTTGTGATGAAGAATGATCTAGCTGTGTACATAGACCGTCCGGAAGTGTATAAGATGGATACGATCATTTTCTCTCCGAAGCACTTTCATAAGTCAGTGGCAGCAGTATTAAAAGAAGATCCTGGATACATTAAATGGATGAATGGAGCCGGGTACAAATTTGACCAAGAAGTAAAAGAACAATTATAATTAAAATCTGGTGGCTGTAGTTCAGTTGGTAGAATATCAGATTGTGGTTCTGAGGGTCGAGAGTTCAAACCTCTCCAGCCACCCCAAAATATTTTTATGTTAAACGATTATATCCTTAGCAAAGAAGAGCAAGAAAACATCCAGGACATAGCTGAGCTTAATGCAATCTATGATCTCATGCTGGGCAAGCCTATTCCTGGTGAGTGGCTTCCCTGGGGTCCTAAAAGAGATCCTGATACCGCAGAAGATCCTGAAGTCGCCAGGAAACTATTGAATCAAATGGAAAACTTTCAAAAAATGAGGGATCTGACACAGAAGAACGAAGAACTGAGCAAGTATGCTGAAGAAACTATCAAACAACAGTTTTCATGAAATATCACAGCACTCTTTTTTTTAAGTATATCTACAACATGTACGCATATGAACTGGCGTATAGGCTTGGCCAGGTTTATAAAAATAATAAAAATGAAATAGCCGTATCAGGCATGGCAGCGCAGCTTGATCTTATCCCTGCTGATCCGAATTATAGGCTTCCAGAACTGCAAAAAATTAGAGAGGATTTTAATTTAGAGATAACCTACGTTAATAGAGGCCAGGGCACTGAGGATACTGGCTGGACCATAAGTTATGGTAATTGGCAAATTCTATTGAATGGAGTGGAGGACGATAACAAAATTTGCACGCTATTCAATGAACTATCTGTAAAGTTCAATGTCGAGGGAATATGGGACTCTTTTGATGGAGGATACGCCGATGAATTTATAGGAATAGCCGATTTTAAAGAAGACAATATGGGATTTCCTTTCTTAGGGGTTGTCAGGCGTTACTACACCTCTTATGAGGATAGCCCGAAACAAGATGGCACAGGAATTGTTATTACTAGATCTAAAATATGTGCCGGGTTTATAATGGGATCGGTGCGTTCGGTTATTAATTCATCTTTGTTTAATTTCCATGGATCAGTTGGGGAGTTTGAGAAAGCTTATAGTGTACATATCCAAAGGCTAACATTCTCCGAGGCATGTAAGAAACTAATGCACTACTACAGAAAGAAGCATCCCGAAGACGCAGAAGGCATGGTTACATACAAGTGGGGATCACATGAATTTAAAGAGCGTTCTTTTTACAAACAAATAGCTGATGTTTTTGAATCAAGAAGCATATGAAGATAGATGTAAAATAACTATGAAAGTCTTAAAGAAACTATACCTGTTAACCAACTATAAGCCCCTTAATCTATTGAACAAGGATAAGGAAGCTGTTAAGTTCTTTTTGCGACGCCTCCGCTACATATCCAGCGATGGGAGCGCATTTGAAAGAGCTATAAGAATATCTATCCCTAGGTCAGTAGAAGGCTTGCTAAATAACAGGCATAGTTCTTCAAGGACCATAGTAATCCAGAAGGTTAAGCCCATACCAATCGAAAAAAGTACATGCTTCTTGATAGAACTGACAGCAGAAGAATCTAACATGTTTGCAAGTCAATCTTTGCAGGATTTTATTATGATATTACCTAAATGGAACTAACATGAGAAACATATCATTTAGTCGTAAATACCCATCGTATCATCCAAAGAAAGGGCAGCCTACGTTCTTCGTTGAGAAGATATTGAATGAATTAGATTTGTATCCCGAAGATTGGAGTATTGGCATTATAAACAATGATGCGCACCATGGGAAAAAAAGCACCACTATCCGTAAAGGACATCGATGGAAAGCCGGTGATTGGTTCCAGCCTGTGTATTGGGGGGATGATATGAATCCATCGTCTGGCCGCTCAGGGCCATATCACTCTAAAATGGTAAAGTTTGGCGATCCGATACAGATAAAAAAGGTGTGGGATTTTGAGATTAAAGACACTATAATTCATTTGACCGGATCAGTCGTGCACGTGGACGGTTACTCGTATGATCATACGCTAAACGAAATAGCTAAAAACGACGGACTTAGTACAGACGATTTACTTCATTGGCTTAAGTTTCCTAATGATTTCGATGGTCAAATCATTTGCTGGAGCGAAAACATAAACTATTGATGTGATGGCAATAAGGGATGATAGGCATATGCCCTGGTTGGTTCCTGCTTTTGGTTTGCGCGACCCCGCGCCTGCCGTAATAAGATCATCAATAACAGTAAGTCGCCTGGCCGCAAAAGACATCGTGATTAATGGGATATCTCTGAATCTAACAGGTGCAAGCGCGGAGCGATGGGATATGGATCAGCTATATGGAGAGAAGCCAAGATCTATTGTTGGATGGACACTGGAATTGGATATGATACTGGCCGAAGCTGTGCTGAAAGAAATAACTAATCCGGCAATTCGCTCATTTGTCGTTGATAGTTTTTTAAAGGCGGTAGCTATAATAGGACATTTAATGCCAAATACTTACAACGACGCATTCAGTGACTCCATATGGGCATACAAAGAAAGAGCCCCAAAGAAACCCATTCCACCTGTAAAACAGGAAATTGAATTTGTACCACTAAAAGCAGATGAATGGTCTAATCGAGGATATTATATAACAAAATGAAAAAGAAATTACTGATAGGAGATAAGCTGATATGGGACCATGGTGCTGACTATGCCATCGTGTTGTTTATAGGAAAATCAGCTGGGAATTACAAGATAGTCCATACTGATATTGATTGGAAGGGAAAAATTGTTGTAAATCAACTGCTTGTTGAAAAAAAACACATAATGAGATACAACAAGAAAAATCTATTAAAAATGTTTTGACAACCATCACAGGTCATGAATATCTATAACATCGAAAAGAAATACCTGGAACTAGCTGACGCCATCATAGATCAAGATGGTGTCCCAACACCAGAGCAGGAGACGGCACTGGCACTGAACCGGGAAGAGTTAGAGATCAAGGCCGTAAACTATGGCTATGTAATGAAGAGAGCTCAGGACGAGGCTGACGCTATTGACCAGGAGATCAAAAGGCTCTATGAGATGAAGCAATCTCGACAAAAGCTTATCTCCCGGATAAAAGAGACGGTGGCTGAAGCCATGATCTTATATGATATCGAAAAGATTGAGATGAGAAACCTTAAGATAAGTTTCCGAGCTTCCACATCCGTAGAAATCACCGATATCATGCAGATTCCTGATCAATATAAAAGAGAAAAGATTGAGGTAAGTATATCTAAAGCAGAGATCGGAAAAGACCTTAAAGCCGGAGTAGATGTGCCTGGTGCTTACCTATCAACAAATAAAAACATCCAGTTCAAATGACAAATAAAGAACTAAAGACAATTAATTTTGTCAAAATGCTGACCGATGAACTCAAAATAATTGATGCTTCTATCATAAACCAAGAAGAGGAACTACAAAGTATAAAAGAATACAGAAGAAGTCTAAATGGATTATTGAGCTGTGAACCATACAAGTCTTTAATCGGAAAAACACTGTATGCCGGAACCGAAGCAGAGCCAATAGATTTTAAAATATTGCCTACGAAGCTGCGCACGGCATTTAGCAGCTTGGGATTTAACGCATGGGGAGATGTGACACATTGTCCAGATCTAATGTTAAAGATGAGATCACTCAGAGGAATCGGTAGGGGAACTATAGTACTGTTAATCACAGAATTAGCGTCTAAAGGATTAAAGTTAAAAGATGAGTAAGTTTATTAAATTCATAGAGTATATTACTTTTGGGAAGACAAGCCGCTTCAGGGTTATCAATACTGTTTCCGATTATACAATAGGCTGGATAAAGTGGTATGGTCCATTCAGGAAGTATAGCTTTTTCCCTGAACCAGATATTGTATTTGATGCTGCCTGTCTTCAATTTATTTTAACCTTCATAAACAACTTAGAAGATGAACGAAAAGCCAAAATTCAAAGTAGGAGACAAAGTAGAGATCGTTAACTACGGCCATGCACTCCTGACCAGCGAACCTTTTATATCAGAGACCTTTAAAGACCACTGGATAGGTGGTAATCCGGCGTATATAGACATGCACTCCTCGTTGGTAGGGCAACAAGGAACGATTGTAGAGGTCGATAATGGCGTACTGTATGGCGATGGAAGTATTGTGTTTAGTTATGCCATTGGTGACCTGGAAAAATACTCTCCATATCATGAAGATCAGTTAAAGCTAATTGAATAAAACAAAACAAAAATGGAACATTTACATTTTATGCCGGCACTTATTTCATCAGGAATTATATCTATATCATACATGACGCAGATTCCTTACATCAATCACCAAAAAGACAAAGAATGGCAAGCCTTACAGCACAGGATATACATGTGGGCAATAGTCTTTGTCTTTACATTAATATTTGTAGCTACTAATGCCAAGGTGTTGCTTAATGTATAGGTATGAATAACGATATTTTAAGGGGGTTGATTTGTCCGTATTGCGGTGGAGAGACCGTGTTTACGGATAGTGCAGAGATATATCGCGGAGTATCTTATGGGATGATTTATTTATGCCGACCATGTATGGCCTATTGCGGAGTCCACAAAGGAACAAACATGTCTCTTGGAAGGATTGCCGACAAAGACCTCAGAGAGGCTAAGAAGCAAGCGCATTACTGGTTTGATCAGATCGCCAAGACCGGGAAAAAAGGTACTAGACAGAACGCATACAGGTGGCTGGCGTCTAAGATGGGAAAAGAAGAGGAACTAACCCATATAGGAATGTTTGACATTGATGAGTGCATGGAAGTTGTAGACATTTCAAGAAACTTTTTAGAAAACAAAACAAAAAAACAGATATTATGACATTTAAACCAATTTTAGACAAAGTGGTATATGCTACCATTGAGAAGGCACGCGGAACCGGGATTCATCAGTCTGAGATCGTACAATCATTGCTTCAATATGACAGTGATCTAGTGATAGAAGCCATTAAAAAGCTACTTGAAAGCGGTGCTATTTACATAAAAAACTTTAACGCCGACAAAGCAGATCTCGTGTATGTAGATAAAATGTGGCAAGTAAGTAAAATGCCTGATTTTGGCGCTATAAACAACCCTCCTACAATGGTTATCTTCAACCTAAAGGAGATAGACGAAAGAGAAAAAAGACTCTCCACGCATCTTGAAAAAGTCGCCAGGCGAAATCATGATGAACAGATCAGAGTCAATGTAACCGTAGATCAATTAAATGGAAGTATTGATGATCTGAAATACAAAAATCCAACTTTTGTATTTCAGGGGTATTCAGAACGATATCTTTACTATATAATATGGGATTCGGCTTCTCTTGGTTATGGCATTGTATCACAGTCACTAAAACCAGGGTTTTAAGTGGACAAGGAAAGCAGATATCTTCTTCAATTGATTGACTGTAATTGTAATGACTGCATTCATATGGAGCGTGATATTGACAAATATGAATCGTTTAATCACATGCATACAGTCAACGGGATACTCGAAAAAGGTACGTGTAGGGTGCAGTATGGAAACTGCAATAAATTAAACAAACCTGTAAGCTTCATTCCCAACACCTGTCAAATAGAAACACAGGACTGTTTTAAACATAGAAGGGAACAAAAACTTTAAAATATGATTAAAAAAAGGCACATGAGCGTAAACCTGGAGGGAATGCTCAGGAATTACAAGGGCAAAAAAATCAATGTCATGGAAGATGACGATGGTCGAATTCTAACCGACAAAGAAGCCAGGGCGGAAATAGCAAGACTTCAGGCATTAGGACATAAGTTAATGCCCACAAATAAGAATTGCGAAGGATTTGACCCTTTCGAAAAAGGATGTCCAGGGCACGAAGTCAAAGAATGAAGTTATCCGAAAATAGATCGAAACAACTTCTTAAGCCAACCCACCTTAACAACGGGCTGTCCTCCTATCCCGGCAAATGAAGGCTGAATTAGTCCATAGCCATAAGCATTGTCAAATCCACTATTACCCAGGTCCTTTACAGAGCCTTTGGTGATGTCCGAATAGCAGGTAAAGAAATCGGGCCTTTTGCCGTAGACAAGTCGCTCATGCTCCCCGTATAAAGCGAGCATGCCAGTCAGGTGGGGGGTGGCCTGACTGGTGCCGCTCATCATGACGCGACGACCATTGAGGCCATCGCCGACAATATCTTTTCCTGGTGCAACCACATCAATGTCGGCGCCTCGGTTGCTGAAAGAGGCTATCAATCCAAATCTATCAACAGCACCTACAGAGAATACATCATGGTATGAAGAAGGAAAGCTTACCTTATCAGCCCCCTCGTTTCCGGATGCACAGCAAAATATCACTCCGCGCTCCACACCATATTTGAGGACATCAATGAAATCACCTACATCAATACCGCTATTGAAGGCAAAACTGCAGTTGATATAAGTGCATCCTCCATCGATAAGCCATATAGCTGCATCTTTCAGGTCCTTCACCTGGCCACCGCCACTTTGATTCATGGCCTTAGCTACCCATATCTCAGAAAATGGGGTTATGGTGCGTATGATTGAGTGGACATGAGTACCGTGACCGTGAAGGTCTTTATCTATTTCACCCGTAAAGTTCTTGTATCTAAAGATAGAGGCCGGATCTTTGTGTCCCGAGTCAATAATACCTATTCGCTCGCCGGCGCCCATAAGTCCCTTTTCATGAAGCTTATTCACTCCAATCATATCAAAATTATAGTCGGTGTCGGCCAACATCAGATCGTCTATTTCAAGACGATCTGATACCGGGAAATAAGCGTCACCGTAGGCTTTCCTGGAAGTTGCGGTATTTGATTGCATTTTCTATGTTTGAGGTTGATAATTTAATTCCTAGTTTATACGCGGCCAGTGCAGCTATATTAACCTGTCCGGTTTCCGAGGCTTTTATCCCAGGATATTTGCTAAGATCGATCTTTTTTCCGTCTACCAAAAACATACTGCTAAACGGTCTGTGAAAAGCGGCATTAATTGTCTGAATATCATTAAATCCCTGGATATTATACTGGGTGCCTATTCGAAGTAACTCATCTCGGATGTCATCTAATCTGGCATAAGCAATATCTACCCCATATTTCCCGTCATTAAGCTTGGGGCTCCCGTAGTCAGCCCAGTTGACGGCGCTGAATCGCTCTCCTTTTAATTTATCATACTCTTGCGGATTGCGCAGCTTATCGTTAACCATGATATCGGCATCTATACTAGCGTGTCCTTGCATGAAATAGTTTAGTTGTTGCCCTGTTTGTCCTATCATCATACCATTGATAAAATGACTTTGTATAGGAGGTATTACATCCTGTTGAATATTAACCTGGCTACGATTGGGATCGGACTTTAACCTATATCCTCGTTGCGCATCTTCAAAAGCGTTGTAGAAAGACAGCGGCACGTTTGAAATGGCAGCAACAGGAGATGGAACAACTATATTGGAAAGCATCTTGCCTATGTCCCCTGTCTTTAATCCAACACCTCCACCACGACGGGCATCAATAAAGTTACCAAGTGCCTGTCTCATATCTGCTGGTCCAGTATTGAATACCGTTGTCACAAGCTGTGCATAGGCCTTGGACTTGTCCTGGGTGCGTCCAATGTTTTTTAAGGCATAAGTCATTCTGATAGGAAGACCTGCAACCCTTGTAAGAAACGCTTTTGTCGCCGGGTTGCCTTCCCCCAGCTTATACATGTCATTGACAGCCTCATCGAATAGACTGGTGTCATCATCGTCGTCGCCTCCGCCCACGGCCCTGGCCACACCTAATATGATCAGGCTGGTAGCTATAGCGCTTAGGAATAAGAAGTTCTTTCTCCTGTATATCTCATACTCCTCCATTAACCTCATGACATCTTCGACATTAGCTGCCTGGTCGTCGTTTGTTTCCTTAATGACATCAGTATATTTTTTCTTATACCCCTTGGTAAGAGCATCGATACGAGCCAGTAGATTTATAGTTCCTATGGCCTTGTCTGCAAATACCGCAATACCGGCTCCAAATGCAAATGGACCACCGTGTAACGCCATTTTGGCAAAGTAAGCCATTATCAGGTTCATTTTATTGGGGAAGCTATGCTTGTCAGAATATGCTTTTAAGGCTGCATTGTACTTTACACTGGCAGCCTGGCCCATAGCCGACACCCAGTTTCCGAAATAAGGTATATTGCTTTTATAGTCTTTAACCTTTTGTCCTCCCTTTCCCTTAGCCCATACATAAGGTATCTCTTTACCTAAATCAAAACGGGTAAGCCGAGAAGTGCTTTCTTTACGTGCTACAATGTGTTCAGGACTTATGTATTTGCTCATGTCACCTGACATCATTAGGCTCATCTGGATATTCATAGCCTCTGCCTCGAGTTCCCTGGAATAGCGTGCCTTTCCTATCTTTTCGGGAGTTATCCCTGCCTTCTTGAAAAAGTATTCTGCCAGGGCGGTTGATTTGGCCATAGCCATATCATCGAGATAAGGATTTAGCAAATTGTTTATTTCCGCAACAGTAAGTCCTTTCACCTTAAGGGCCTGGCGAAGGCCATTATAAAAGCTTCGGCGTTGACCGTAGATATAAGCAACACCATCGATAGCTGAAAGCACGCCCTGTGTATATGATCTGTATAGGGCACCTACCTTCTCGGCAAATGTTTCTGCTTCACTCCAATCCTTAAACTCCCTGTGCAGTACGTTGGGATCGGTAAGGGATCCCTGGGCATCTAGCAGCACGTGGCCTATAAATGATCTCCACTTTTTCTCTCCCATTACACTGCGTCCAGAGACCGCCATAGTATTAATGGCCGTGCCTGTGTTCTGTAATGTGTTCCATGGATTAAAAAGGAGTGACGCCAGATAAGTTCTCTGCATCTTAGTAAGTGCTTCAAGCATGGCTACCAGCTTGCTTCCATCGGATATTGACGCTATCATTAGATCACTCATCCTGCGGTTAAGCCGTTCCAATGAACGCGAGGCCCATAGCCCAAGAGGTATATTGCCACGGTAATCAAACTTCAACTCTGGATGATCCTTTGCGATCTCATCGTATATCGACTGGGGATCTTTCATGATCTCAGCATACTCCTTCACTATCTTATTCATCTCCTCGATATGAGATGGCTTTACCCTGACGCCAATGATGTTAGCTGTTAGTGCATCGGTTGTAGCATCCATGCCCAATCCTTTATTATGCAGGCTTAGAAGTCTATCCATCTCATTGATACGATGCTTCCAGGGCTTGTTGTTTAATACCATCAGGCGCCTTACAGCGTCTTTAACTGTGGGTACGGTCTTTAATTTACTCCAGCTTTGTCCTATGATATCAAAGACTGATTCAAGGTTGGGCCTCTCTGACATTGATTTCGCAGTGGCCGCATCATACCCCAATTCCTTAAGCATCTCCATCACGTGTTGACGCCCCACCGGATTGTCTTTTGTATAGTTGACAAATTTGCGCCCATCTTTTATGTCATGGAATCCATTATATATAGCTACCTCTCTTCCCATGACGTCACGGAAAGCATTATTGCCCAACGCCTTTTGATAGGCAGTAGATTTCTTGATATTGTTAATATCATTTATCAGGGCGTCGTACACCTTACTCTTATCGCCTTTGTATCCCAGGTCATCGAGTTTTTTACTTAGCACTGACTTTAAAGCCGAAGCCATATTTTCTTCTCGGGCTAATTTGTTCCAATCTACAACCCGTATGGTTTTATTACCTTTTTTGGCGTCTTTGCCAAACTCGGAATTCTTTAAAGCATCATACAGTATCTTTTTTCTTTTACTTTCAGTGATTCCTAGGTTAAAGGCTGCTTCATTGATCTTTTGTATCTCATGCTCAAATTTTAACCGGGTTGCTGGATCGCTGATCTTACTGCTGATGTCAGCGAGAATGGGTTTGATAGCAGCAAATAATTCATCGGTAGTCCCGGTGAAGTCAGCGCTTTTCATTGATCGATCGAGGGCTTCTGCCAGGATATCTACGGTCTTGCCGGTCTTTCCTTCTCCTAGAATAGATTTGGCGTAGTTATAAACGGCCCCCTTTATTCTTGCTGCTTCCGATTTTACGGCTGTACTGAACATTTTATTGTTAAGGACGTTCATCAACGCAATAGCTATGGACCTAGGAGAACTTACTTTTTGAAATTTAATAGTTCCATTTTTTTCAACTGTCTTCCCTATTTTAGATAGCAGCCTACCTACTTCACCTCCAATCATTTTATCCAGACTATCGGCGGTAGTCATGAATGCGGCTATGTTGTTATTTAATCCGGTGATACGGGAGTCATTCTTAATGTCCTCATAAAGATAAGCAGCGGACTCCAAATCTATCTCAATATCTCTGTTTTTGACAATCTCATCATATACGCTCTTGAAGTCGATATCATGATCGTTGGCCGCCAGCTTAGTTATTGATTCTATAAATAGGTCCCGAAGCGCACCCAGCGTTGTCTTATCACTTCTTAAGCAGTCTAAATTCATTTATTTGCATTTCTTTACGGCTTCTCTTACAGCACTTACCACTTCGGCTCCCATTGTTTTGAGGTTTTTACCAGCTGCCTTGCTTACGGAGCTGTCCATCTTTCTATGCTTCCTGTCCTGCTCTTCTTCTCCCTTAACGTAGTTAACGAAGTCAGCGGTCTCCTGGTGAGTATCTTCATCGAGATCTTCATCATCAATATCTTCGTCCAGATTGTTTTTGAACTCCTCTATCTTAGATAACCGTTCCTTAAAGATAGGATCTTTTTCCTTTGTACCCATGGCCAGGGCTCGACCAAAAGCGCTTCGCTTGTCCGCCAATCCCTTTACCAGTTCAGCCCGTAAGTCCTCATAGTATTTGGTGGTGGTGTATTTGCTGCCGGATGCTTGAAGCTCAGCGATGAAATAAATGACACCATTGGTGATCGTTTCAGCATAAATACTGTCTTTGCCGGCAGGACCGTTTAGGTAGTCGGCAATAGCCATAATGAAATCTTTTGTTCGCCCACCATATTCGTTGACATAAGCATCGTGCTGAGCTTGTATGAACTGAGCGGCATGGATAACTGACCCATTGATATCCGGCACCAGGATGTTAGGATCAATACCCTCATAATGTCCGGTAATGTCTGCCTCCCGGAACTCAGTGGCTATGTTTTTATACTGAGCAAGCAAGGCACCAAGCTTATCCAGAAACTCCTTTCTGCTTTTTGCTTCTATGGGTTCAGTGAAGCTTTCGTAATACGCTTTCTTGGCCTTAAGGTCATTGATATATTTTAAGATGGCCGGTCGATTAGCTGTATCGTTTTTGTATCGGTTATCCAAGAAGGTTATCGCGGAATCTATATCTAGCCCGTTCTCCACAAGATCCCTGGTGATATTTTTATCCAGATCCGGCTTGTTGTAGGCTTCTACATATGCCTGGATTGTTCTGGCCATGGCATGAGCCTGGTAGTTGCTTACGTTCTTGTACTGCTCTTTGATCATGGCCACGATATCGTCTTTTAGCTGTATACCTTTGGCTACTGCCAGGCGGAACAGCGCATCGATCAACTTGGCTTGACGAGCGGCATTGACCCGGGGATCATTGATGGCCCCCAATATCTTCATCTCATTGAACGCATCTCTTACCTTGGACATGGCATTGTCTACACGCTCCTTGTTGACCTGCTTACGTGTCTTATCTTCCCGGGCATCTATTTCGTCTTTGACCTGGAATTGAGGAAGTCCTTGCGATACCTCAGCCCTTAGTTCGGGTGTTATGCCTATGGAGTGTTGGATTGAAAATAAATCTCCTCTATTTTCTTTGTTAGACATTTTATTTTCAATCCATTTTTTTACATCTGTTATGTTATTATTGGGAGAATATATTTCTTCATTGTTGTTTCTTGAATCCCTAACCATTCCATAACCCGCATCTGTTATTGTAGGATGTATAAATCTACCTTTTGATATATCTCCTTCTTTAATTTGTATTTCAGTTATTTTCGGTTCTTGCTTAAACAAACTCTTAGCTACATTACCTACTATGCCTAAACTGCCTTCTGCTGGTGAACCATAAAAACCTTTCATGCCTTTGCCACCTACTTTTAAGTCAAGACCTCTATACATTCCTCCACCATCATTTATTATTTTAGTGGCTAATTCTTTACCTAAATTCGCTTCAAGTTCATTTTCTTTTAAGTATTGCGTTTCCATAGGTCTATTATCTTTATGACCTACTTCTATCTTGTAATCTCCTTTATTTGTTTTTTCAGCATTAATCCAATCCACCTGCTTACTCAAATCATACCTATCATTCTGCTGCTCTCCCGTTGTCCAAGCAATCTTATCAGCACCTTGTTTTACTGCTTCTTTAAGAGCTACTTTTAAACCTAATTTAGTCCATGCGTTTGTGTCGGTTACGAAGGGGGCTGATGGAGTTGATTTACTTTGCAAATCAGTAATCTTAGTCTGAATTGCATATATCTGTTCTTCAAGTAGTTTATTTTCGTTCCGTATTTTATTGTAAACATCATCAGGAGTGTCTGCTGTTATTTCCCCTTTATTTTTTTTAACTGAATCTCTAAGTTTTGTTTCTTCATCCCTTAATTTACTTATTTGTTCAGTATTTGCAAAACCGCTTTTCTTCCCTTGTTGCCCCCAATCCGATTGCACTTCTTCCAAAAACAATACCTTCTTACCTTCTGCATCTACCCTTGTATTCATTCTTAAATGAACTAATATGTTGGGTTCGTCAAAATGACTTGACTTAAATTCACCCCTATTCGTCTTCTTCCTTTGCGGAACAAATGGTTGTGCTTTGGCTATTGCTTTATCTATATCTGCATCTTTAGCTACAACTTCCCCACTTGCGTTTTCAACCTCATAAACACCTTTTCTTAGATATGCTCCCCAATCTTTTGGTAAATCAGGGATTGCACCTGTTTCGGGTGCAGGCATCGTAACCAATACCTCTTTGTAGTTTTCTTTTTCTCCTTCTAATTGGTAGTTTTCAAACTTTGTATCTTTTGTTTTTGATTCTTCTTCCTTTATTTGATTGCTTAATTCTTTAATTTTATCGTTTAATTCATACTTTTTATCTCTTGATTCTTTGTAGTTTTCATCACTCCAATTATCTAAATCGGATTCTAAAATATCAAGTTCTCTTGAAGCATTTTTTTGTTCTTCTACTAATTGATAATACTTTTCAGACTTGCCACTATTCACCACTTCAACAACTTGTATTCTATTATCTTTTAGGTATTGTTGTATATCTGCTTTAGATACCGAACCTTGCTGTTGTGCTAACCAATCTGTTAATCCTGTCCACTTAGCCTCTTCACCTTTACCAAATTTATCAATCCATTGCTTTACAGATAATTTATCGACCTTGGTTTCTGCGAGTGTTTTTTCGAGTGGTGAATAAAACCCGTTGACTACATCAACTCCATATGGAAGAGGTTTTACAGTGGCAGGGGTGCCATTGACATTAATGTTGAATTCACCTTTTTGAAGCTTAGCATCTTCCTGTGCTATTGGTTCGTCAGGGATATCAATATCCCCGGCCACCATTTTACCTCCGAACCTTGCTTGGTTATTTAGCCTTATAGCTGGATCAATTACATATAGTAGGCCGTCCTCTCCTGTTAGAATGTTGTCCTGGTGAAGATCTCGTACAATATAGTTGTCATTATAATATGTGCCATACGCTCCTTTAAAGCCCAGCTTGTGCATATATGGAGTTGTATCATTAAAATGAGTAGGCACTGCATTAGCTATAAATGGCTGTCTGACTATAGCCATCAAGCCACCAAGATCATTGGTGAAACCAACTAAGGTGTATTTGGTGGTTGGAAATAGATGATTATGAATAGCTATTCGGTCAAAAAAATCTAACAGGTTTCCATCTTCTTGTCCGTAAAAAGATAAATTATTAACCTTGGTAACATATCCGTCACCGTTAAGATGGATAGTTGATTCTGATCCGCCCTTAAAAATCTTTCCAAACTTATCTACAAGATCTTCCGGCTCTACCCAGATACCTTGAGACTTGGCGTAGACCTCTAGTCTTTGTGATTGTTCTTTGACTCTTCTTCCCGCATTTTCTGCGCTATCCTCCCGTGCTCCTGTATCTGTCTCCCTGCTTCTTCCGCTGATAATGGATGCTGCAACATTATGGATACCGCCTTCAATCCTGCCTTGTTCTGCGCCAGGTGGAAGGCGTTTAAGGGTACTTCTTCCTGCGACGATTTCTCTTGCATAATTGTTTACTTTGCGCAAAATTACGGATTCTTCCAGAGCATTGCTAGTGATTGGTGTGCCACTTACTAGCTGCCTGGCTACAATAGAGGTGAATTGCTTGAAAGTAAGGTTCTGTAATTCCTTGACCGGGAAGTCGGTAAGCGCTCCACCAAAGACCGATTTAATGTTTTCCCAAAGATCATGGAGCCACTGTACAAATTCTCCTTTTACACTCTTTACCAGCTTCTCTCCTTCGTCGCCGATAGCCCATGCCAGCGCCTCTTCCAATAGCGGGGCCTTGTCACCCTCATTATATTTTTTGATAAGATCAGCATAGGCACTCGTCTTGCCCTGTCCTAATAACTTGATCAGGTACGACGATTTATCTGCAAGCTTAAGCCCTCGTTGATATACATCTGGTGCCGAGTTCTTGGTAAAGCTTATCCATACATGGCCATATTCATGTACCGGGGTATTGGCATTGATTCGATCGCCATTAATATACACCTTTCCATCATTGCCCACAAAACCGTAAACAATGCCTTTGATGGTACTGATATCTCTGCCGGCCTTATCCTTTACAGCCTGGGCATATTCTTTACCGGTAAGTACTCCACCGAAGACATTGCCCACACTTTTGTTTAGGTTATCTATTAGCTGGTTGAACGTCTTTATCCCTATCGGTGACATCTTCTCACCTACGAACAATTTTTTTATTGCCTGGAACAAGCTTTGTTGCCCCTGTGCTTTATTGGCCTCCTCCTCTGCCCTGACCTTGGCACGATCCAGTGCATCTTTGGCATCTTTGACTTGTTTCCTTAAATCGTTAAGCACCCTCTTTATCTCGGCTTTAGTATCTATAAATAATTTGCCCTGTGGTTTATTGCCGCCAAACATGTCGGTTTGCTCTGCCTGGTCTTTAGCTATACGCGACTCAACATCATTTAACCTTTTCTGTGCTGCCTCATAAAGTATGCGGGCTTTTTTTACATTAGGATCTTCTTTTATCTGGAAAGGAGCTTCCTCGTTATTATTCTGTGTCGCTGGCTTCTCTTCTGCCTTGGGAACTGGTTTTGGTTCTGCTTCTTTATCATTAAGGAAATCATCGACATTTACAGCCATGTCACCAAGATGTTTGTCGTGAAAGACAATGAATCCATCCTTGATCGATTTCTCTATCTGATTCAACAATGCTTCGGCTCCGTTAGAGGGAATGCCATCGGCCACATCTTGAAACACTATTTTTTTCTGCGCATTACTCAGTGTCACTCCATAAACGATAGGCATTGATGAGCTAGCTCCTTCAAGCCATAGCTTCTTAAACAGATCGATGACCTCCTGACTTCTGTTGGATATCAATCCCCTGTCGCGATTAGGGGTTATGCTTTTATAGTTTTGCTCCTTGAAATTATTGGCAAGGGAATTTATGCGTGATCCGTCTTTATTGAATACTGACACATAGGTCTTGTCTCTACTCTTGAATCTTTTGATTGTATACCCAAGGGCTGCAGCCGCTTCCAATGCTTTATTGAATATAGTATTCCCTTTGGCAGTAGCTTTTCCTCTCGCTCCTTCTGCCAGAGCCTCGTAATCGTTTATGGCCTCAACTAGGTTTTGTAAGTTTTTTTCTTTAGGCGAAAGAGCTGTTTCCTTCACTCGCTTGGCTTCGGCAGCATCTTGTTGTTCAGCAGTAAGTCCGCTAAGAGATAGCTTACTTTCTTCATGCTTAATAATGACCGGAGGAATCTCTTTTAGCTGTTCTTCGATCTTATCAATAGCATCGTCGATGTCCTTTACCTGGGCATCTACTTCTTCTGGGTTTTTTTCTTCTTGCTGGCTAACAACTTCTGCTTGGCGTTCTGCAGCCTCCGCCTGAGACTCAATAGTCGTTGAAGATTTGGCATTGTCGGGCTGGGCGAGTCTTGATTCGATTGCGTTGATTTCATCTTGATTTATTGGTTGTTTTGCTTTTTCTCCTTGAGGTACTGAAGCAGCATTTTCCTTCGCACCGGGTTGAACAACGTCCTCCACTTTCGGGGTTTCGGAGGAGGTATTGGTATCTGTTTTTTCATTGTTTAATGCCTTTTCAAGTTTTTTTATTTTGAGATCACTAGATACTTTTTGATCAGTAACATCATTATACCATATTCCATTAACCCTGACATGTTTTTCGCCTTTATACTGGACCTCAGCCGGAGGTAATAGGTGTTGATTGATTTCGGCAACCTTCTCTTTACTTGCCGTAATTCCTTTGCTATCTACCCACCGGTCCCCTCGTTTGGTGTAGGTTGTTTTGCCGATTGTAACTGTTTCATTACTTTTTCCATCATCTTCCTTTTGTCCGTTGTTGTCATTTTTGACATTGCTTCCCTTTTCTGTGGGGATAGCTTCTTCAATAGCTCTGATTCCTTCATCTGATTGTATTTTAGAAAATTGATCTAATACGATTTGATAGGCCAAGTTATCCGCTTGTTGCCCGGTGAACTCCTCTGTCTTAGCTACCTTTCCTCCTTCAACCTTAGAAAGAGTGACAGAGACAACGTTGCCATCCTGATCTCTTTTGATAGCGTTGTTGATATCATCAGAAACATAAATGTCGTTACCTACCTTGTAGGTGCGACTATTCATAGATTCTACATTCTTTACTTTAAGACCAAACTCATCCAAGGTCTTATCGGATAAATCATCCAGGTTACCCAGTTCATGAGTCTGGTTGTTGTTGTATTCCACCGAGACCACACCTCCTTCGGTGACCTTGACAACGCCCTCCTGACCTTTATCATTCTCTACCACGGTATTATCACCTATGGTATCATAAAAGGTTATACGATGAGGGGCGGGAGAGTATGGAATAACATCTTTCCCTACTGCATCAGTCTTTTCCAGCACCGGCACATTGTCTGTTGAAGGCACTGTTTTCGGCACAGTCTCCGCGCTAGTTCCTGCCTGATCTGTAGACGGATTTGTTGATTTTCCGCTGTCAGTTCCGGCGTCTGTTGCGGTTCCAGGCTGTTTTGCTCCATCTGCAGAAGCTTCGCCGGGCTGAGCTGATTCAGACTTAGCTGCGTCTTCATCGGTGATATCGTTTAATTCATGGTTATCATGCGGATTATTTCTGTCAACGGCTTCCCCCTGGCTATTGTATAGATCCCACTTCTCTGTGATTTTATTATCAATCTCGTCGGCTTTCGCCATATATTTTTCCTTGCCGGGACCAATCTCAATATTATCAGAAGCCATCCTCCACCTATCTCGCTCCGCCATCATCTTCAACAGTTCTTGTTTGTTTTTAGTGGAAAGGCGAGTATCTGCCAGTATGCCATCAAACATCTTCTTAGAGCCAGACAGTATCCCTTTTTTTATCGTAGCCTCTCTTGCGGTCAGAGCCCCCTCTTTTTCGAGTGCGTCAATTACCTGTGTGGTTCCTTCTGGCTCGATCAGTGCTCTGATGTATCCATTCTTCCACCGGTCGCCATCCGTCTCTCCTTTTATATGAGAAAGTGCCTCAAGGCCACCTACGCTAAATAGCATGGATAAAGCGGTATTGCCTACTCGCAAAGGGTCTAGCTGCTTATCGATACCGTTTCTGGTCCAGTTGAAAGCGGCATCCTGTCTGCTCTGCACCTCTTCCTCGATATTTTCCTGGACTCCACTTACTATATATTTCCCGTAGGCATCATAAGCTTTCCGGATGAAGGTAGGCGCTTCCATCCCGGCGCGGATAAAGCCATCTAGTTCCTGCTTAAGCCCCTTGGCCTTTAATGATTTGGCAACGGCCGTACCCATACCCGTCTCCACTCCAAATCCTTGCTCTACCAATGACTGGGCCAGGGTGATCATGCCGGCAGTGTTCCAGGCGTAATTAAATCCTTTGCCTACCTTAAGCTGGTCTTCGAAGTTCTGGTGGAACATCATTAGCCCGCTGGAGGCGATACCTCCAAGATACTGTACCGCTGGCATCTCACCTCCTGGCACCGACGCAATGGCAGCACTGGTAGCAATTATAGGTATCATGTTAAGCGCTACCGAGGTGTTGGCGCCTATCATCTTTTTGACGTTAATATGACCACCAGTCAATCCACTATGCACTTCATATTGGCCTCTGTTTTTTTCGTAGGCGTCGGCCTTTTTCTGTATATCGTCTTCGTTGTTTACATCAATGCGCAGGTCTTTAAAATCTTTGTCCACAGCGCCCTGTATGTCTCCGTTGCCGTCTACCAGGAACTTTTGTCCATCGACATCAACATATGCATCTATTGGTGTTCCTCGATATGCAGCGGGCATAGTGGCGTCGGCCTCCGCCATCCCCCTGCTTTTTTCGTTGGCCAGGAACTTTTCGTAACTCTGTCCTTTGCCATTAAGCATATCATCAAGCGACCATGCGCTGTTCTTCCAGCCTAACACAAATTGTTTGGCAGCTGACTTAACAAAAGACACTTCATCGCCACCCAGTAGCCCGAAGATAGGATTCTGCGCTTTTAGCGCTGGCATGGCACGATCAATGGATTGTGCTTCAGCATCTATCTTTTTGACTGCTGCTTGCGCATATTTTTCAACGCCATCGGCTAGGCTGTACCCTGTGGCTATTTGCCGAGATTGTTCGGCTATATGAGAAAAAATATTGTCTATCTTGGCTTTGTCCTCCTCGCTTCCGGTACTCTTGTAGTCGTCAATAGCCATATCCATCTGCCTCTTCAATTTAGCGGCTCTGTCATTCATGAGATACCTGGCATTGACATAGCTTTCTTTTCTATCCCCTCCATTAAAGGCCTTGGAACTAAGGAAAGCGGTCTGCGCACTGAGAACGGCTGGCTCTTCAGTGTACTCAGAATCCATTTTCTGCTTTATCTCTGCCTTTTTCTTTTCAACTTCTGCGGCACGATCCTGCATCAGAGAAAGGTCGAACCCGGTCATTGCACTACCGGCGCCGGCACCACCAAATACATATGATGGTTCGGTCGCTGGCTTGTAACCTGTTTCCTTTAGTCGTTCAGATTCATCGTTAAGGGATTGAAGTTCGTTTTTTATAGAGGATAGAGAACGAGGCCCAATGGAACTAGGAGTAATCTTCTTGACATTAGGCATTAAAGTGCTTAGTTCGTAATCCTTAGCTATACGATCATCTAACTCATTGAGCTTTTTGGTTTGGGCCATCTTCTCGGCGTCAGACATCGTGGATCCATGGAAGCCACCGCCCCAGTTTCCTGTGTTTATCTCCCTGCTCTTCCCTTTGTTTAATGAATTGGCTATGCTGGTATATTCCTGCTGCAGCTTGCTACGTTCTTCGTCAGATAATTTGTTATTCTGGATATATTCCGGAGAGAATACCTTTAAACCAAAAGCTTTGTGTGCCGCCTCCTCTTGCTGGGGAGAATACTGCAGTCCATTGTCACGGAGCAGGCGGCGCAGAGCCTCAGTATGATTGCCACCAGCGCCCTTAAGGTATTCTGTGACATTTACGTTGGGTATATTGCCTTGCTGAGCAACGCTGGTCAGAAGGTCCGTTTGACTGGTAATTGGATCGCCGCCTACAGGCATCAATCAAGCTTTATTCTTTTAGGGACACCAGCATCAGTCTTCGTGGGGGTGGGCACTATTCCCGGAGCGGCCTGGACAGCCTTAGTGCTGTCTGCCGGAGCTACCGGAACCGCTGGGGCTGTCCCCGTAGCATGGTTTATCAATGAAAGCGTCATAGTCAATGCCTCTGGTATACGCCTTTCCAAAATCTCTGTTTTTACACTGTCGCTGAGCTTGGTGTATTTCTTTACGTATTCAGCACGGGTATTGGAGATGTCTTGCGCCAAGCGCTTAAGACTGTCCGGATCAGTACCCGATTTAGCGATAAGTCCTTTGACCTTATTATACAACTTGTCTTTATTGTTTCCCAACATGCCTCCGGTATGCTGTATTGCCATATCGCGAAGTAACGGAACTATGGGGCCGGGCACTCCTAGCTTGTCTTTTTGCAGTTGAATATCCAATGGCTTGAAATAGTTGTTGTCAGCCAATTCCTCTTGTTTGTCATGAAAGGCTTTTTGCTGATCTGGACTCATGCCATTATATATGGCCTGCACTTTTGCTGCACGTTCTTTACCAGATAATGCAGAAAGACCTTTTATTGTGGCTTCCCATTCTTTGCCTGCACCCGCCGCCTCGTACATCGCTTTTTGATCATCTTTGTTATTAAACTGATAATGCCCTATACTTACCCATCCGTTGTCACTACCATTGACTGCATTATAGCTATCTCCTTGTCCGCTACTTTCTCCATGGCCAATGAAGTTATGAGTATCTGTTTTTAGGTCACCGGTAGGGGTAAAGTCTACTGGCTGTCCTTTTACATCAGGTTTTATGTCATCAACCTTAACCTGGAACATACGCTCCGATCCGTTACCTCCTGAAGTGGCGAATATTCCTTTTCCATCATGGCTCTCAGGATACTCCTTGCCTCCTTTATCTCTGATCACATAGTTTTTATCTCCATTGGGTTTGTTAGGGTCTACCGGTTTAATAACAAGAGTAAATCCAAGTTTTTCAAGGACCTTTGGATTATTGGTCTCCACATACCTTGCTCCATTGGACTCTGTGACATCAGCCTTTGATGCTATCCCGTTATCCTTTAGGTATTTGGCATCATCGGAAAACATGCCACCACCTATGGTTGGCTCATTAAGTCCAGAAGTGCCGGCAATAGCTTTGTTTGATCCGGCTACCCGGTATCTTTCATAATTAATGCCAGAATTACGAAGGATTTGTTTATGTCCTTCAGGAAGATTATCCCATAAGTCCTCTGCGGTACCTATATCGTTTTTATTGGCATCCAATATCCTTGGAGTACCTTCTTCATCCAATATTATGCCGTTGTATTGCGGCCCTAGATTATACCGACCAGTCTTTAATTTATTGTATTCCTTATCCTGGAAGGTAAGTGCTGTACGGCCTGCGCTGGGAGTGCCTTTATTAAGGCTGTCAAGATTCTGCCCACTGTTTTTCAGTTCTCGATTCATGACGATCTCCGTGGCTATTGCCCTTAGTCCTGCATCTGAATTTGGATTGTTTGGATCTCCATATACTTTTGCCAGCCCTGTGTTTTGAGAGAAATATTTGGTAAGGTCATCTATAGCCTTCTTCCTTTCCTCTTCTATCTTGCCAGGTCCATAGATACTATTTTTGCTTTGAATAGCGAGGATACGGCCATTGTCATCACGCAACACGGTCTCGTCTTTATGTTCCCTGGTATCAAGAAACTTATTACCATAATCATTTATGCTAAGGGCATGTGATCCAAGATTAAGATCTGATGGAGTCAAGGGCTTTGTTCTATTACCGTCAGCTATTAGTTTATTGGTTGCATCGACCATGGTAGGGTCGGCGCGATCACCGAGCTTCATAATGTGATCGGTATATGCGTCGGTCATAACCTTATCTTGAATAGCCCCTCGATAGTCAGGATTGGTGGAGAGAGCAAGTTGATAATCTGTAATAGCCTGCTTCATAGCATGGGGATTATTGCTCGCTTGCTGCATCTTCTGAGCTGACTCTTGCAACAGCCTATGCGCCACCTCAATCCCTTTTTGCTGATATGGTATATTGGGGTTTAGGCCGGTTGTGGGGTCTTTTGCAAGAAGCGCATTAAACTGATCTTGGGTATCAGATACTTCTTTCTCTGCATCCCTCTGCTGCAGTAGTTCATTTTGAAATACCTCCATCATCATTCTTTCTCCAAAGCGACTATCATCACGCGATGGCAGCGGAATAGGAGAGAACCGGGGCAATATTTTAATAGGATCTATGGCCATAACTTTATTGTACTGTTAGGTATTTTTTCCTTCTTTTTAATATATCCTGAATGCCACCAACTTGGGATGGTAGTCCTGCAATAGGTGGTATTATACCGCTATCAAACATTCTACTGTCTCCCCTCGGTATTTGCATGTCTAAATTCTTGTCATATGGGCTTTGGTTATCACCGCCGTAAAAATCTGAGTATTGGTTGTCTCCATACCTAACCTTTCCGCTATTAATAGTAGGAATCCCAGCAGTATTTAATTGCATCTCCCCATATTTTGTTCTCATTGGAGTGCCATCGGGTTGTTGTCCCAATATGCCCAATGCATCATTCTGAGGATACTGTGTATTATTTCCATTTCCATTTCCATTTCCGTTGCTATTCCTAAACAACGAAAGGTAGTTAGCAAGAGCATTTATCCCGGTACTCTTAAGCAATTTGTTTCTGTCGTATGCCGCCCATTCATTACCAACAGCTTTCTGCATCTCATTGGCGTAGTTGGTGCCCAGGGCTCCGTAGTTAGCAATCTGGGTATTGCTGTTTTGTGTCATCCTATTTTCTGCATCGGCGGTGGCGGCTCCAAACTGGTCAAGGCGTCTTTGCTTGGCCTGGAGATAAGCGTTTCTAAGCCCTATATCTCGTTTGTCTTCGTTGACTGCCAGGTTGGCTTTGGCGTTGGCCGCCTGGGCATCTGCGACAGCAATGGTGTTGGCTGCCCGGTTTAAGGGATTGCTTGCCAACACATTACTTACCACACCCCTAGTACTTCGATCGATCTGCGAATTACTATAATCTTTTAGGTATTGTGGTGTTGACTGAACAAAGTTGTTGAGATAGGTGTCTTGGATAGGAGCCACAGCATACTTCTTGTTCTGAGCGAAATTAGAGAGGACGCCAAAAAGAGTGGCCATGCCTAGGTTTTTCTTGGCACCGGCGACTCTGGCAAATGGGTTGTCTAAAGCGTCGAATATAGCCGGGTTTTTTAAAAAGTCAAACTGTCCCATATCAAAGATTTTCTAATTGTTTTCTTAATAACTTATTCTTTTTAGCTACCAACTCAATAAGTCCACTAATGAACTTACCTCTTGTATGTAGGTTTTCTTTGGCTGTTTCGCTGGCAAAAGGATTGTGTTCTCCACGCTCCAAGGACCTTGGCACCGGCACATAGTCCTTTATCAGTTCAAGAAACTCCGCTGCTGTAACCTTATCCCGTCCCTTTAGTGGGTCACTCAGCTTAATTTCCTTATACGATTGCTTTGGCCCATCTTCATATTCTTTGTACACACCAGGGTTAGCCCCCAAGATTATCTTGTCGGCCTCCTCCTTGGTGATCTCCGTCTCTGTATCAGCTATCCACGAACCTACGGGTACATAGTCGGTGACCTTGTCTTTTTTCATGTCCTTGTGCTGTGCTTCAGAATGCACATCGACAATAGAGCCCGTTGGCAACGCTATCTTTTCTCCTTTGTTGGCCTGGGTACGTATGGCTTCTTCTTTGCCTATTGGCATGATCATACCGCCGCTTTTAGCGTAATATGAAGGATCGGTGGTCTTAGTGCTTATCATATTGTCAAACATCATACGGCTATATCCTTCGCGTTCAGATTTCCTTTTAAGTCCTCCAATAAGTCCGGCGCCAAGACCTATTAATGCACCCATGGGGCCACCGGTACTTAATCCTGTCAGTGCTCCACCCATAGCCTGGCTGCCTACATTGTTGACATCTCCCATCATGAAAGCACCGCTAATAGCGCCGAGGCCTTTTGTCGTATTCCAATCTTGCCTTAGCTGTTCTTTTTTTTCTGGGGATAGCCCTTCAAATATATTCATGGTATAAAATTAATCATTCTTGCCGTTCTTTTCCATATACTACACTTCTAAATAGTTTCAGTTCAATATCTGATAATTTAGGATCGTCAAAACTAAGCATATGTCTAATATAATAATCGCTCATCACACTCTTCTTTCCATCACCTCCACATACGGCATTACTTTGATCAAACTCCCGGAAGAAAGAGCAGTCGGAAGATTTTAATATCGGTGACTCCACGTTCTTTATATTGTCCTTTAACTCATTAATTCTCCATACACCACGGGTAGTTCTTTTAAGCTTACTGACCAACCTCTCTTTCCTGATATCCTTATGGATCATACACTTGTAGTAGTCAGTATCGAGTAACTTCACTCCTGTCATCTGGTAGCTGTTGCCCCACCCTCCCTTGGTAAAGGTGATATGGCGGTTTCTTGTTCCAGTGGTTAAGTTGTTGGCAATGGTATTTATCTCTATGTAGTCAACTTGAAAGTCTACTGCATGATCCTGGGTGAGATCCAGTTTAGAACTGTGGTACCAGATAGTAAATGGATGGTATTGTCCATAAAATATCTGCTTACTGGTTTCGGAATGATGTCGCCATATGGTATTTCCTTGAACGCTAAAGAACTTCATCCTATCATTAAAGTAGAAGTTAGGTACATAGGAATGGGCACCTATCCATTCGTGATTTTTGTAGTCATACGATAATGTCCAGCTATTGCCTCCCTGCGCATCTCTCTTGGTTACAAGGAACCGTTCCTGCTCAGGATCATATCCCAGGCTATACCAATGACCTTCGTTCTTCTGGTCCCGGCACAGTCCGGCAGCACAGAAGTCAAGGTATCGCTGCATGAGGCTAAAGGTATTGTGATCACTTAAGACCTTTATCTCCGCGCCGGTGAACAAACAGACGGCGGTGGATTTGGCATCAATAAAAAGAGCTCCTTGCGGTGTGACAATAATGCTGTTAGGATCTATACATCCGTAGTATCCTTCTTTAACACCTTCACCTATACGGTGAGGCTTGCCGAGAGCCCTTCCATTGCCAAGAAGATATTCTACTCCACGATAATTCACATCGCCGGCATAAGACAGTCGATACCATCCGTCAGTGGTGACAGCAAATATCTGGTTGTTCATGGTTATGAGCCGCTGTATTTGACTGCTATTGGACTGCATCTCTGCATAATCACCTTCCAAGACGTTTTTGAAGGCATTGATCTCTGTTTCTGTACGCTGTATCTGTGAATAATAGATAAGATTATTTATGCCGCTATTGGAACTCTCGGAAGTGCTGTAATCAGCTTCTTTACAGTCATCGCAGTCGCATACGTTGTATGGATCGGTCATGCCGGTAGATGAACTGACATTGCCGCCGACATTGTATTCGGTACTATATCCGGTATACTGGTCTTCCCACTGTCTTAAGTGTTCTAGTTGGGCGCCTCCTTCATTGTCATTTAACTGCTCCTCAAGCCCCATCATCCTATTTATCCTTGACACAGTAAACACCCATATCCATGCCAGCATCCAAATGATAAGAAACAAGGCTATACGTATCCAGAAACCCAGGATGAAGTCAAGATTGCCATGGATAGCGAATCCATGTATTATAAAGTAAATAGGCACGCCAAGTATTATTCCTATTCGTACGACAGGTCTTAGTAGTTCGTGAAATCGTGAGGCTCGTAATATCTCCTTATACCATCGGTTAAGAAAGCATTGCTCCCATGGTGTTCCTACTGGCACTGCGCTATCCAGATATAATTTACCCAGGTTTCTTGCATGCACTTCGCCAAGATCTTCATCGCCTCGCTGCCTATAATGTGCATTAACCCTAGACTGAGACCAGAACCACACCAGTGTCTTTAAAACACCTGGATAATAAACACTTCCCGTTCCCTGGCCGGCTGCCGCCGCCTCGTTCAAGGTCATATTGGGATATCTGTTGGCCTTGTTCTTAGGATCTCTCAAATCACCTGATTCGGGCGGAGCCGTAGGATCACCAAAGCCAAGGAACCTGAAAAAACCAGCCCATTTTCTAGGAGATGGTATAAATGTTGTATTGCCTACCCGGTTGCTTATATAAGATGTTCTGCGGACAGAGAAGGGACCACAAAAGGAGTCTCCCACCAATCCAGACACGTTCCTCTGTCCTTTTTTAGCGTACAATCCAAGGTCTATGTATTTGGCTCCTACAATGCTTCCATACTGGCGAGGCATCTCGCGGATAAGATATCCATATGGCGCCTGCGCATCATATACCAGCCCTGAATGAATTAAGCCGTCTGCTATAAATGATCTGTCAACCGGATGGCCTATACTTCCGGCTAACTGCATGGCTACCGATGTCTCACGAGATAAATTACATATGGGAAGATCAATCCCTCTTGCCTGGGTTATCTTGCTGTCTCCTTGTGCCTTAGTTATTCCTGTTATCTGTATAGGCGTGCCTGGGGAGAAATTATAATCATGCATGTTGACGGTCTGGCGCGTTCCTTTCTGATCGGCCAGCCGCTCAAAAAAACCTACTCTCTTAGTTGCCTCAGCATACTGCCCATGGCGCCAGCCACTACCGGTAACATCACCGAGTTTTAGAAAGTGAGTTGCGGTCAACGGGATATGACCCAGAAGGCAGTCTGGAGAAAGGAACATGTATATGTTGGCTCCATGCGCCGCCCCCTCGTGCTCATGATCATCACCACCTCGTTGTATGTATCTGTCAATATATTCACGACTGTTGACGCCATGTTTTGGAATAGCGTGGGGGCGGCCATTGACATCACCGGCAAAGGTGTGTATGCAGATACCTGCAGCAATAACCCTGGAGTTCATCGGATCCCGCTCCATGATACCCACCTTCCAGGGTTGTGATTCGCATAATGGTTTGCCTGTATCATCAGGAAATACTACGTTCCTTACGCTTAGGCCAACCATGTACACAAAGCCCTCTTCTTCGTCAACTCCGTATAATTGTGACCCTTTTGCCCCTACCGATGGGCTCTCAAAATGGTTGATAAGAGGTATCTCAAGTAACTTTATAGGTTTACCTGCAAGTCTCTCGTATAGGTAGCCTCCTGAACAATCCAATGTCATTGGGTATGTCTCTTGGGAGTCAACCCACTTAGGCTCCAGTGGGCCTACTTTGTATATGTTGATATTGTCAAACTGCTCTCCTATGTCTCCGCTTTGGCTGAGCTGAGCGGCAGGACCACCATCAATCTTCTTGTCATTTGTTACTTTGACCTTGGTGCGATTAGGGGTAAAGACCTCTTCTTGCTTTGCCTCATTCAAAAATTTTTGAAACACCTGCTTGAGCCCGTTGGCTGTCTGGCTACTCTTTTGATTTTTTCGGTTTTTAGAATTACCTACCGACCAGGGACCGAACAACGCAATAGAGATAGCCTTTTTTAATCCTTCTACCCATCCCTTGGGCTTTGTCTCATTACCGCATTCTAAACAATCGGCAGCGCTATCGGCGGTATCGGTATCGTCAGGAACACCATCAGCTATATTGCTGAGAGCATCAGCAGAAGCCTTTCCAAGATCTTCACATTGGCCGGTGCCCGTTATGCATCCATCAGTATAATATCCGTCTTCCTGGACTCTTTTGTTGTTTTTGGGGAGGTCATTGTAGTTTGAATACTCGTCTTGGTGTGTATCGTCAAAGGTGATGTGACCATTGCCTCCGGAAGTAGAGCCGCCGCCTCCGCCTCCACCACTTCCACTATCTGGAATATCTGGTGGGCCGTCGCCTATTGGAGGTCCGGGAGGCCTTCCAGCCGGGCCTGTGGGAGTCGTTGACCCACCTCCATCAGTGCCGCTTCCTGGCGTTCCGCCACCAGTAGGAGGCGTTTCGTTACCCGTTGAGCCGCCAGCATCGTTTCTTGGTTCGTTAAGTGGCGTAGATAGTTCAGTGCCGCTTCCGTCATTAAGAACACCCGCCGCTGTCTCAGTGCCGTCACAATATTGTCCAACAATAACCGGTATGTACCTTTCACCAGGTTGAAGTCCTGGATAATGATGTGCTATCTTAGCGGGTATCCTGTACAAGTCAAGGCCTACCGTCGCCCTGTTGGCTATGGCCTGTATATTTAGGTTGCGGGTTTTGCGTATCTGGCTGTAGAAAGCGCGTCCATCGTGTATTACCACTTGCCTGCCTTGCAGATAATTTACCTTTCGCGTTGTAACCTCTTCTAATGGGATATCTATCTCCCTGCCAGTGTCACCACGGTATTCAAAGGTGATCCCTGAGCCACCGAAGTCAAAGCGATCTAGTATCTCTGCCCTGGCTCCCGAACCAACTGATTTTATCACAACCAACTCAATGGATGAGTAGTGACAGCTAAGGCCGGTAATCCATATGCTTATATATTCATCGCTGATCTCTCCAGGCTTGTTTTTTCCACCACCCACGAATACTTCTTTGCTTATATTGAAGAAGTTAGACTTGTGGCCGTCTTTATTTATAAGGCGTAGGCAGAAACGATATTTGCCGTTACGGAGTCCGGCGCCACCGCCTTGCACATTGACGGGCCTGATAGTGGGTATACATTCACACTTAAATGTTTTGATGTCGGCGCAGGTTACTTTGGCTGCCCTGTGACTGTCTCTTAGTTCATCAATATTGACCGTATAGAATTCGCAGTTATAGCTAAAGACTATATGCAGTTCATTGCATGTGTTCCAGAAGTTGTAATCTATGTTAATCCATTCACAATTAGAGAAGTTGAAACTGCAATTAACTGTGATTGGATCACCGGAACATGTGGATGTGCTATTTTTGTTCAGGTCGTTAAGATCATATATCCTGCTGTATTTGTCGGCCTTACTATCATAATAGCCCAGTTCACCGGTTTTAAGCAGGACAAGGAGCCAATTGCGCGCCTCTACGTAAACGGCACCAACGATAAGGTCAGGAATAAGTATTGGATTCCAGGTACTCCCTTCATTGACCACACCAAAGTCCTGTCCCTCGGCTGACTTGCGCACACCGTTTAACATCATCTCATAACTATCCGGTTTCGACAGTTCTGGTATAGTGTCGTAGTCAAGACGACGGAAAGTATTGGTGATTTTATTTTTCAATTTTGATTAAACATTAGGAGATCAATACTGTCATAAAGTTTTTCTAATTTATCTTCTCGTATATATATAAGATGACGTACCAGGCATCCATTATGGACGACAAAGACTTCCTGGATAACCATGCGGTATCGTGTGTCTGGCTTTACTGTCCAGACGTGCTTTTCTTTTGGTACGGTACGGATCATTTATATACCTTAAATGTATCGTTTACATACTCGTAAAACGTCTCATCAGCATAATAATGAGGAACCTGCTTGCCAAAGAAGTTCATCCACAAAGCCTTAAATCTCTCGGGCTCCAACCTATTCAGTTTGATCTTGGCAGTATGCGCCGCTTCCTCTTTGAGTTTTTTTAACGCAAAAAAGTGACGCTCATCTGTCTCCTTTCGCTCTTTTGTCCACCGGGCATAAGCTATCCTCATATCGATAGTATAGGTCAGAGCCGTCCACACTTCCGGGATGTCTGGTATCATAAGATATCCAGAACTGTCCATCTTCCATCCATGATAAGACAAAAGAACCTTGCAGTCTTTTACATTATTAAGTATCAGGTTAAGTCCGTCAATCTCGTAGGTCACCTCATGGCCTACATCAAGAGGTATGCAGTCTCCTATGCTTTTTTTGTCGTGGAAATTATTTACAGCCGGCCTCATAAGAGTAAACCAGGGGCAGTCACCATGGACATAAGCACCACCAACCTTACCATATGAATAAAAGCTTTTGTTGGCCTGGGTGAGGAGATATGGATTGTTGGCGAGATCCAATGGATCGACTTCATAGGTTACAATGGGCGAAGGGCAGCAACACTTTTTCTTGCTACATGTAGGGCACGTGGCCTGGACAGTTATCTTACAGCCATCAATGTGTTTGTAGCATTTAGCTACGGACTCCCTGCTGCATTCTTTTTTGTCAGCATATCCGTATCCTGCCTGGATCACTTTCTTAAAGTTGTCCGGCAACTTGCCGACATAGTTTTTTATATGGATCAGGGCAACCGTTTTGTCAAACTGGTCCGCCGTCATCAAGCTCTTTACCTCATCATTGCCCCACTTGCGTACCTTCTTTTCTTCAAGCACAGAACTATTGCCTGAGTTCTCGCGAACATCGGATATCAATGATTTTATGCTTTTGAATTGTGTTTTCATTAGTCCATTGTTTCAAACCAGTTAAGATCATTGGCCTTTCTACTCTCCTTAAGCCAGGCCCAGATGCTTAATTTCCCATAGTTACTATTTCCAATGGCAGTGATGAAAGCATATACTCCTTGATTGGGAAACTGAGTATTCTCACGATGACCCTTTCGCCACACGTATTTGTACCAGCCCTTCTCTCTGTTGATGGGAGCTACACGCAATGTACCTAACCTGAACATAAGATGAAACAGCCAGTCCACGCGGATCAAGAACTTATATACGCTCATGAAGTAGAAGTAAAAGGCGGTACGATACTTGTAGTACGACACAGGAGTACGACCATGGTAGTTCTCTACCCCAACATATATTTCATAGAACTGCTCCATTGTCAAGATAGAGCCCTTCTTAAAGCAATTTCGATAATAGTATTCTAGGAATATCTTCATTTCAAACTTAGGCCGGGAATATCTTTTATTCCATTATTAAACACATCAGTATCCTTCGGTCTTGGAGCAACGAGACTTTTGTATGTCTCATCGAACATTACTTTCTCCAAATCCGAATCCATAATAAATTCCACGTCAAAAGCATTCAGGCAATGATTGACCTTGCCATTGCAGTCCGGCATCAATGCATACTCTATTGGGTCGTAGGGAATAAGGGTTTCTGTCAGAGTCCTCTTATGTATATCATTAAGCACATAATGATGGTGCCTGTCTCCAATATTTTTAAATGTATAATAGGGTGAGTTAGCGATGTCAGCATATCTATGATTAAGCTGATCTTCGAAGTTCTCCCATGGCAGATAATCGTATTTTATCTCTCCCTGGGATGTGCCGACATAGGATATGTGGATATGCCTTATTACCGGGATCTCTGTCTTTCGGAAATAACATCCTTGAGAGGGTATGCAGGGGCACTCATTCCTGTCTGCTTTTATTAGTTTAAGACACGGTATTACTTTGAAGTTTTCGTATCCAACCTCTATGCCAGCGCGGAGCTTCTGGCTAATGTAACTAGCTCGCACCTTGAGCATGTGCCCATATAGGTACTGTGCCGACCAATTAGTCTGGGCACTGGTATGTCCTGTGTAATCAAGCCACCCGCGAAATCCTTTGACGGTTTCTCCTATGGTCACGCATCATAACTTGGCGATTTTGTCTTTCATCTTCTGCAATTCGTTTACGACATATGCCATAAACTTTTCCTCGGTAAACGTGAGCTTAGCGAGTCCATCACCAATCGTATATGTTTTTTGTTCGTTGACCTTAGCAAGTAACGCTTCGTTTTGAAGGGCAAGAAGATTTATAGTATGTAGATAATCGCCGGCACGTACAGTGTCAACGAAATTGGTTACCTGCGCAAGCTTGGCATTGCTCATATTGATAATGTCCTGTAGAGTGTATCTACTGTTGGCAGTACTGTTAACGCCACGGACACTAAGAGGGAAGAATCGCTTATCGGCGAAAGGAATGTTGCCAAGCGATAGATTGGCATATAAGATCATATCGCTGCAATCGACAGAAGATATGTTTATACTTACGCTGAGGCTTATAGGAAAATTGGAAGCCTCCAAAACCACTGCATTAGACGCCTTCTCTGTTTTTAACAGGTTTTTCTTGACTCCATTCTCCATTACAGAGATAGAGGCATTGACCATCTTAACATGAATACTTGAAGGTAGGGTATTTATTGCCTCTGTAAAATCATAGGAAAAGGTAAATACTCCCGCAGCCGCAGACAATAGATACCATCCTTTCTCATCGCTGACCTTGTCCCAGCAACCATTGAAGTCGGTAACCAGGAAGGCGGGGGGATTGTCTATAGCTACATCAATAGCCGTGACCTGTTGTGGGTCCGACGCCCCCTGAGCTGGCATCGTCTGAAGTAAGATAGGAATCAGTTTTTTATAGGGCATACCGTAATATATCCCTAGTTCCGGATACGGATTACCAGTATAATATACGGAGTCGTCCGGTGTCTCCATATAGTCTTTGTTGCACTCCGCGCATTTTGCCATAGAACAAAAATAATTTATTTTATTTTAAAAAAAGCATAAATATTATACCCCTCTTTCTGTTGTTACAGAATATCCTTGAGAACCAGCAACAACATTGTAATTAACACTTACCCCAGGACCAGATGTTGATGGACAGTTGCTGCTTCCAGATTGTCCATTTATAGGGTTACCCTGGCTTGTAAAGAATGACAACGTGTCCCCAGAAGACAACCCAGAGATGGTAGTTTTAAAGGCGCAGGCCCCCACAACGCTTCCTATTGTAATAGTAGAGCCACCATTTACCGTATACTGCAATGTAGCGGTGCCTGTAACGCCAATGTCTTTAGCGTATACATCCACACTTGCCGCTACAGGACTCGTGCTCGGAGTGGGGGAGGGGGGAGGAGGGGGGAGGGAAGGGGAGGGAGGAGGAGAGAGGGAGGGAGTGACTGATGTAACGCTAATACTTGGAGTATTAGAAGCAGTGATCGATGCACTACGAGTATTGGTCGGGGTCACAGACGGTGTGATACTAATACTTGGAGTATTAGAAGCCGTGAGAGATACGCTACGTGTATTGGTCGGGGTATTGGTTGGAGTAACGGTATTGCTAGGCGATATCGTAGGGGTTATTGAAATGCTACTAGTTTTTGTAGGGGTTACTGTTGGCGTCTTGGTATTAGTTGGAGTATTTGTAGGGGTTATTGAAATCGAACTGGTTACCGTAGGCGTTACAGTTGGGGTTTTTGTATTAGTTGGAGTGTTTGTAGGGGTTATTGAAATGCTCTTTGTAACGCTTGGCGTGGCCGTGGCGCTTATTGAGGTAGATTTAGTAATACTTGGAGTAACGGTAGCTGTAATTGAGCCAGTGACGCTAGGGGTTATGGAGGCCGTTAATGAAATACTTCCTGTAGTACTTGGGGTGATCGTAGGCGTTACGCTGGCCGTTACCGAAATACTGCCCGTGATACTTGGTGTGGCCGTTACCGAACTGGTTACGGATGGAGTTGACGATGCATTAGGATTGCAATCCCAGGTGCCACATGTTCCTGTATTAAATATTTGAAGTCCTTCAAAGGTATCTGGGAAGTTGCCAGATCCACCACCTTCAGCAACATAGCTCCATGCTCCCGTACCGCTTCTAAAGCATGTATTTATTATTTCAGACGGGGTAAGCGTATGGTTATATGGTGAACCATCGCAATTTGTTCCCGTAATCTCTATATTAAATCCATAGTATGATGTAATCTCCCAATTTATACAATCACAAGTTGTAGTGCTTGTGCTTGGGGTAATTGAGATGCTGGATGTAATAGAAGGAGTATCTGAAATTGTTACGCTTATTGAACTGGTTACCGATGGCGTTACCGTAATGGAAGCAGTTACACTTGGAGTTGTGGAACCGGTTGTACTTGGGGTGTCCGAAATACTAGATGTTACACTTGGAGTTGCTGAGGCAGAAAAAGAAGTACTTGAGGTGACGGAAGGAGTATCTGAAATGGTTACGCTTATTGAACTGGTTGTGCTAGGAGTTACCGGAGGAGTAACACTTGAAGTTAAACTAATTGAAGGTGTGACAGTACTGGTTATCGAAATGCTTTTTGTTTTGGTTGCGGTGACTGAAATACTAGATGTGACTGAAGGGGTAATGGAAATGCTCGGAGTTTCAGAAACGGTAACAGATGCGGTAGTAGAAGGCGTGACGCTAATTGTAGGGCTAGGCGTAGTGCTTATTCCTACTGTATTTGAGATACTGCTGGTTACTGAAATGCTGGGCGTTATGGATATACTTGATGTTGCTGATACGCTTGGAGTAGATGAATAGCTATTCGATGGCGTTGCCGAAATACTTGGGGTTATAGAAATACTTATAGAAGAAGTAATTGAAATGCTCGAGGTAATCGATACGCTTGGCGTATTGGTGACACTTGGCGTGGTACTTGGGGTTACGCTTTGGGTGACACTGGGGGTGATATCAGGAGAGCAACATGGGGCTCCTCCGTATATAGGATCATAATAGCACCTTGAATTATAATCAACAAAATCACGCTCCCATATTAAAATTCCTTGAAAATAAAGTCTTTTGTGTACCCTACTTAAAAAGCAAGTATTTTCTAAAAATGTTGAAAACAAAACCACATTTATATCATTTCCTGCAACATGTATAGGGTTTACTGTATAAGAATTGGTACCTTGAGAATTAAACACCTCCACCCTCCAAACATAATCTGTAACCACGGTAGTAAGAGGGGCACAATTACCTTCTCTAACAACTTTTGTTGCCCCTGTCATAATTGGACACATGCCAAAATTACAAACAGTATCAACTATAAAATAAGGAACACTGTACACGCAATTGTCTCTTATCTCTAATGGCCTTTCACTCTCTGGAATGGTACTACTTGAAACACTAATACTAGGTGTTTTGCTGACAGTTTTACTAACGCTTCTTGTTATGGTAGGGGTTAGGCTAATGGTAGCGGTTGGCGTTCTGCTTGGAGTAGGTGGTACGTATCCTACAGATTGGCTAATCGTAACACTAGGCGTTGTGCTTGGTATATATCCGTCAGACTGACTAACCGTAACACTTGAAGATGTACTTTTAGAAGTAGTAATGCTTGGGGTAGGTGGAACAGATATAGACGCGCTTGTTGTTGGTGTCGTACTTGGGCTTGGCAAAGCCGCATATCCTTCATCAATATCGCTGGTTATTTCATTGCCATTTATATCTAAAACAACAACCAGGTAAGAATATCTTTTAAACTGAACAACATCATAATCATCATAATACATTTGTGTGGTTGGTCCACCCATTAAGTCAAAACTATTGCTTACATCATCAAAACGATATAATTGAAAAATGTTTCCTGGAATACCACTCCACGTAACACGTATCCGGTCTCCATATTGACCTGAACTCGCTTTAACCCCATAAGGAGTAGCGAATAGAGCAGAAGTACTTGGCGTGATTGAAACGCTAACAGAAGGTGTTGGGGTTTGGTGGCATGGAATACAGAACTCATACCTCCAAGATGGAGAAGGGCTAACTTCGGGGCTTATGCTTATGCTTTTCGAGACAACAATACTTCCCGAAACAACAACTGTACCAGGAACGGTATCTTTAAAATCATCGATAGCATTAATCAAAGCATCTATTTTTACCGGTTGTGGCTTTACAGCAAGACCAGCTTTAAACAATGGTGTTTTAGGCTGAACAACTCTTGGACTTGGAAGTACTGTAACAGAAATAGAGGGAGTGATCGGTATTGTGACAGAAATCGAGGGGGTATGAGTGGTCGTCACAGACGGAGTAACTTCGCCTCTTGCCTCCAATAACGACGCTTGCTCATACTTAAAAGGATAGGAACCACATATCTTTTTAAATTTAGTAATGGAGTTAGCCGTTGTTATCCTTGGATTGGCATTGGTTAATTTAGATGACAGTATAAACTCTCCATGATATATTCCACCTATAAGATTAATGGTGGCTACCTGTTGTCCTGGCTGGGTCGTATCAAGAGCATTATCATTGTCATGAAGGAAAAATGTTACATCTATATGAGCCGTTGGGTCAACCTCTATGTTGTAATCAAAAGTAACGTGCAAACCATCTTCACTTACTTTTATATTAGTTATTGATTCTTTAGGACACGACTTGGTAAATGCCATATCAGTACAACCATTACATGTAGCTATTACTTTGTATGGTACATCTCCATTATCAGCTATGAATGATTCGTTTTTATGAGGTATAGCAGAGTAATCTCCATAACTGACAGTCAATAGCTTGCCATATTTATCGTACCACTCGTATTTAACGTTCTTAATACCAATGAATTCATAAAAATTGTTATAGTGAAGGACTCCTGTCTGGTAACCAGATGAAAAAGATGAATTTGAGAGTTTGCTTTCAGGCGTTAATAGAGTTAGTTTTACTACTTTTTCAGAAGTGTCTACGGGGTCTCCAACACAGTAAGTTATCGGAGGATATGAACCAATATATGTACAGCCATTATAAAATATAAGTGCATATTTTAAAAAACCGATCTCAAAAGTATAACATTTAGAACCAGGGTCTGGATTTTGATGATCAGGTGATTCTTCAATTCTATTTAGGTCTTGGAAAATGTCATTCTCTTCATATAAATTACTTACTTTAAGTTGAAATCTATCTTTATTATTAATACGAATCGCAAGCGTTGAATTTTCTATGCTAGATAGTTCCCCTAAAGGGTTGCGAATCTCTATCCTTGATTTTAAACGTAAAAACCTCCGGCCAAGAAAATCCTCCTTTTGATCAATACTTTTTATATTAAATACAAGATATACCTCATCACAGTTACACCCTGGCACATCGGTAGTGGCTTTATAGCCTCCATCAATTTCTTCTATACTTACTTTAAAGGGGGTGCAATCTGCCACTAATCACTAATGCTGACAAATGATATACGCATGTACTCTTTGTCTGCACTCACATCTGCAAGTGTTCCGGTGATCGATATCTTGTAGGCTTCTACCATTTTTTTGTTAGCCAAGGGTCAAATATAGCAACATTGCCGGTTACCAGCTAATAATAACTACTACACCGTCTCCACCTCTACCGCCAGCACCACCTCCTGTAGCACCACCACCCGTAGATCCGCCACCACCACCACCGCCGCCGCCGCCAGGGAATCCACCATTACCACCGATTCCACCAGATCCAGCATTGGTACTGATACCATTGGTGCCACCTCCTGCACCTCCATATCCTAGCATAATACCAAGAACATTTTGCAATCCACCAGACCCATTACCCCTGGATGCTGTTCCACCTGCAATGGTTGGAAATATCCCTGCTCCTGTTTGAGCCCCACCTGCAAAATCTGTATTGGCAGCAGCAGATGTCCCGCCACCTGCTCCCCCATTCATTTGACTTGCTGTAATTAATGTATTTGCTGATCCTGCTCCCCCACCTACAACTCCCCCTATAGCCCCTATTTTTCCAGCTATAAACTGAGTTAAACCAAAAGAGGCCCACAAGCATAATGCGATTGTAGAGATTGTTTCAGCAGCACCCGCAGCCGCCGAACCACCTGTAGATCCAGCAGTGCCACCTGTTGCGGCAGCAGCACCAGACTGCATAACTATATTTGCAGCCGTTGTGTTAGGAGCTAAAGAAATATAAGATCTTTCTCCTGCACCTCCATTGCCTGCAACCGCTCCCGCAGCACCGCCTCGTCCTACCTGAACATATAATGGATTCGAACCAAATGATATAAGAGGAATTAACGCTCTGGCTATTGCGCCCGATCCACCACCACCTCCACCGCCCCTAACAGTACCATCGGCGCCTGACATACCACCGCCGCCGCCACCGCCACCGCCTATGACAAGCATATAAGCCATTGTCTCGTCTGGTAAGGGATTCCATGTAGACCATGATGCTCCATTAGCATTAAATACCACTTGACGGGCTTTATATTTTCTATCTGTAGTTTCTCCTGGTTCTAAAAACATATTTTTTAATTTTAATAGTCTGTCGCCAACACAGTAACCTCCCACATGGTGTTAACTGCTGCTGCATGATGCATTGAAAATAATATTGTGTCACCTCCCGGTAGTCGTATATTCATCGGGATATCTATTGGAACTGTTCCCGTTGTTGTCTGATCTGTGGTCTGCGAGGGTAAAGCCACCTCCTGCCAAAGTCTTGTATTGGCGTTAGTTGTTGAACCAGACGTCTGGGTAGACAAATAAATCCTACCTACAGTCGCCGTGGTGGCAGTTGCCGCCGTTGTGCCGACTGGATGCAATCTAATTCTATCTATATAAGCTCCATCGGTACCCGCTGTGTAAGCAAGCAAAATATCTGTACCTATTGTACCTGTTCCATCGTTCTTGGTGTTTGCAGTTGTACCCGATACCCACGTACATCCACCCCGCTTAGGTGTTTTTCCAAATAAAGCTGTATTTGCCATTATATATATCCTCCTATTGAAATTAAATAATGAGATTGAAATTCCATTCTTCCTAGTGTATTGTCATTTGCCCATGCTCCAGCAGACGATCCTATTGACGTACATACAAATTCCCAGTCAGAACCAGGGGGTATCGTAATTATCAAAGATCCTCCATTTGCATTTACTTTGATTAAACCACTACTATCATTGCTTATTTTATATCTATGTCCCAAAAATAGCGTAGTAGCGTCAGGTAAAACTATCGTTTGAGTAGTTGTTCCTGTAAATATTGTATGATATGGGCTTGTAACAGTAAGAGTAGTTGTTCCTGCTGCTGTTGCCACAGATTGCACACCTAAATAAATAGAAGTGAGGTCTATTTGCCGTAACTCTAGTGGATTGCTTACAGTGGTCATGTTCTATAAAATATTTCTATTCTTGTCCCTGTTTTAGGGGCAAAAGCCATCGTTAAAGTAGTCCCAGACAACGTATAATGTGTTCCGCCACCTATCATCAACTGCCCTTCATAATACAACTGTTCAGAAGAAGCAATAGGCGTCGATGCTATAGTAAACGCCGTGTTAGAGCTGTTTATAGTTCCGGACGGTATTTCGTGATCGACAAAAGCCATTGTACAAATTTAATCAATTAAAATTAATATCTATATAAAGCTACCAACGAAGACCCTGTTTTTGGTGCAAACAACATGGTTATATTGGCTCCGGAAATAGTGTAGTCAGATCCGGTAGTCAAAAGAAGTCCATTGTAAAAAAGCCTTTCACTATTTGTAGTGGGCGTATGACTTAATGTAAAAGCTGTATTTGAACTGTCTATGCTGCCACCAGGGACTTCATATGCGAAATTAACCCCGGTTACACTTGTGGAAGGCGTAATGCTTATGCTTACACTTATTGAATTGGTTACTGAGGGGGTGGCACTTGGAGTTACTGAATTCGAACTGGTTACGGAAGGCGTTACAGTTGGGGTGATGCTTGGCGTTACAGAAATGCTTGATGTTACGGATGCCGTTACACTGGCGGTAATTGAAATTGAACTTGTGACCGAAGGCGTGATACTGGAGGTTACGGAAATGCTGGAAGTGACGCTTGCTGTTACACTTGCCGTTAATGAAATACTCGATGTTATAGAAGGGGTAATACTTATTGAATTAGTTACGGAAGGTGTAACGCTGGCTGTGATTGAAATACTCGATGTTACCGATGGTGTTGTTGAGCCAGTAACAGATGGTGTTACTGAAATTGAACTAGTTACCGATGGCGTGATACTGGCTGTTACTGAAATACTTGATGTAACACTTGGTGTAATACTTGAAGTTACTGAAATTGAACTGGTAACTGTCGGCGTTACTGATGCAGTCAAGCTAATCGAACTGGTTACTGAAGGGGTAATACTTATTGAACTGGTGACAGAAGGAGTGACGCTGGCCGTGATCGAAATGCTACTTGTCACTGTTGCCGTAATGCTGATAGAGCTGGTTACAGACGGGGTAATCGTAGGCGTTAAGCTGATTGAACTAGTAACTGATGGTGTAGTGCTTGCGGTAATACTTATTGAATTGGTGACCGATGCCGTGACGCTTGCTGTGGTTGAAGGCGTCACAGAACTTGTGACCGAAATCGAATTTGTTACGGATGGTGTGGCACTAGCTGTAATACTGATCGAACTAGTTACTGATGGCGTGACACTTGAAGAAACAGAGATTGAACTGGTGACTGAAGGCGTAACAGAAATGCTAGATGTAACAGACGCCGTGACACTTGGTGTAACGCTTGACGTTATAGATATGGAACTGGTGACCGATGCAGTTACAGATATGCTTGAAGTGACCGAAGGCGTTGTACTTCCTGTAACGCTAATTGAACTAGTTACTGATGGCGTGATACTCGAAGTTACAGATATGCTTGAAGTGACCGAAGGCGTTGTA